TTAAAGAGCGCAAAGCACAACTTGACGCTCGTGCATAACTTCAATACCAAGATTGGCAGAATTCAATAAATCTGCCCAAGTTTTAATAGTTCTTCCTTGGTTATCCATAATAGAACCATTAAAGTTTAGACCGTTCAAGTTCGCAGAAGAAACTGCAATACCAAGAGCAGCACACCAAATACCTACAACAGGCCAAGCTGCGAGGAAGAAATGGAGTGAACGGGAGTTATTAAAGGACGCATATTGGAAAATAAGACGACCAAAATACCCGTGTGCGGCTACGATATTATATGTTTCCTCCTCTTGACCGAACTTATATCCTTTATTTTGGGATTCAGTTTCGGTAGTTTCACGAACCAGTGAAGAGGTTACGAGGGAACCCCTATTATACCTTATTTTCATAAGGAGTGGACTATATCATCAACCTAAGTTGCATTAGGTTGTCGGGCACTTATTCCTGTTATTAAGGGGACTAAACCCCTCAGGTAGTCTCTGAACCTTTCTCAGATGCATCTGAGACTTGGCTGCTGATTGCCGTATTACTAAACTTTTCACAAGACCAACCATATGCATTTTCTCTCTGTTTTTTTAATAAAGGTGTTACCCTTTTGAAGTTTTGATTGGGAACTATTTTTTGTAGTTCTTCTAAAACTTCTCCACCAGTTTCGCAGTTTATTACACAAACTGTTTCAACTTTATTATGAGAGAAAATATACTTATCAGTAGAAGTAATAGCAACATTTTTGTTTCTATTCTTACCACCAATTTTACCACCAACACTTCTCATTTTCATAGCATACTCAGACTTTACAGAACGAGCAGACATTTCTTTTTGATAATCAGAACTCCAAAAGTTTTTCTTGGATAATTTTAGTGCTTCGTGTGTTTTATAAGCACCTTCAACTCTAAGAAGTCTCCAACCTTCACTATCAAAACCACACATCAAGTTATATGCTGCTAAGTCATAAACTTGACTGTATACATCGTACCTTATTTTATGTGCGAGTATGTGGTCTTCAAAGGATAATAAAATTAGATTTTCTGAGTTATCTGACCCACCATCGTGTTTTGGAACAATATGGTGTTCTTCAAGATATGTATTGGGAGGATATGTTTTTGATTTACATTCCTCAATAAAAGATAAGTACTGGTTAGTCATAAAGTTTATGTTACCAGAGTTATTTATATAAGTCAAGTAACATTTTAGTAACTTAGGGTTCCAGCAATTCACCCGATTTTCACTTACTGATTACTCAGCAAGGGCACAGTTCCCTATGCATAGCACTAAACAGAGAACCACCAAATACACCAGCAACACCTAACATATGAAACGGATTCATAAGAATGTTGTGTTCTGCGGAAAATACAAGCATATAATTAAATGTGCCAGAGATGCCTAGGGGCATTCCATCAGAGAAGGAACCTTGTCCGATTGGATAGATGAGAAATACTGCGGTTGCAGCAGCCGCAGGTGCAGTAAAGGCAACAAAAATCCAAGGACGCATTCCAAGACGATAGGAAAGTTCCCATTCTCTACCAGCATAGCACCACACACCAATAAGGAAGTGAAAAACAATAAACTGGTATGGTCCACCATTATAGAGCCATTCATCAAGGGAAGCAGCATCCCAGATTGCGTAAAAATGCAAACCGATAGCATTAGAAGAAGGAACAACGGCACCAGAAATGATGTTATTTCCCCACATTAAAGACCCAGCAACGGGTTCTCTAATACCATCAATGTCCACACTTGGGGCACCAATAAATGCAATAATAAACATTGTGGTTGCGGCAAGCAATGTTGGAATCATCAGAGTTCCGAACCAACCAACATAAAGACGATTGTTCGTTGAAGTAATCCAGTTACAAAACTGATCCCACGCCGAAGTAGTTGAGCGACGTGTAGCAATTGTAGCAGTCATAATTTTTTACTAAAAAGAAATAAGTAAGGCTAGGGTTTGCCTATTTACGTTATTTCCTTTCTCTACCCTCAAGAGAAAGGTAGTATGAGAGACACTTAACTTCTGATGGTCTCGGTTGCAGAAGAACAAGGTTAAGAACTCTTTTACATTTCTTAACTTGTTGTTGTATTTATCATAGCATTGTCAGGAAATCCTGTCAATAGGTATGATTACTCATGAGTTGATGTTCTCAGTATCAAGAGAACAAACATAATTATAAAATAAGACTGAAGTATATGATAGATAGTCATCTATAATATTCCTGAATCTTATCCAAGACTTGATTTAAATATTTGTGCGCTAATCCCTTTGGATCTGATGTATAACCAATTTGTTCGTTATATAATTCATTCTTTAATCTTTCTACATGACATCTAATTTGTTCTTTTGTGAGTTCGTTTCTAGGCATAAAAAGAAAAAAATCCTCACCCGTATTTAGAGTGAGGATGAGTATGAATGCTTATTTATGTTAGGGACTCAGAACACTCCGGGAATAAGTTGTCCGGTCGTGATATAAGTTCCAACTGCGACTACAAATCCAATCATAGCCAAAATACCATTGAGTCGTTCTGCCTCAGGTGTCCATCCGAATTTCATTTTAATTTTCTCCTTAGTAAGTTTCAGAAAGTTGATTGATAGAATGTGCAAGAAGCACAAAAAATGCAATGCTCGTAACAGTAAAAATTACTTCAGTCATCAGAAGATACCGAAGAAAAAATTACCAGTAAGAGCATAAGAAATGAGACCAGCAATAATGCCACCCATTGCCCAACGTCCGTTCATTTTTTCGGCACGTTCGGCATGAGTTTCAAGTGCATAACGTTCTGCATCAGTTTGAGAGATATACATTTCAGGTTCTTTTGCAAAGACGTTTTGCTGTCCGAACTCATTAGTTGTGATCATTTGGTTTTTACGAAACATTGCAGTATTATATAGGAGGCATAAAAAGTTGTCAAGCCCTATTTTCCTTCAAATCCCGGAGGAAGAGTTCCATAATAAGGATCATAGTCAAAAATGGCATTCCAATCACTGATATTAGTAGAATCTTTTATCCAGAAATTCCAAATACCATCATAGTTACTCTTATGAAAAGTTTCAATGTGATCTCCATGAATTGTAGATCCAAGTTCAATCTTGTACATGAATAAAGGAATTGAAAAAGTATTTCCAGAATTATAGATCAAATCATCGGCAACTGCTCTTGGCTTAACTCCATTATCTAACTTATATTTTTCTTCACGAACATGAAGATTAATTAATTTTTGTGCATGATGACGAGTAATTAAATAACAGGCAGTGGAAAAATCATTTACAAATCTTTTATGAATACGAACATTTACCTGAACCGTATTAATAATTGCAAGTTGAACTACATCATAATCATATGGAACTTTTGAAAAGAATTCTTTCCAAGTAAATTGCCAGTGTTTGATAGTATCCAGATCGCAATCATCTTCCATAATTAAAGCACAAGGAGCATCAGAAGTTTCTAAGAAATACCTGAGTGCTTTTAGATGTGATGTTACACAACCAACTTCACCAGAAGTCATAGCATCTGGATATCTTCCCTTAAGAATATCACCTAGATCATCATTTCTTCCATCATAAGCAGAAATACGAGTGTAATTTTCAATTTCCCAATATTTAAATTGATCTTCCATATATTCTCTTCTTTCAGGTTGCCCATCAAGATTTAAATAATAAATTGGAGGAAATCCTTTTGCTTTATACAGTGCTTTATTTTTGTCCATTATATTATTGTCCAATTTTCGGGAATAAGATCTTGTGTTTCTAAATGTTGATTTCCGGGTCCAAACCATGTAGATGGAGAAATTACCTTATTTGAATTTGCTAACCATGCTCCCCACCAACTAAAAGAACTATTTGCAATAATATGATCACTACATAAAGTCATAAGACAAAGATCAATTGCATTATCTATATTTTCAGAAATCATAAATCTGTCTGAGGAAAATAAATTTTGTGTTTTACACCAGTCTGTATCATCAGAAAAAACAATTACAGTTCTATTTAAATCAAACTGATTAAGTGCCTGTTCATAATATGATAAATCTAGTGTAGTATGATTTCTATCTGTTATATAATCAGTACGTCTAACATGAAGTGAAATTGGAGAATCAATTTCAGAAATCATTTCTTCACATGGATCAAAAATATGAGAATGAAAAGTAAAATCTTTTCTTATATCATTTTCAATATGATTAAAATATTTTTCACTTTGATAGTATCCGTGTAAACTTATATTATCAGGACAATTTTTAACATATTCATCATCATACCGAAATTGTTTTTCTGGATAAAAACTTGTAAATATATGTCCTATATTTTTTAAATTTGATAATTCAAATACATCAAAAAGTTTATTATCTTTCCATTCATCATTAAAATTAGTTTTTGGAATACAGAAATCATAATTATTATATGATGCAATTCCTCTTAATGCTGCATACTGAAACATTTGATTTGCAAGTCTTCCATTTTGTCCCAAATAATCAAATCCAATCATAATAATTAACACTCTAATATTTTAGGTTTATCTGCTGGAGAATGAATCATTCTCGCCGGAGATATAAATTCATCATCCGGTATGTTTCCTGGCTTTGCAAAATATGAAGGAAGTACTCGAAATTTATCAATGTTTTCCATTCTATATCTATTTAAATGACTTTCATCATGAGCAATTGCTCTAATATTATTAGACAAATCTGATTTTATTCTTGTGTCCAATTCATCTACTAGTTCAAAAACATCGGGAATTTTTCCTCCCCATACACATCCCTGTAGATATACTTCATCCAATTGCATTTCTTCTGATACACAGGCAGAAGATACTAAATTTCTCTCAAAGGGAAGATCTCCGTCAAATTTTTTAAAATAAGGTGATCTTGTGGGATGCTGAATACCAAAAAATGATTTAGAATCATCAAAAAATTCTTGATAAGATATCAGTTTGGGGCAACAATACATATCAGCATCCAAGTAAACCATCCAATCATAATATGACAATTGAGATTTAATTCTTTTGATTTGATTAAATCTACCAAGTCCACCAATACTTTGATGCATTAGATAATCCCAATTTTCTGGAGAATATCCTGTACTTGGAAAATCAAATGTATCTTTTGAAGATACTAAATGAACATTACTATAAGAAAATTCAGATAATTCTCCATCAGTAAAAACATAAAAATCCTTCCAACACTCTGGAACAAAATATTCCATAAATGTCCTATAATATCTGGGAAAAAAATTAATATATTTACCAGTACCTATGAAAATTATTGCAATTTTTTTGTTCATCTATTATAAGTATTAATTAGTTTTTTTACCGAAGGAATAAAATAATTTTGTATGATGGTTTCCCAATTAAAAACTTTAGAATATTCGTAGATTTCATTCCTATTTTTTATGGAATATTCTCTATTTTTATTAACAATATTTTTAATATATTCAATATCATAAATTTTATCTTCGGGTATTACATCAATAAATTGTTTGGATAAATCCAAATTTGCCGTAGAATATTCACTAATCACCAATCCTAATCCAGAAGCAAGAGCTTCCATACACACCAATGGATGTGCCTCACCATCACTCAGTAAAACCAGATTTCCGTACTCAGTTAATTTATCATACAATTGAGGTTTTGTAAACTCTCCAAGATAATTTTTATTTACATCAAATCTTGAATCTGCAACATTTCCGGCATACCAAAGATTATCTATAGATTGAAACAAATGTTGACGTTTTCGGTAATCAATTTTTGCCAAATAAATTGATTGGTCATAGTGAAGTGGATTATCTACTTTTCTAAAAGCATCAATATTAACTCCGTTTGGAGTTAAGTATAAATTATCCGAAGATATTCCGCAAACATTTTTATATACATTTTTTATGGTTTCGGATAAACAAAATATATTTGGTTTATATTGTGCAAACACATTAAAAATATTTTGATATCCACCCATTTTTTCAAATTGATCAATGTATGCATAATGAGTGGTACATGCGCATGGATATTGAATATAAGGATATAAAACAATCCAATCATCATAATTAATATGAACAAAATCTGGATTAAATTGATTGATTTTATTAATAATTTGATTTGGATCTGAAATGTTTATGATTTGAACATCATGATTTAATTTTTCTAAAAAAATCTTATAGTCCCAAATTAAACTTTCAACCGCACCCCAACCTTTGGGTGGAATAGGAAGTGCTGGACCAATAATACTAATTTTCATATTATAGATTTAAGTTTAGGTATATATTCAAATTCTAAAATATTTGAAACATCAAAAGTGCTGATACCATAGTCTCGGATCTTTTTTCTGTTCTCTTTAGAATATTTTTTATTTTTTTCAAATATAGTTTTGATATATTCAATATCTTCTATTTTATCCTCAGGTATTACATCAATAAATTCTAAAGTAGTATCTAATTCAACAGATACTTGTTCAGAAACTACAACTCCCAATCCACAGATAAGTGCTTCCTTAACTGCTAAGGGTGTTGTATTTTCAACAGAACTTAATAATGTAAAGTTAGAATATTTGGTTATTTCTTTATTCAATTTTTCTCTTGGCATTTCACCAAGATAATTTGTAGTGTTTCTGAATCTACCATATTCCATTCTACCAATAAAATCAACATCTTCCAAATTCTCAATAAGATATTGTCTTTTTCTATCACAAATTTGAGAAAAAGCTAGAGTGCGATCATATGTTGCATTTTCATCAAATTCATATGATTTTGAAAAAACTCCCAGTCTACTCAACCAACAACGATAAGGATTAGCACCAAGATTGACAAAGGTATCAATATCTTTTTGACTAGAACAAAATATATGAAATCTTTGATTATCACTATAAGTTTTTGCTGTTGGAGCATAATTATCATTTGCCCACATTTCAGAATGATTGATATAAGGATAGTGACTGGATACAATTAATTTACCAGTTATTGTTTCTAATATTCTAGGAATAATGTCATGAAAAACATCATAGTGCAAATGCACAATATCAAATTTTTCTTGAGACAATTCATATATGATTTCATTTCTATCTGGAGTATTGATAATTACTCCTGTATGTCCAAGTTCTCCAAGAACTGTGGCATAATCCCAAATTAACATTTCTACTGCGCCCCATCCAGTAGGAGGAATAGGCATAATGCCGGGACCAACAAATGCAATATTCATAGTTAAATTCTAGATCTTTCGTATCTTGTCGAGACATATGATTCTTCATTGTCTCCCAAGGTTTTATGATATTTTAATCCATTAATGTAGGCATTGTATCCAAGAATAACTTCAGTATTGAATTCTATACCATTACTATAATGTTCTGGTATATTATCAAATACCGTGGAATATAAATCCATATTTTCACTATTAGATAATGCAATGTGATCATTGATTGCATATTCAGTATGTTTGCAATCGTTTTTTACATTCAAATAATTTAAATCAAAGTCATTAACATTATACACTTTTGTGAATAAGTAGTCAAATCTACATCTAATTACACAATCATATTTAAAGTTATTCTCAATTTCATATTGCTTTTTCAATTCATTGCTTTTCTTAATTGAATAAAAAAATGATTGAATATTCTGAGATGGATTTGGAATGTTGTTGCTACGAATTGGCCAATGAACAGAATCTGAATAATAATTTGAAAAAATTATTTGATTTTCGAATTCATATTTTACAGGATTTAATTTATTCAAAACATAATCGTTAATATCGTTAGTATACACATCTGATGGAGTGTCTATTCTATATGGACCTTCTTTATTTGGAATCCAAGAATGAAAAAAGAAATCTAATTCCTGATGTGTTCCCCAAGATTTTTTAATATTATCCAGAGTATTTCTAACATCTCGTGGTTGTCCGGCAAAACAAAATGCTACTTTCATGATTAAGATCCTTCTAGAATTTTCAAAATACTTGTAACTCTATTGATATAAGTATGATTTTCTTTCACATAATTAAATGACTTTTTAATAAAATCAAAATCATTTCTTTTTTCCATGGCATCATAAAATAATTGACTTACTGAAGGATTATATACACAATGTCCCTCCATTTCATTATATATTTCATCAGAATTAGTAGTACTTAACAGACCATAACTAGCATTTTTGAAAACTCTACACGGAATATAACCAGTTTTTATATTGTCTTGTCCACGTAAATCTAATCCAAACAAAGATTTTTTATAGCATGAAATATAATCGTCACTAGATATTTGATCCGGACCAAATGAATATGGATTCACCAAAAAATTTACTTGATTTTTTTTACAAACTTCTCCAAATTCATTAATCTCTGGAATATTTGTATAGTGATCATAATAAATTGTGCCTAAAAATACTATTAGATTTTCTCTTTCCAGAAAAATATCATCTTCATTCATTTGATCTGGTAATAAATCTGTTGCCCAACTGATATAAATTTTATCAAAATCTTCAATATCATAATCCACAAATTGATTTTTTAAGTGAATGATTTTATTCGTAGATTCTTGATAATAACAGCATGGTCCTAATTTAATATCATCACTCTTATTTCTATCAAAATTATAATTAGGATTACGCATATATTTTTGATTATATCTCAGATCAATAAATTTTCCAACTTTTCCAATATATTTTGATGGATCATATGCACAATGTACATAATAGATGGAATTCTTATTGAGTGGTATTTTATTACTATCCCAAGCTTCTACAATAAAAATACAATTAGAATAATCTAAAGATGGGTCATAATCTTCATCAGAAAACCAATAAGTATCAAAACCCAAAGCCTTAAATCCATTATAAAATCCTTTCCAAACATATCCTACAGTATTTTTAAAAATACCTTGGGAATTTGGTTTAAATCCCCAAATAATAACTTTATATTTTTTTTTTAAAGTTTCCAAATAATTCATAATTATTTTTTAGTTGCAAATCCAATTCCATAATCTTCGGGACAAGCATTTACAACTACATCCCAAATATCAGTATTTAAATTTCTCACAAATAGATATGGACCAGTATGATGACTTGTATCATGAAATCCGACAATTCCACCATCATTTAAAAGACGAGAATATTCCCAATCAAGAAGTACTTGATTTACACTATGATCGCCGTCAATAAAAATAAAATCAAATTTATCTATACCCATGGTTTTGAAAATTTCTACATTTTCTTCATAGTTTGAACTACTACCTTGAATTGTATAAATGTTATCTCCACAATCAACTAACCAACTACGGTCTTCTATGTCAATTCCGACATACTTAGTTTCATCTTTTTTATTTGAGAAAAACACATGAGCAAAAGAATCTACGCCATTACGACCAATACCAATTTCTAAAATTGCTTTGGCATTATCTCTAACTTTAAGAAATTGTTCTAATAGTGCTGATTTATTACATTCGGTACATTCTTTTCCATTATATGGATTATATACTCCAGGGTCATTAGGTATTCCTGGCCAAATATGTAAAAAGTGATTTATACCGGCTTCAGTATAATCATGTTCCGTATTACTTCTAATATCTTTAGTAAGATCAGTTTCCCATTTCATTTGTTTAATTCCTCCAATTGTTTTTTATAAAAATTACAGACATCGGTGCAAATACCCATTGTATTTAATATTCTATCATAAGACTCTCCATACTTATCATAATAATTGATGGTTTCTGGAAGAACTACAATAGATTTTTTAAATGGGAATTGACCAACTAAAACCCATCCAATTCCTTTGCTTGTTAATGTGTATCTATCATTTTCGTGCCAAAAGTAATGAAAATCAACAGGACTGCTAGAAATGACATCTAAAGATTCTAAATCTTTACAATGAATCCAAAGTTTATCCTTTCTTTTGACTAACCAAGTCATAGGAATATGATATTGTGGATCATCGTGCCCCAAATAAAACTGATGATCCTTATGTCTCAAATCAATTTCAACATCAAATCCTGCTTCAATTGCTTCATCAATATAGTCTGGACTATTTTCTCTTAATGGATTTGGTCCATCAAGATTTCCTCTATGTGCAATAATTTTCATAATCAAAAATCCAATACCCATTCTGGAAGAGAACCTCCACCAGTTTCATAACCCCATTTATCAATAGCAGCACGAAACTCAGGTCCGGGAGTTTTATCAATTGACTGCCTCATAGCCAAAGCACCAGATAGAGTGCCTCCAGGATGCCCGTGAATGGCACCACCACAATTAGCAAGGAAATCAGTACCAAACTTCTCTGCGGTCGTATTCACAATGCCTGGATGCATTCCACAACTTAATGCTGGAAGAACATTTCTCTTATGAAGTGTTGCCATCGTTTGACGAAGTTCATTCTCATCATCACTTAAATAACCACCCCACATTCCTGCGTGAATGGTATCAACTCCACAAAGACCAGCAAGATCACAAAGAACATCCCAATCTATTCCAAATGCGTGTCTCTTGTCTGTAAGGATCTTATCACCACTCTTTTGATAGTGAATAAACAGAGGAAGATCCATCTTTCTCACAGAGTTATAAACTCCCAGACCAGACCAGAAGTTGATATGAATACCATTCCCACCATTATCAGCAACAAACTTGGCACGATTAAGAATGGTATGATGATCTCCGTTAATACAGAAGGTATAAATTACATTTCTTCCACAATTATTCACAATATTTGAAATCAGTTCTACACGATCTTCAAGACGGCAGAATGAAGGATTAGAAAGAATTTCATCTTCTTTAATGAAATCTACACCACCATCCAGAAGTTCTTTCACCATCTCAGAAAGAGTTTGTGGTGAAATACCTGTCTTGGGTTTTACAATCGCACCAGAGAGTGGTTTATCATAACGATTGACAAACTTACGAATGCCATCAATTCCATTCTTGGGACCAAGGAATTGTGCCTCTACATCAGCAGGAAATTCCAGTTTTTGAAGACGACAAACCTTGAATACATCAATATCCAGTTGACCTCCCATCAACTGACAGAGAAGATGTGAAATACCATCACCTTCCCAGTCAGTATTGACTTTGGGAAAACCAATCTTTACCTCACCAACATATTTCTCTGAAAGTTCTTGTTCATCATCATAAATGACACAAGATGCAAGTTCAAAGAGTTCATCACTCTCCCAACGATTACGAACTTTTGGATTGCCTACACTTTGCCCAATCGCAAGGTTCCAAGCAGCATCTCTCAGTGTTCCAATTTCAGAGTATGCTTCAATGTAATATGTTGCGACTACGCAACGATCTCTTTCATATTCAGTTAATTCTCTAAAAAATTTCATTGTTCAACCTCAAATTTATCAGATGGAATGGACGGAACTTTAACAACAACTAATGTACAATCTTCAAGAAAAATTGGATCTGCAATCTCTCCTTTCTGGAATACAAATACATCTCCACTATTTAACTCTTTTTCCTGAACGGTCATTTTTCCAGAAATAAGAACATTATATTCTATACTTTCTTTATGATAATGCGGTGCCCAATGTTCTCCTTTTTTATGAGTTAATACACCAACTTCAAAATCTTTTGTTTTCAAAAGAGATGGTTCAAAGTTTCCAATAAACCAACCTCTCACATAATCAGTAATTTTTGTTATGTTCATATTTTTTTAAAAATGAATTTAAATCATCAGGAACTCCAACTGGATTGTGTTGATAATTTGGAATATGATGTATTCCAACTTTAAGACCAGATTTAATCATATAATTATATGTTGGACCAACATAAAACTCACCATTAGGTGCTCTATCATTATATTCTATCATATTTTCAGTACTTTGTACAAAATACTTTCCCTTTCTCCAATAATGAATACCATTTAAAGATATATCACTAATCACTTCTTTTTCTTTGATTTCTTGAACAAACCCATTTATGTCAATTCTAGCATAACTATTTTTGGGGGTTGTTGTGCTGTAAGTCACAATTAAACCATCATACTTATAATATCTTGCAGTTGTTAAAAACAATTCAGCATCCCACCACATAATTTGATCACAATTTGCAATTACCAATTCTTCTTCATTATTAATAAAATCTTTGAATAGAAGACAACTTGATGCTGGACCCTCAGTTGTTTGATCAACACTGATAATTTTTACGTTTGGAAAAATAGAGTGCAATAATGTACAGACCTGATCATAATAACTATCTTTACGAATTACAAAATGATAAGTTCCAACCAATCCCAAGGATTCAATTGCTCTCTGAATCATTGGAACCCCATTTATATTGATTAACGGTTTTGGAACTTTATAGGTATCTTTAGGAAATCTAGTTCCTTCACCCGCCATTGGTATAAGAATATTCATTAAAATCTAGGTAAAGTAATATGAATTTGATGATCCTGCTTATCTATTCCAAAAAAATCAATCATTTTTCTATGAATTAATTCGGGACAAAATGCTCCATCATTACTTTCAATACATTCTGTAAGGGGGAAATCATATACTGAAAAAGCACTCATAAAAACATCCATAACTTTAGATCCTCCGAAATCAAACCAATCACAAATCATTCCATCCGGTTGATTATTAATTCCAGTATAATTAATCACATTTGGATTATATTTTTCAAATTGAATTTTAGTATGAACAATTGAATCTGTTCTGCACTTAACTACCCAATCATATTTAAATCCATTTTTATATTCATATTGTTTTTTAAGAATATTAACTTGATTTAGACTATAAAAATATGATATTTGATTACTGATTATAAAATTATAAAATTCTTCAGTCTGTTCTCCCCACCCACAGTATCTTGTCCAAGATTTTGAATAATCAATTTTAGGATCTTTGAATTTCATACTCGGTTCCACTTTATGTGAAACCGGTTTATATATATCATTTATTTGATTAACAGCATCTGGAGATATTCTCTGAGAAGGCCAATTATTCTCAATCTTATATGGTTTACTTAAAAGTTCTTCATCAAACCAAGTATGAGCAAATACATCTACATCATATCCATTACACACATTTTGAAGTATTGATGAAGAACATTCGGAAACAAATCTAGGTTGTCCGGATAAACATAATGCTATTTTCATATTAGATTATTATGAGTTTTAAATTTATTCATTGCAGATTCAATAACTACATGCATATCCATATACTTATATTCTGATAATCTACCACCAAATATAAAATTTGTCAATACTTTAGACTTTTCTTTATATTTTTTGTATACTTTTTGGTTGATATCATCATTAATAGGATAATAAGGTATCAATCCCTGCCTGTAAGTTTTTGGATATTCTTCAGTGATTACAGTTTTTAATGAATTAGAATTCTCAAAATGTTTATGTTCAACAATTCTAGTATATGGAATCTCCTTTTCTGGACAACTAATCACTGCAGTTCCCTGATAATTATCAGTGTCTAAAATTTTGTGTAAAAATTCCAACGAACGATATTCTAATTCACCATACTCATAATTAAAAAATTGGTCAATACATCCAGTATATACAATTTTATTGGCAATATTATCAAAATAATTTAGATCGGAAAAATAATCAATGTTTAATCTAACTTCTATACCATCAAGCATTTTTTCAAACATTTGAGTATATCCACCAATAGGAATTCCCTGATACTTATCATTAAAATAGTTATTGTCAAAAGTAAACCTAAGGGGAAGTCTTTTTATAATAAAAGAGGGAAGATCTTTAGGATCTTTACCCCACTGCTTAATTGTATATTCTTTTATTAAAGTTTCATAGATATCCTTTCCAACAAGAGATAATGATTGTTCTTCTAAATTTTTAGGAATTCCTTTAAACTTTTGACTTTCTATTACTTTTTTAGCTTCATTTGGAGTAATAGTATTCCACATTTCATAAAAAGTATTCATATTAAAAGGAAGAGAATACAATTTTCCTTTATAATAGGATTTTGGTGATAGGATAAAATTATTAAATTCAGAAAATCTATTTACAAAATCCCACACTAATTTGTTACTAGTATGAAAAATGTGGGGACCATAAGTATGAACATTAATCCCTTCAATTTTTTCAGAATAACAATTTCCTGCAATATGGTTTCTCTTGTCTATTATTAAGCAAGATTTTCCAAAATCAGTAGCAAGTCTTGCAAAGGTTACTCCAAATAAACCACAACCAACGATTAAATAATCGTATTTTTTTTTAATGCTCATAATTAATTATAATGTTCTTTAAATGCATGAACCACGCAATATTGATCACTATTCCAATTTGGATTTTTTGTAAGATCACAAATTTGTTCCCATACTGAATATTTTTTATCACAAATTAAATGTAGCATCATAATTTCAATATCACAATAAAAAATACTTTCAAAACCAGGATGTATTTCTTTACATGCCTTTTGAATTTCTTCATAATCTTCATTAATATATCTTTCAATAATATCAAATTTATTGAGAAAGATATCTGAAGATAGTATTGCTCCACCGGCAGTAGTGTAATAATCAAAATTTGGATTCACGTTATATTTTTTACATATCTCTTGAAATTTCTCAATCCCAAATCTATGCACCAAATTATTTCCAATGTCGTCCCATCCACAAAAATCTACACCATCTGGAATTTTTATTTTACCTTTAATCAATACATCATCCTCCATATACATTACATATGGTTTATCTGGATACATTTCACAAGATTTTTTAATTCTGTCAAAGAAATTAAAAATTTGTCTTTTTCCATCATACATAAACAATCCAACACGATAGTCGGAAAAAATATAATCAATATTATACTTTTCAACCAAATGAGAATAATCATCTCCATTATCGGACCATAAAACATATGGGACGTTAGGATGAAATTTTCTAAAAGATTTTATAACAAATTCAGTGGATTTTGAATTTTTATAAGCTTGATGAAAAACAACGAAATTCATACTTCTATCTCCAAAAGGTTTTTATATTTTTCCATGATATCTGTAGTATTTAAATAATCTCTTTGAGGCCAAAAAGCATAATGAACAACTCTAGTGTTTCCTACTATAGAATTTTTTAAACCAAATTTACATGGATAAAAAGTTGCTAACCAAGGTTCATCGCCAACTGATTTTACATCACCATTAAATTTTGCAAAATCTTCTCCTGCCCACATAACAAAATTAATACATACCGTTTCATAATTATCAAGTACAATATTACCAATATCTAAACTAGATAATTCATCCTCAATAATTTTTTTATAAAATTCATTTAGTAAATTATATGCCAGATGTGAATCAAAACAATATAACTTACTTATAACTCGATCTTCTGGTATAAAATCTTCTAATTTAGGTTCATATAAATTATCACTCATTATAGAAGATGATGATTTAATTAATTCTTTAGATTTTTCAAAATCATATTTCCAAGTATAAGTACACACTGAGCATTCTGGTACATCAATTACACCATTTATTCTAAGAAAATGAGTAGACCAAGGATTATTGATTATAATTGGAAATGTAAGAAAGGTTTCGGCATTATCTATTTTATATTGTGCTAATTTTTCAAAAGTTCCATCTTCAATAAAAATAACATCATCGTCTATCTTAAAATAAAAAGTATCTGATTCTGTGCAATAATTATAAAATCTTTTTACATTATGAGATTTTCCCATTTGATCCGGATCTAATTTGTCACATCCATATTTTAAATGAACAAAATCTGGATACTGATTTGCAAAACTATTAATATATTCCAAATCTTCTTGATTTATAGTATTAACCCACAAATGAAATTCATCTAAAACATGTTTATTATTTAATATATGTTTGAACAAGCACTTCATTGAGGACTTTCTTCCTACAGGAGAACATGCAACTAATTTTTTTCCTTTATACATAATTGTAATATTTAAACTTTATTTTTTAAAAGAAAACGTGGCGATATGTAAACCAACCGAACTTTGATAAATTGGTTTGTATTCAGATCTTTCATATTCTTTTTTATATGGACTAGTCAATTTTAAACCAGATGATTCAACAATACTGATTAAATCTTCAGGTGGAATAAATCCTCCAGGTTGAGATGCCGGATAAACCAAAGAAACATCGGTAGAAGTAAAAAATTTTCCTCCTGGTTTTAATATTCTATAAATTTGATCAGATACTTCTTTTAATCCAATATTTTTAAACTTATTATTACTACTTGTATTAAATTCATGTACGGCACAAAGGTCTGTAACTACATCAATACTTTCATCTTCAATCTCTTTAATAACAAATAAAGCATCACCTATAATGGTTTTAATTAAACTTTTAGGACATAAATTTTCAGACTCTGCGATATCAATACCAGTAACATCATTTCCTAAACTAGCAATTATATAAGGAACAACACCTGTCCCTGTTCCCAACTCAATAACTTTTAAATTGTTTTTATTTAATGCTTTAAATTCTTCCAGAACAGACATCCATTTAACAAATGCTTCTGGAATATTCCATAAATCTTTGTGTCTAAATCCCCTTTCAGAATATTTTTCTTTTTCTATTATTTTAGAAAATTCCGAAATATCATCTTCAACTAAAAGTCTATTATACATAATTTTTACTTGGAACTATCATAATACGTATTCATACAAAACCATTTGTAAGTTTTATTAAGTCCCTGTAATAAAGTATGCTTTGGTTTCCATCCAAGTTCAAAAATTTTAGAAGAATCTAAAGGTCTATTTGGAGTTCCATTTGGTCTTGATGTATCCCATTCAATTTCTCCACTATAACCAACAATAGAAGCAACTGTACTTGCAAGTTCTCTAATACTTATGTTACATCCAGAACCAACATTTATTAATTCAGCATTTTCATAATGATCCATAGCAAATAAACAGGCATCTGCAAGATCTTCAGAAAACAGAAATTCTCTAAGTGGGGTTCCATCTCCCCAGAATACAACTTTTTTACCATTAGATTTGTTAAATTTAGTTATCATAGATGGAATTACATGTCCGTTTTCTGGATGAAAGTTGTCTCCCGGACCATATATGTTAGATGGCATCAGTGATATACTCTTAAATCCATATTGTTTATGATATGCCTGAAGCATTTTAATTCCTGAAATTTTTGCAACTGCATAGGCATCGTTTGTTGGTTCAAGATATCCAGTCATAAGAGATTCTTCTTTTACTGGAGTTTCTGCATACTTAGGATAAATGCAAACAGATCCAATAAACAAAAACTTTTCTACTCCATATTTCCAAGCAAAATGTATTAAATTAGATTGAATTTGAATATTTTCGTAAACAAATTCTGCAGAATATTGATTATTGGCATGAATTCCACCAACACGAGCAGCAGCATCAAATACATACTCTGGACTCTCTTGCCTGAAGAATTCTTCTACTTGAGATTGATTAAGTAAATCAACCTCTTGTCTGGTAGCAGTAATGATATTAGTGTAACCTTCACTTTTAAGTAACTTTACTATAGCAGATCCGACAAGTCCTTTGTGTCCTGCAACAAAAATTTTAGAATTTTTTTCCATAATTATACAGTTATAATTTCAGCGGTTGGTAGTGGAAATAGTAATTTTTTACCTTTCATTTTGTTATTGTTTATAAAAAATTTTTTAAAGTGCCATGGAAAAATAACAAAAACATCATAATCTTCAATTACAGAATCTTCACTTTTAATTGGTATCCAAGTTCCTGGAGTAAATGATCCAGCTTTATCGGGATTTACATCGCCAATAACTTCAATATCATTAGTAGTTATTTTCCAAGTTTGTAGAGTGACATTGCCCTTAGTACTGGCACCTAAGGCGGCAATTTTTAATCCAGATTTTTTACAATCATCAATAAGTTTAAAGAAATTATCTTTACACTCATTAATTTTAACTTCAAATTTTTTCCAAGGATCAATAGTATTAAGACCTAAATTAAGTTCATCTTGAATAAGTTCATTTAATTTATCAGTACATTCATTATAGATACTATTTTTATTTGAAATAATTAACGAAATACTTCCACCATTAACATCATTAAATTCAAAATCTATAATTTTAAATCCAGATTGATCCATAATATACTTTAATTGTCTTATGCCATAGTAAGATAGATGTTCATGACATACCGTATCAAAAGAATTTACTCTCAACATCTCGGGCATATAACTTTGTTCAATTACCCAAATTCCTTCGGTTGGATCTAGAATTTGATTAATTTCTTTGGCAAATTGACAAGGATCTTCTAAATCATAAAACATTGAAAATGTAGTCACTAACTTAGCAGATTGATTTCCAAATTTTTTACGGTATATTTCTTCACTAAAAAAATCAGCAACATAGTCTACATGACTTTTAAAATATTTTGAAAACTTACCAGAAGTTGGATCAATACTTAATAACTTTAAGTTTGTTGGAAAAAATCCAAGAAAAGTTCCGTCATTTCCTGCAATATCAATTACAATGTCTTCATCATTAAAATTTAAAAAATTTGAAATTTTTTCATATTTTGACTGCAAATGTTTGACCATACTAGAATTCAATCCTGAACGATATCCATAATCTTCACTATACAAAATAGAAAGATCAAACGTACATTCTAGTTGAACGTGTCCACATCCACCATTAGTTTCATCACATTTCACTAAATTTAATGGACCTTTATGAGTTTCGTCAGCATCTATAGTTTTAGGAAAAATTCCAGAAATATATTGATTACCTAAATCTAAAACAGATTCTAAGTGATCATTACCACAAATTCTGCATTTTTTTATTTTAGTATACATTTTATTATTCATTAATCAATAACCTCATGTAAAATAATCTTACCACTGATTGTTTCCAAAATATTTATTTTCTTTATATAGGTGAATTATTTTTCGGTCAAAATCACAGTATTGCTCAAATAATTCTGGAAAAGCAAACGAGGGTTCCAAAGTATGAACATCATCTTTATGAGTTAAAAACCATTTGTTTAAATAACTTTCTTCATAAAATTTAGATTCAATATTTCTAGATAAATCATCTTTAATCCACAAATCAATTTGTTTCATCATATCAAAAATTTCTGGAATTTTTCCTCCCCATAAACATCCCTGATAATAAACAGAAAGATCTAAAGTATCATCAATACATGCTATTGACTGTGAATTAGTTTCAAATGATCCAGGATATTCATTATGTGGTGGAAACTTTAAATAATCACAGGGATGATGAACACCAATATATTTTTTAGTATTATCAAAAAACTCATCATATTCAATTTTTTGATTAACTATCATATCAGCATCAATGGATACCATCCAATCATATTCAAAAAGAGTATTTTTTAATTTTAAAATTTCTTCAAACGTTTTATTAAAAGTATTAGGAAATCCATAATTGGGAATATCTATTTTAATTATATTATCAGGTGAATCTATTAGTTCTCCATCAGTAAAAATAAAATATTTTTTTTCAATGTTTGTCAAAAAGTTATCTTCTATTGATTCATACCATTTAGGTAAAAAATCAAGATAATTTCCTGTTCCCCAAAAAGTTATGGCAATTTTCATTTTAATAAAAACTCCGGTTTCCAGTCAAAATAATTTCTAACTTTACTATTTTCTACATGTAAATAAGATTTTTCACTTTTTTTACTAAACTTCATTAATAAACAACCATTGGAAGATATTTTATCAATAACATCTTTAATTGTTAAACTTTGAGATCCTACTAAATATACTTCATGATTATTGGGTGATTTTTTATGAATTACTTTTATGATTAAATTAATTAAGTCATCAACATGTATTATATCAATTCTAGTATCTAAATTTGCATATATTTCAGTAATATTATCAGTGTCCAGATTTTTGATTAATTTATCAACTAAACCATTTACTCTATTTTCACCTAGGTTTGTGCCACCCCAAACATTGGAAACTCTCAAAATTACACTACTACATTTATTACTTTTAAGTATATTTTCAACTTGTAATTTACAATCTCCGTATAATGTATTAGAGATTGGTAGAAAATCTTCTGATACTGTTCTTTCATGTGATCCATGCAAACCTCCGGCAGAAGAAAGAAATATTATTCTGCCATTTGGATTTTTATCATAATAGTAATTAAATAATTTATTACTATTAATTACATCACTTTTTACTACTTTATCCAAATCATCATATCCATTTCTAGTTGTAGATGACCAAGCAAAATGCAATAAACATGAGTTTTCATGTTTTTCAAATATATCTTTTACTTCATCTCTATAAGAAATTTTTGTTACAGGTCCATCATAAGTATCAATAAACCTAGATCCTATCATTCCATTACATCCAGTTACATACAGCACTACTAATACACCATTATAAACTCATATTTTATTATAGCAAAAATATAAGATTTTTGCAAGATTATGGAACATCTAATTTTTCATATTAAAAAAGGTAGGTTAATATAAACCCACCTTTATATTTTCATACTCGCCACCAATTTTTTTATCTGGAAATTGGAAACCAGGCGGGAGTGTTACCTCCATCCGCACCAGTCGGCATATTTAATGTCCATCCGACGAGGACACATTGGGTCTTTGACTCCACCACCTAGTTTGAACTAACTAGGAAAAGTTGTACAACTTTTGATATCTCAGAAATACCGAAAAATGCACATAAGAATAATACATCCCAAAGTTTAAGTTTAATAGCAAAAGGTACTGTAAGTAATCCTCCGATACATTTTATCACCAATCCAAATTTAAAATCTCCCCATAACATAGTTTGATAACCAACAATTAAAAAAATATTTCCAAGATATCTAAGTATACTTGCTTTAGACATTGAGGAGTTACTCACGACCGGTGGTTTTAAAATCTATACATTACTATTTACACATGATTAATGTCTTAAAAGATTAATCTTTATGCAACCTCTATAGTTTGCAAATCGTTATAAACATATTCCATAAGAATTTCATAATCATCCATAATATCTCCTGAAAATACTACACCCTCGTTTTCATAATAACGACGAACTTTTTTATAAAGTTTTGGATTTTTTACATCAAGAAAAAAATCTCCATTTGCAGCAGATTTGAGAGTTTGAATCTCTTTCTTAAATTTGGTTGTAAGCGTCATTGCTCTTATGTGTTTACTCAATAAGTATAGGACAAAATGAAATTAAAGTCAAGATGGACAGTTGTAGAACTGTCCACGAATTATAGTTTATCTCCAAGATATTTTGAAAGTGGATCTTTTTTTGTTTTAACAATCTCACATGCTCTAATATAAAACATATTATTAGTATTTCCAGATTTTTCAAATGTTTCTTTAATCTTTACCCAATTATTGTAGGTGTGTTGATCCATTTTTTAATGTATCAATAGGATACTAATACTTATAATAATTTGAATTTTTAAATTTTAAAGATGTATTAATTGTAACAAATATTTTCAACGAATTTCAAAGTCTAATTTACGAACTTTTCTTTTCTTTCTTTCTTCTTGCCATGCAAGATCTTCATATGTAAGAACACCGGATTTTTTAGTTTCTTTGTTTGTTTCTATTATAATTACATTAGATAGATCAAGTGCAGAAATATTTTCTCCTCTAATTGTAGTCATGTTTGAGCATCCACAACATTTTGTTTTTGTTGGATGACTTATTAATTCTTTATTACAATTTTTACATCTTATAGTTAGCATTTTAAACTCCTTATTCTAAAAATGATCTTAACATCCAGTGGAATTTACCATGAGTTTCCATTAAAGTTTGAACTAAATTTGAAGTTGCAAATTGTCTTTCTTTATCTGCTTCTTCAGAAATATCGGCAAAAATATCAACAATTTTTTTATTATCATCTCTAAGTTGCTTTATCATTTCTTTTGCATCAACATCTTGAGCACTATTAGATGCTTGATCAATTTGAGTTACTTCAGTAATTCTCGTAAGAGTACTGACTGGTTTCATACCCAAATATCTCATATGTTCGGTAAGAGTATCAATCTCTTCAAACATTGTTTCATATTGACCACCAAACATAGTATGAAGTTGTTGAAAATCTGGTCCAACTACATCCCAGTGATAAATCCATGTTTTTTGAAAAAGAACAAAAAGTGATGCCTGGGCATCACTTAATAGTTTAAAAAGTTTTTCCATTACACAATACCTTTTAGGTATTTATATAAAAACCACCCCATAAAGGGGTGGTTCAACTCAATTTATGAGTAGGTTATCAGAACTTGATACCGATACCAGTCGTGAATACTGGACTATAAGAACCTCTAGTAACTCCATAGCTATTAGCAGCATTGGTAGTGGGGAACTTAACATCAGCAAAACCAACCAGAGAATTGGTAATGCGTCCTTCAACGCCCAGAGCAAAAACAACTTGACCTTGTGATCCAATAGCAGACTGATAATTGGAAGTCGTATTGTTCACAAAAGGAACCTGATAACCAATACCACCATAGACATTTGCACGACTTACTTTAGTTCCATCAGCAAGAACCTTACGTGAGATGGAATAGTCATAGGTAGCAAGGGCACCACCAGCAGCACCAATCTGACCAGCAGGACTACCGACAAAGTTAGCATAAGGACGAACTGAAACTTCATTGCCCCAAACAGTAGCAAAAGGAATACGTGCCTGAATGGTGGCACCAGAAACAGTGCGATTTGCACTATATCCATTACCGGCAACACCCTGCTTGTCCAACAGAACGCCAACACCAACATATTCACCAACTCCTTGTGCCTTACGAGCGGAAGCAACTTCCAGAGTCGTTACACGAGCATTAGTAGCAGCAAGTTCCTTAGAGAACTCAGCACGAAGAGCAGCAGCAGTGCGGGCATCTTCGGCACTAGAGAACTCAGAAATGCGGTCCAGGCAAGCACTTGTTAGAGCAGCCATTTCGGCACGAGTAGCAGACTGAGCAGGCTTCAGAGTGCCATTAGGATATCCAGCAAGGCAACCATAACGAGCATTCAGGTTAGTAATTGCCTGATATGCCCAATTGGTGGGAGAGACATCAGGAAATTGTCCTGCAAATGCAGGAGCGGTCATTGCAGAAGCAGCAACGGCACCAGCAACAATAGATTTGATTTTCATAAAAGTGTTTTTAGTACTAAACGACATTTGTAATTTTTTATGTTTGATGCGAGTAGTTGGGGCATCAAATGTTTCAGTATTTATCATAGCAGTCTTTTCAAGATCAGTCAACTCCTTTTCGGTTTTTACGATCTTGAAAGCGGATGACGTGATTCGAACACGCAACAACCTGCTTGGAGGGCAGGAACTCTACCGTTGAGTTACATCCGCATTTGTGAGAGTGGAAGGTTTTGCATCCTCCTACTGTATCCCTTGTCGGGGTGCCTTACTTTTGGCATCACTCTCATCGCCCTTCCTTCACACAAAAGAAAGTATAATACATAATGAGTATTATGTCAAGATCCGAAGACAGGGATCAAACCTGCGACCTGAAATTTACAAAATTCCTGCTCTATCACTGAGCTACTTCGGAAAATGGGTAACGAGTGCCCGATACCCGCAGAAGACACTTTCTGCGATTTTCACTACATTAGAGGGCAGTGAACTCCCCGAGTTGGGCACGATCCAACAACCTCAGTGTTAACAGCACTTTGCTCTTCCAATTGAGCTATCGGGGAATGTTGTGGTAGGAGAGATTTCTATGTGCGGACAGAATCATCTTTCACATCATCCAGCCTGAACCAGCGAGAGGTGTTGCACTTCCTACATTTGATGAAGTAAGTGTGAGATATCTCATAAGGATATAACAGGGACTTAACCTCTATCAGTTTATATATGGAGAAAAAACTCCAAGCACCGCAGATAGGATTTGAACCTATATCATACATCTTAGAAGGATGGTGCATGATCCGTCATGCTGCTGCGGCAAGAGACCTCCCTGTTTGTGCATCGTTGAGAGGCATGGGAGGTGTGGGATTTATAAGAAGTTTGGACCTCCTTCACCCGTGAACCTACTATAAGGCATCAGGGCACTAAAGTCAACCTGCTGCCTTTGCTTCCTTACGAGCGTTCTTTTCTTCAGTGATTTCGGTTCTACGGGCTTTGACCAGTTTGGCAACTTCCTGAAGTGCCTTACGAGCACGAGTTCCTGCTGCACTATTGCCAGCAGCAAACTTTTCGTCTTCTACTTTCCATGCTTCAACGGCATTTAAGAGTTCTTGTGATACGGACATAGTAATCTCCAAAAAAATAAGATATGTTTATATAGCTAATTTTTAGGGCAATCATCCCACCAAGGAGAACAAATCCTCATTGGAGGTGCAAGTGCCTTACATTCATCAGTATAGCAGACACTTTCATCATTCTTTTCATCAACATATTTTGGTTTATATTTTTGATCTGCTTCACGAATAATACGATCGTATTCTGGAGTTACCTGATCTATTGCTCTATCAACATCTCTATGAATTCTCCGATTAAGTTTTTCAGGATCTTTAATTATAAAATCGTTAATAATTGTTTGAGGAAAATATCTTCTTTGAAGTTCATCAAATAAGTCCCATATAGTATTTTCTTTGATATGAGTACATTGAGAAAGTGCCGCAATAATAGAACTCAACACAATTCCTATGATTGCATATTGTTTTATATCTGGTTTTTTATTTCCAAAATTAAAATTAAACATAAGAAAAGGGGAGCAAAATTACTCCCCTTATATATCAAACTTCTGATAAAGTTAAACGGGATGCATAATCATAAGCATATGAAGTACGTGATCCATGGAGTCCCCATCCAATCCAACTATACGTATAATTCATATAACGATCAATGGACTTACCAGGAATTTTCATTCTCTCTTCAATTTGTTTCCACTGATCTTCATTCGTCAGATAACGAAGTTGTGTATGAATACTCGATGGTGAACCACCGATTTTTCTGGCAAAATCACCCAATCCATAATAACGATTAGAAGATGTCCACTGAATTAGTCCATAACCACCCCCACAGGAATGATAAGACCGTCTACTACCACCTTCACAAATATCCGCCACAAATGTAGACTCTTGGCGAATATTACCCATGATGGTAGCAAGGGCGTTTTTGTCTTTAATACCAATGTCCTGGAAATATGCCAGGGCAGAATTTTCATTTTCATTACACCCTTTACAAATTAGCCTTTTCTCTTTTGGATTTTCGGGAGCAACCTCGCGGATTGCTGTCTTTGATGTAGGCTCCTCTTTAATAATTGAAAATGGTGGAGAACCATTTACCGGTGGAGGAGGAAACAAGGAAGGCAGTGTTGCCGTATTGGTTGTAACCGTTGCCAGAAGAGGCAGGGCTACAGTAAAGAAATTTTGCATTAAGATTAATTGAACTCTACATCCGTATAGAAAGGGGGTACACCATCCCTCTCGGGAGGCACTTTCCACGGCTCTAATTGTCACATCAAGGACTCATGATGTTTTCCCTGTGTTAGGGATTACTCATAATAAGTTATTATTTAGGATTTGTCAAGATTCCTGTGCCACTTCCGCAACTGGAACTTCCGAAGGAGTATCTGCAATTTCTGTTTCAGGAAGAGTAACTCCAATTTGCTGAAGATATTCAATAGCACCTTGAACTTTCAAAAAAATTTCTTTTTTAACATTTCCTTGATTTGTTAAAGATTCAATTTCTCTAGTGAGTGCCTGCCTCTGTTTAAAGAGATTTGAAAGATGTTCTTGTTGTTCGGTCATAAAAAAATAATTTTAAACGCGATTTATTTATATTATAACATAACTAACACAAAATAACCATATACTTATAAATAAATTTTTATACGCAGATAATAGCATGAAGATTACTCATACATGGTCTATAAAAAATTTAGATCAACTTAATGATGATAAAAAAATCGTTGCAAATGTAAATTTTGAAGTGGAATCAACTAATGGAACTATTTCTACCCGCAGTGGAGGAATGGTAAAATTAGAAACCGATAATCTATCAAATCCAATTCCATATGCAGATCTTACACAAGAAATAGTAATTGGTTGGGTTAAATCTGAACTTGGTCCTAATCTTGGAAATTTTGAAGTGAACAATGCTGCCTGGATTAATTCTGTAGTAAATCCCCCTAAACCTAAAACAATTACAGAACAACTTCCTTGGGAATAATATTAATTTAAAATTTATATTTATTTTTTTACTGAAGATAATTCAAATAATTCTGGATGATCAGAACCAAAGTTTCTTAAAATAATTCCTGCCTTTTTATTTGCTTCATTCTCAGTAGGACTTCCTACATGTCCACTTCCTGGTTTACGAACATTCATTTCATGTTGTTTAAAATGAACTAGTTCATGTGCTGTAGTACGAAGAATATCCATTGGATGACGATCTAAGATATCAATTGTAATTTTATCATTTGCAGTAATTGCACCAAAAGCACCAATTCTTTCGGCAAATTTAGGATCTTCTACAAAATGAACTTTTGGTTTGTTTTTAATCTTTAAATATTTCACACAATAATCAATAAACTTATCAGCAAGTTTTTCAAATTGCTTTTTGGTAAGGTGATTTCCAGATAATTTAAAAAAATTATAAATTTCAGTCAAATCATCATTGTATATTGAAAGATATGATTCATACAATCTCTTTAAATTTAAAAAATTCATTTGATTATTTTATTCTCTCTATTTTACTATTTAGATTAACTATACAATAATAAATAATATTAAACTAAGGCAAAAAATGTGAGGATTTATGCCAAGAGAATTCAATACTCCACTTAGAGAACCTTGGAATCCTGTAATTAAAAAGTGTCTTGATGCTATAGATGAACACGTTAAGATTCACTTAAAAACAGGAGATGAATGGCATTTATCACAGGCAGAAATATTAAGAAAATATGTAGGTGATTTAAAAACTTGGATACACAAAGAGGAACGTAAATGACTGATACTGTATGGAGTGTAAATATTCTACTTGGTATTGGATTACTGGGAACTATGTTAGTAATCTATAAAATTCTCAAAGATGCTTATTTAGAATAACCATCTGTCCTTTTTAGGTTCTACTTTTTGCTTTTCAATTTCATTCATTCTTTGATTTAAAATGTGAAAGTGTTTATCAATATGTTTCTCTAAAGCAATAATAACTTTATGATCTGTTCTATCAATTTCTAAATTTTCAATTGCCCTCTTACGATCAATTTCAGATTGACGATTTGCTGCCATTAAAAGAACTGGACCTGTATATGCTGCCTGAAAAGACAACATCAGATTTAAAAGTATAAAGGGATAATTATCCCATTTTTTATTGTTTGGTAATGAGACATTTAAAATAATCCAGAATGCTAAAAGGGTTGACTGAATTATTATAAATCTCCAAGAACCAATGGTATTAGAACACTTGTCAGCAACTTTTTGTCCTAACGTCAAAGTCTCATCACAAGACTTCTGGCGTGACATTTTGCTAAAAGTAATGGTTAATACTATTTATGTAAATCTATTATCTCTTCTCTAATGGTTTCCATATCACCATCTAAATGTTTAAATTGATCTTCAATTCTTTCTGATATTTGCTTTAAATCTTTATAACTGATCTTATCAATTTCCAAATTTTCAATTGCTCTTTTTCTATCCATTTCTTCCTGACGATTTCCGGCAATTAAAAGAATAGGTCCAGTCAGTGCTGCTTGAACTCCAAGAATTAAATTCAGAAATGAATATGGATATGGATCTATTTTGTTTTTAGGCAGTGCATTCAAAGTTGCCCATAATATAATTATTGCAATTTGAATTACAATAAATCTCCAAGTTCCAAGAGTTCCGGCAACTTTATCTGCAAGTTTTTCTCCAAAATTTGATAATTCCATTTTTCGTTAGAATATCAATAATATTTATTTCTAAATAAATATATCCACTAATAATAAGATCAAATGGGTGTTCTATTTGAAGGAACTCAATTTGACGGTCTTAAAGAACGAGGAGCAACCATGTCTCCTATGTTTTGTTCTATGGTATGTGAAGTATCAGGTATGAAGTTAGAAAAACTTCAGGCAGAGTATTATACCGATGCTGGAGAAATTGATGGTGTAGAATTTGATGAAGAAGGAAACATCATTTCAATTTATGAGTGTCAATCGGGAATTCATAAAGGTGAAGATCTGGATGAACTTCATCTTGGAAAGGCACTCGGAAATTATCTCTATGATCCCAAGGTATTTCCTACAGTTAAAAAAATAGTATTACTTTCCGGTGGTTATAGTGAAAGTGTAATGAGAGTTTTTAGAGAAAGAAAAAAAGAACTATCTGTTCATGGAATTGAGATAGTTCCTTTAATTACTACAAGAAAGGATAATAAAATAGGAGTTAAAAGAGTTATTATTTAATTTTAAATATATGTTGATGAATTAAAAATAAAAGAGTTATCAAAATTATAGTACATTATATCATATCCATATTGATCTTTACCAAAATACTTCCATCCAGCAAACCATTTCACCATTTTTGGACTAATTTTTTTATTTTCTAAAATTGCAATCATACCCTTTGGTTTATTTGCAATTTTTAAAGTTGAAAGATATTTAGTTGTAATATTCATTAAATTATTATTTTTTGGTATTTTTCTTTTTTGTTCTTCTTTAATTGTTGAAGTTGAATAAAACCAATAAAGTCCATAATTAGAAAAATATCGTTTTTTAACTGTACAAACAGAAATAATTTTATTATTTTTTATTCTGATGGCAACCACATCATTTACTCTATTTTCTGCTTTCTCTTGAGTAAGAAGACTATTTGAAACCCACATTTGAATAATTGATTTTCTTAATTCTGGAGTAATATTTCCAAATACTATATCAATATGAATTTCAGATTTATTCATAAAATTATTTTTTTAAAAAGAAGAATGATTTAAAGAACGATCAAAGAAATTTGAAATAAACCAAGCAACTAAATCAAATCTTTTTTCATCTCCAATATTATAACTATTGGGAGAATTGTGATGATTATTATGATACCCATTTCCCATCAAAATATGCATCATAAAACTATTGGTGGAAACAGTATTTTCATGATCTTTTTTTCCAACTATTTCCAAATGATTTAAAACATTAATTGAAGACATCGCCAAATACCACGACGCCGCGCCAGTAATTAAAAAGTAAAAAATCCAAAAATTAATAAAAAAAGTTCCTGTCCAAAGACCTATCCAAAGTAACCAATAATACTTATTTTCCCAAATATAATAATCTTTTCCTGAGGATCTAAGAAGATCAGTTACAAGATTTTTCTTATAATTATTTGAATATAATCCAAAAAAAACTAAGTACCAAGGAATATGTAGGGGAGAATGAGGATCTTCAGGTCCGTCTTCATATAAATGATGTGTTCTATGAACAGTTGACCAACTTAGAATTGCTCCTTGTCCAGATAATAAAGAAAAAAATCTAAGAATTTTTTCACGAAAAGGAGTGGTTTTATAAGATTTATGAGAATAATATCTATGCGTAGAAGATTCTGAAATGACACAAAATACCTGAAGTGCCAGATAAGTAAGTGGAATTAACCACCACTGATGAATATAAATTGAAAAAATAATCCACAGAGCAAGATTTCCCCAAACTACGAATAGTGTTTGTTGATATGGATTTAAAATAAAAAATGACGTAGATGTTTTTTTAATTATCATATTTACTTAATAACTTCACAGCATCTATTATAATACTCTTTTCTTGAATCAAGACCATTATAACCACCATTCACTCTGAGCGTAACTTGTTCAACAGTTGGGTTCTTATCACATAAAGCATTCATAGCATTACTATACCACCAATAACCGGCACTCGTGACAGGATACTTGGAAGCAACATAAGAAACACCATTCATAACCATGGGATCATTAATATAATTTGCAAATGCCTGATAGTTTGCTCTCCCAGTCATCTGGATGTAGCCCGCCCCCTTATATTTTTGGCCGTCGCCGGGAGAAGTATTTCCCAAATCACTTCTTCCTTCATAATCCAAACCAGAAGCAAGTTCTTCTTTGTATCTTCCACCACCAGATTCATGTGAGATTTGAGAAAGAAAATGGCGAAGTCTTGAAGTTGTATTAATTTGAAAAAGACTCAATCCCTTATTCATTTCGGCAACTTCAGAGTCTTGAATTAGACCTTCTTTACAACCCCAGATATAAGCAAGTTGTGTTTTAGTTACTAATGTTGGACTTTGTGGTTTTGTTCTAAATGTTTTTACCCATTCAGAAGCATCATCAAGATATTGAGCAGGAAGATTATCCTCTAACCACTGAACTGCCTTAACGTGATTTGGATTGTTTTTATCGTAAAACTGAAAAAAATTGTGAAGATCTATTTTCATTTATAATTACATATCTTTGGACAGTATGGAAAGTGGATCAGTCGTTGTATGGTGGTTGCTTTCTTTTTTCTAATTGCTTTGCTAGATTTGTTCTAATCGGTTTACCTTGTGTATCATAAGAACTTTTTTGACCTTTCGGTTTTTTAACTCCACGACTAAGTTCGTGATAACTTTCAGGTGTTCCAGGGCTGGCGGCACCACCTCTTGATTCATCAAGAACTTCCTCAACAATACTATCTCTCCACTCTTCACTCATACTCACCATAATTGCTTCTGCTGCTTCTGGAGTTTCGGCATATCCTTCATCAAGTAAGTGTGAGAGAATGATGTCGTAGAGATCATAAGATTCTCTCAATCCTCCACCACTTTGTCCTCTCCTTTTTTGATAAACATCCATATATGCTTCTTGAAGGTTGTAAAGGTCTTGTGAGTTCATTTCTACAAATACTTTTTAGTTATTTATAAAATCAACCCTTCTGATAAACAGAAACATATACAGTTCCTTTTTGTGTTAAAGGAAGCAAATGATCTTTAAGATGTTGATTGTGCATTCTTACGCAACCGTGTGTAGTATGAAGTTCTTGAATTGGTTGCCAAGCACCCGGCCATCCACAGGCACTACCCCCACCGTGCATCATAATTCCAGCACGACCATTTCCTGCTTCTTGATTTTCTAACTCTACAAGATCAAAACTATACCAACCATATGCCATTAGAGTTCTATCATATGATGGATATGGGTTTTTTTCATAATCCTTATAAACTGCTCCAATCTTATAAAGACCTGGAGGAGTATTTCCTTCTGGAAAATGATAATCATTAATTTGTCCTTCTGGTAAGCAAGGAACTTCCCACAGAAGTTTTCCATCAAAGTCAAATGCCTTTGCGGTATGAGAAGCATCATTCACAATAATATGCGAATCTCCTTTCTTAAATCCAAAATCTTGTGGTTTCTTTTTAGGTCCAATCATTTTAATCTCCTATGTACTGTAATGAAAATATATCATGTTCTGGAATATTTGGATTCAACCATTCATTAAATTCTTGTTGAATGGAATAAGCATCATCAATATTTCTTTTACTCATGTAATTAATTCTATCTACTGCCCAATCATGTGATTGGCGAAGAGCCTCTTCTAAAGTTTTCATAACCACATTTATTTATTGCTTCCACCAGTTTATCATACCTCAATCAGTTTAGCAACTCCTTATCAAAATAATCTTTTCTATAATAACGACTTAGAATTTGTGAATTATAATACTTTGGGCATCCATCTTCCAGTGCTTCTGTTAAAACATTATTGAGAAATAACAGTCTAGTTTCTTCATAGTTAGTTTTACCTAATGTCTTATGAAGAGACAATATAGTTCTTTGAAACTTATTCTTTCCTAATTTCTTTATATCTTCTTTGAGTTCAGGACATGATCCATAATAATTTTTCCAGTCACTTTCATTCTTTACTTTTCTCTTTTTTCCTTTTGGTGTTCTAAAGGACCAAAAATACTTTCTTCCCAAATATTTTCTATCATTCTCTAAGCATTCTATTAAATAAACAAATCCGTAGTAATCTTTGATATCATCACTATCAAATATCTCTCCACTATATCTCCACGGATTATCATAACTCATCTTAAGAACTTAAAGTATTATTAAGTCTTATTTATCTTCAACCGGAACAAACCTATTCTACACAAAAAAAGAGGACTTGTCAAGCCCTCTTAAGTATTATGTTAGATTCTTATCAACCTTTCTTCTTTAAATTTGCTTTACGGATAGCGAGTTCATTTCTATCAGCATTAGTCATTCTACCCTGATCCGGTTGACGCTCACCGGGTAGCGCAGGTTTCCCTACTCCTTTAAAAGAACGATGTGAATAAGAAGCACCACTATGCTTAGAATCGCCTGAAATTTGTTTAGCGGCATCAGAACGAGAATCCATATATTCAGTATCAGACTGCCCGTGTCTACCTTTATAAATTTCAGCAATCGTTTCTTCATCCATTTCAGTCATAATGTATTGTGCCTCTGCAATGCTTTCGGCATGTCCAGTATCAAGAAGATACTCAAGAACTACATCATAAGCATCCTCATACTGGTAAGAATTCCAAAGTGGGTTGGATCTTAATGGAGCACCACCAGAGGCACCACCAGAAGGTGCTACAGGAGGTTGCTGCTTCATCGCGGCAATCTTATTGGTTGCCGGAACAACGCTTCCAGAGGCAGCAGGAGAGGTGCTAGGAGCGGCGTTAATGGCGGCAGAGGGTGTGGTTGGTTTGAATTGTGAAGCACCTAAGGAAGGTGTTGAAAACGCTCTTTGACCAAGACTAGGAGTTGCTGTTGGTGTTGAAGGTTTTGGTGCTGCTGCTTTAAATGCATTTGGATTTTGAGTTAATGACTGATTGCCAGCACCAAGTTTAGCAACCGCTGGTGACTGAACCGAAGGTGAATTCATAGGAAGATTAGACTTCATATCCTTCATTAAAGGATTATCAGTCTGTTGAGTTCCACGAATTCTTGCCTTTTCATCAGCAGCAGCGGCAAGAGTTGGATTTGCTTTCCTCCAAGCAGACATATTTGCGTTCATATCCGAAGATTGACCACCAGATGGTCTAGGGGCAGCAGCAGGGGCACCACCAGATGGTCTAGGGGCAGCAGCAGGGGCACCACCAGATGGTCTAGGGGCAGCAGCAGGGGCACCAGCAGAGGGTCTAGAAGCAGCAGTAGGGGCACCAGCAGAGGGTCTAGAAGCAGCAGCAGGGGCACCAGCAGAGGGTCTAGAAGCAGCAGCAGGGGCAGCAGGTCTTTGTGTAGCAGGAGTAGGAGTTTTTTGCTGCATTGATGGTGGAGCATATCTACCATACATTCCAGTAGATTGTGCTGTAGGATTTGGTGCTGGAGAAGATGATGGAGAAGGTCCACCCATACGAGGACCACTTCTTGGTCCAGTATATGGTCCCGGTCCACTAATTAATCTACCAACTTTATTTAAACTTTGATCAAACTGCTGATTTGCTTTTTGTTGGACAGGGCTAGGGGGAACGCCAATTTCAGTCAAATAAGTCTCATACATGTCTTCCCAAGTATACTCACTGAGGTCATAACCTTCTGCTATAAGTGAATTTACCCAGGTTTCAACTTCTTCCCAGATTTTTTCTTCGGAAATTTCTTGTTTTGGTTCATATACTGAAGTATATGCTTCCATTAAAGTTTTTACATCTCTACCAGTAAATCTAGACATTTTTTTATTATCTTTTTATATATTTTATTTATAAAAAAAGAGGATCCGAAGACCCTCTCTATCAAAGTTTAAATCCAGCAAAAGCAGTAGAAGACATATCATGTTTAATACCACCAACCAAATAACTTTCCGCCTCTGATTCTTGTGGTGCCACTTGCAATCCTTTAGATTCTATCCAATGAGAAGTCCAAGGAAGTGGATTATTTTTAGCAGCAATATCATAAACTGGTTTTAAACCGATCGCTTTCATACGACGATTTGCAATCCACTCAACATACTGACAAAGAAGTTTATCATTTAAACCAATCATAGAACCATTTTTGAACAGATATTCTGCCCAAAGCTTTTCTTGATTAACGGCAGTTTCAAAAGTTTTATAGACCCACTGTTCTTCTTCTTGTGAAATTTTCTTCATATCAGGATCATCACCTTCCTTCCATTTATTCAGAATGTTCTGAGTGATAACCAGATGCTGGTTCTCATCTCGTGCAATCAGTCCAATGATCTTTGCACTTCCTTCCATAAGTTTGAGTTCGCCAAATGCAAAACTGCAAGCAAAACTGACATAAAAGCGAATACCTTCAAGAATATTAACGTTTGCAATTGCTCTGAACAATTTACGTTTGAGTTCATATCTTTCCTCTTGTGCGAGTGGAACTTTTTCTTGGGCGTATTTCCAAATTTCAGAAGTTCCATAGTGATGAGCACTATTAATAAAATCATTATATGCCTGAGTAACACTCACAGCACGTTCCATAATACGATCATCTTTAAGAATCGTATCAAAAACTTCAGATGGATTTGAGTAAACATTTTTAATGATGTAAGTATATGAGCGAGAATGAATCATTTCCATAAATTCCCATACTTTTATACACGCTTCCAATTCAGGAAGAGAACAATATGGTGCAAATGCCATACCAGGACCACGACCTTGAACAGAATCAAGCATAACCTGATATTTCAAATTACTTGTAAAAATATGTTTTTGTTCTGGACGAAGAGTTTGATAATCACCTCTATCTTTTTGAAGAGAAACTTCTTCTGGTCTCCAAAAATATCCTAATTGTTGAGTTGTAAGTTTATCAAAAATTGGATACTTGTAAGAATCATACCTTTGAATTCCAAGAGGTTGTCCAAAAAACATTGGAGATTTTTTTGTATCAACTTCTTCAGAATTAAAAACGGTCATTGATTCGACCATGTTTTTCTCCGTTCTGTTTGTTTTGAAACTGAATGTCATAATTTTTTTTCTACTAAACTAACTCTCACTTACTATATTTAATCAACTTCTATTTTAGAATATTTTTTAAATTTTACAACTTTCACAACTTTCTTCATCGGAATTAGAGAGTTCTTGAAGAAGTGATTGAAGGTCTTGTTTTGGTTCTTCTACTACTTCATCAGTTTTAATATCATAAGTATTTTGATAATAACTTGTTTTCCAACCAACAGAATAAGAATAAAGCATATCGTGTGCCATTACACTAACAGGAACTTCATTATTTTCATAATTTTGTGGATTATAAGACCAGTTTCCAGAAATTGCTTGATCAAAGAACTTCTGCATAACTGCAACAATATTAATATATCCACGATTGCTCTTCATATCCCAAAGAAGAGTGTAATTATTTTTTAGAGTATTATATTGTGGGACAATTTGTTTCAGAGGACCCTTTTTGGACTTCTTAATGGACAAATATCCACGAGGAGGTTCTATGCCATTTGTAGCATTAGAAACAACTGAAGAAGATTCTGATGGCATCTGAGCGGATAATGTAGAATGCCTTAATCCATATTGAAGAATATCTTGTCTTAAATGTTCCCAATCGTGTTGATATGAAATTGAAGAAATTTCATCTACATCTTTTTTATAAGTATCAATTGGAAGAATACCATCGGCATACTTTGTACGACTAAAATATTCACAATGTCCTTTTTCCTTCGCAAGTTGATTTGAAGATTTTAGAAGATAATACTGAAACGACTCTGAAAGTCCGTGAACTGCATCCCAAGCACCTTGAGAATCATAATTAAATCCAAGTTTAGCAAGATAATGAGCAAGACCAATAAAACCTACTCCAAGAGCACGACGACGTTTTGTGAAGTTTTCTGCTGCTTTAACTGGATAATCCTGATAATCAATCAATTCGTCTAATGAACGAACGGCAAGATTACAAAGTTCTTCAAGTTCTTCATCAGACTTAACTTTACCCACATTAATTGCTGAAAGAATGCAGGTTGCAATTGCCGCCTCATTATCATCGTCAATATGTTGAAGAGGAACAGTTGGCAAAGTAATTTCTTGGCAATTATGAACCAGAATATCATTTGCAAAGAAATTATGAGTTCCTTCTACTGTAATATCATAAACTGGAATTTCTTCTTCAAGGTATTCAAGTATAAGAGTAGAAGTTTTTTCGTTAGATGCAAGCACCAACTCATCAGTTTCAACCAAGTCCTTTGCCATCACATATCCACGATTTTTAGTGAATACTTTATGTTCTGGTGTTACAACAATAATCTTACCAGTTTCTTCATCAGTAATTTTCATTACCTTTGCTTTTGGTGATGTTTCGGCAAATGCTGTAATAGGTGCCCATTCTTGTTGATTAGTTTCTGTATTATAAGAAAGAACTTCTATTTGAGGAACATCCACACAAGGGTCTCCTTCATATGCTGCATAATAACTAATTCTACATTCTCTATCAATAATATATTGATCCAAGTCTTCAATTTCAATCTCTTCTTCAACAACATTCCAATACCAAACACTATATTGGTCTCCAACAGATTCTGGATACTTGATTCTAATCTTTGTATTACCAGCAACACAAAGATTGCTCATCGTAACCTGATCCTTAAAAGAACTATGAGAATTACAGTGATCAATATTCATAATGTAAATACGACCAGTTTCTGCACGTTCTTTTAGGAGTTCCAAAAAGAGTTCTTGAGCACCGATAGTTTTTCTTGGAATAGTTGTATTTCGTTCATAAGATACATATAACTCGTCAAATCTATCAGTGCCAAAAGCATCATACAGACCAGGAACATCGTGTGGAGAGAAGAGTGTGATTTCTTGATTACTGATGAATCTTTCATAGAATAACTTGCTGATTTGAATAGAGTAGTCTAACTTACGAACCCGATTATCTTCGGTTCCTTTATTATTTTTTAATACAAGAATATCCTCTATTTCTTGGTGCCAGATTGGGAAGTGTGTTGTTGCTGATCCACCACGGATGCCATTTTGAGTGCAACATCTGACAGTTGCTTCAAACTTTTTGAGGAAAGGGATAACACCTGTGTGCTGAACTTCTCCACCTCTGATTTTACTGTTGATGCCACGGATTCGACCTGTATTGATACCAATTCCTGCTCTTTGAGCAACATACCTACCAATAGCCATATCAGAGCTGAAGATACTGTCAAGGGTGTCATCAACATCAACAAGAACGCAACTTGCAAATTGGCGAAGTGGGGTTCTAACACCTGCCATGATTGGAGTAGGAATGTTGATTTTGTGCTTGGAGATTGCATCATAATACCTTTTAACGTAATCTAGGCGATTTTCTTTTGGATATTCGGAAAAGATAGTAAGAGCAATCATAATGTACATGAACTGAGGAGTTTCATATACCTTTCCACTACTTCTGTCCTGAACTAAGTACTTATCAACGACCTGACGAAGACCAGCATAAGTAAAGAGCATATCACGATCATGATCAATAAAACTATTTACCTTATCAAGTTCTTCCTTTGAATATTTCGCAAAGATTTGATCATCATAAACGGTTTTTTCAACACATTTAATGATATGTTGTTCAAGATGAGGAAAATCTTTTATTCCTCCATAAAGACTTTTTCTTAAAGAAAAAAGAAGAAGTCTTGCAGCAACATACTGATAATTTGGATGATCTAAATCAATCAGATCACTTGCACTACGAATGAGAATTTCTTGAATTTCTGCAGTAGTAATGCCATCATAGAATTGAATACCAGATTGTATTTCTACTTGAGAGGCGGAAACACCGGAAAGATCTTTACATGCTTCTTCCACCATTACATGAAGTTTGTTTAAATCAAGATTTTCTGGAGTTCCAGATCTTTTGATTACTTTTGTCTTAATAGTCATACTTTCTTCCATTCAGTGAACTTAACCTTTGCCTCTAATCCTTTATATGTATTTGATTTTATCATGTTCATAACATTTTGTCCAGTCAAAAAAATATCATTAATGTCCTTTTCTTTAACTGACTTTGGCCAAATTACAACTTTTTCTCCATTGGAAATACACTTTTCATATCTATTGACGATTTCTTTATTTCGGGGTTCATTGTCGTAAATAAATGTACGATTAGGAAAATGTATCCGATCAAGTACAATATCAGCCCCGCACATTGCCAACGAATTGGGTATAAATTCTGAATCAAATGGTCCTTCAGTAACATAAACTTCTTCATTTTCATTCACCCGATCTAAACCATAAATTTTTAATTGCTCATTATCTAGCATAACTGTAATGTATTTAACCTTGCTGGGAAGAATAGATCTTCCCTGAAATCCAAACATATTTCCATCTTTTTTACGAAGAGGAATAATAATTCTTGGTTCATCATACTTGAAATTAGAAAAAATTTTAATTTGAGTATTAGTCCATTCTTTAAACTTCTCAGCATAGTAAAATCGATTTGGATCAAGTTTTCGATCCTCTAGATACTTTTTTGCAAGTTCATTCTCAGATGCCTTTGGAAGATCAATTTTCTTTACAAATACTGGTTGTTTGAATTCAAACTTTGGTTCTTCAACCACAAAATTCTTACCAGTAAATCCATCCTTGAATTTCTCAAGAGTATATTGTTTATGTAGATTTATATCTAATTCTTTTAGAAAATAATTAAATGAGGTGCTTGCTCCACAATTATGACACTTGAAGTTTGTATTGTTTTTTAATTCATATAAATATCCGCGAGTTTTATTTTTATTCTTTTGTGAATCTCCACACAATGGACATCTGAAATTATAAAGACCCGGTTTTACTTGCTTAAATTTTTCTAATCTAGATCCTAAAAGTCCAATGTATTTGACATCAATTAGATCCATTATTTGGGATAACTATCTGGTGTTCCATTCTAACCGGAGAATTTCCCTGTGTCAAGGTATTTGCCAAAAGATTTCCAAAAAGACTAGCGGCAGCAGCAACTAAAATTCCCATACCAACAATCATCCATTTTACTTTCTTTACTTCTTCTACTTTAATTTCAAGATCTTCAATTCTTTCACAAGTTCTTTCATAATGTTTTTCATTTTCTTTTTTACGTTCTTCAACAAGTTTAAACAAAATATCATTTGTTTTTACAGTTTGCTCAATTCTTTCTTCGTGTACTGCTAACATTTTAACTAAATTTGAACTTACTTCACTTAATTTATCAATAGCATCATCTATACGATTTACAATATTTGCAAACTCAGTAAATTTTTGTTCCAGTACTGCCAATTTTACTTCGTCTGCCATTGGTTTAGTGAGGTAGTGATGCAGATTTAATGATCTTTAATTATTTAGGTTTTTTAGGTAACCAATTTCTACGTGATCCTTTGCCTAAAAAAATTGGTTTTCTTCTTGTTCCACCCATAACAGGATCAAATCCAGCGGTAGGTCCTTTCGGATCAGAAGATACACCAAATCCTCCTTGAGTTGCAGGAGCATTCGCAACCATTCCACCAGAAGCGGCACCTCCATCTTCTTTAAGGTTACGAATAATTGAAATGATTTTATTGATATCCATTAGATTAGTTGCAACATGGAAAGGCAATTATCATCTTGTCCAATACTATTAATTTCAGTTTTTGGATATTCAGGAAGGCGATTCAAAAAAATCAAAAAACTTTTGATTGCTGGCCAAAGATCTCTATCTAAGTTATAAAATAATAAAGGAACAGCCGCATCATTAAAAACATTAAAAAGAATAGTAAGGTGGTTTAATACCAAATGAGTTTTAAGAACTCCGGTATTTTTATATTTTTTTAATAATCTTTTAATGTACTTAATTCTTTTTAAATCATCCTCAAAATCTTCTTTAGTAAGTGCTTGAGGATTATCGTAGAATTTTATAGCAAATAACATATAGTTATTTTCATTCAATTCATCAAATTTCATATCATACAGTAACGGTTAAAATAGTTGTTCCAATTCCAACAGGGGTTGCACCATCTTTTTGAACTGAGAATGCAGTTCCTGCACCACCAACATTACGGATAATATCAGAAGTAAACGAACTTGTAACACCAGTACCAAAATACATATCAGAAATTACGCCGACAAATCCTTTAGTGGTATCAATTGTTAATAATGTTGCATTAGTTCTTGTACTAAAAGTAACACCAAGTCCTTGAGTAATTGTTGAACTAATTGTATTTGCTGCTCCAATTTGAACAAAAGTATTTCCAACGGAAATAATAGGAACATTTGTAAGTTTTCCTGCAACTGTAAGAGAACTTCCAATTGAAACACCAGTTAAGGAATCAACAAAAATATTAGTTCCACCAATTGCTACAGTTTGTCCAGATGTTGTTAGTGTTGTTGAAAATGCAACATTTGCAGTAAGAACTGTACTTGGTGCCGTAAATGCAAATGCAACTCTATTGGTAATTTGTCCATTGTAATTTGTGGTTAGTTGAGGCCCACCAGGATTAGTATTAGTTCCTACACCAGCATTAGGATACTGATAAGTCCAGTTTGGAACAGTAACTCCTGGGGTTACTGAAGATGCCGTTGCAACAATTGCTGTGGTTTCATTTGCCCCATTTGCATCAAATGCTCGAATACGAACTGTTGTTCCGGCGCCTGCAAATACAATCTCATTAAATACAAGATGAACATATCCGGTTGTTCCAGTTTTAATACCAGAAGTTCCACCAGATCCAACAGAAATATTTGATGCCTTATTTGGGTCTTCAAAGAATATGGCAATAGGACCGGCAAGACCCAAACCGGCCAAAGTGCTTCCAAGTGAAGTACTATATCCACCAGTTCCAGCAATACCAGCAATAGGAACTAAAACTTCATCATAATAATGGGTAGAAAGACCAGAACGTTCCTGTGTTTTATAGTGCCTCTGAACCCATCCACGAGAATCGGCAAAAACATCATGTCTGCTATTTGATCTCGCCACTTGATGAACATACTTAGGTAAATTATATTGATTTGCCGCAGTTTCGGTTGTAGTTGAAATGCCCCATAGAGCCATGTTTCTTACCTATAATTCTTTTTCTTTGAATATTTATAATAAAAAGAGATCCTAAAAAAATTAGGATCTCAATAATTTATGAATATTAAAATATCACTCAGATTCTTTTGATTTTAAGAAATTTTGAACTTGAATAAGAATAAATGAAATTATTCCATTTGCCTTAACTCTAGGATCTGCTCCAAGAACTTCAGATACTGCTAAAAGAGCACCAAGAACAAGTTGAGCATTTGCTGCACTAAGTCCTTTAATTGTAGCAAAAATAAGTGCGGTAGTCATAATAACCTCGTATGAATGTCTTCAAGATTATTTAGTAATTAAGTTCCTCTAGTATCATTCTCAAAATCTCGTGCTATTTTTGCATTATAACGACGATTAGATACTATTTGAGCAGGAGATTTTCTTCCAGATCCCTCTTCACCAGCAACAGGTGGTTTTTGTCCTTTAACTTTTTTTTGCCCTCTGGGTTGTTTATTTGTACCTGCCATAATTGTTCTAAATCCAGACATTTTAGGATCTGCATATCTTCCACCTGTTTGAGTGGGTTGCCCTTTTTCAAGATTAACAGACCCAGAAGATTTTCCTGTTTCTTTTTCATAACGATTAAGCTCATCAATATTTTCTTCACCAACAACCATTACCTTTTTAGCACCCATCGAATGAAGAGTATTTTTTACTTTCTGATCCTTACCATATCTTTCTCTTGGATCATCTTTATTGATTTTTTTTACATCATCAGTTTCGTAAGTATTCATTTTATCAAATGATCCTTCTTTAGAATTTTTTTTAATCACAATGATAGGCATTCCACATTCATCAAGTTCTACTTCTTCTTTGGCAACATGTGCCGGAAGTCCTGTATGCTTAGTAGAAGCAAACTTTTCTGCTTCAGTATTACTCATGGATGCCGCCGCTTTTTTAACTTCTGGAGAAGCATCTTTCATTTCACCTTTTTGAAAAGCATGAACCATACCCATAAATTTTTGTTGGGCGGTGCTTACTGCTTTTTCAGAAATAACTTCTTCGTTCTGCATTCCTCCTGCAGGTTTAATTGTGGGAAATAATGTAATTGTTGACTTTCCTCCTTTTTTAGCATAGTTATTAACACCCTTTTCTTCATTTGATACAATTTCGGCATCATTTTGATCTACGGTAGGAGAAGTTATTTCGGATATATTATATGCTTCGTGTTGTGACTCAATTGCCTTACCACGAACTTCTCTACGATGAAGAAGATATTTATCAGTCTTATTTACTTTACCGTCATTATTTACATCAGAGTCTTCTTTACCAACTGGATCTAATCCTCTACCTGATGTTGCTCTTGCGGTTTGCTCTCCTTTTTTTCTTTCACCTTCATAAGGTTCACCATATTCAGTCATCTCTACCGACTCAATATTTGGATTTGCTCTTAACTCATTAATTTTTTGACGAGTGGCATATCTTATATAAGATCTACCAGAATTCTTATCAGTAACTCTGACTTTGTATTTTTTTTCTTTCATCTCGGCAAGTTGTTGAAGATACTCAAGTTCTTCTACTTCTTCTTCCACACCTTCAACAAAAACTTTAAACATTGCAGTTGCAACATTATCTACAATCATTTCATCAAGAACATATTCCTCTAAAAGTTTTTTTCTTATTGCAATTTTTTCGACACCATTTAAAGAAGAATTTTGCATATATTGAGAAAATGCTTGCGCTAATGGAATATTTTCTCTTCTTGCTCTATAACGAATATCATAAATTGCCTGTCGAATTCTTTTTTCTTCTTCTGGATTTTTTGATCTGTCACTTTCTCCTGCTTTTGGAGCAGGCGCACTAATATCTTTTCTTGGAGGAAGATCTTCGAAAATACGAGTAGTCATTTAAATTTTACCACTTTCTTTTTTGATATATTTATTTATGAAATTTTCACTATATACCTTTCCTCCTTTTTGCAAATTCTCTTTTCCAGTTCCAATCGCTCCCGGAGTTTGCTGTACAGCATATTTAAAATATCCTTTCGTTCCAATTAATGTATTTGGTTTTCCCGGTTGTCTCATTTTTCTATTCATTTCTACTTCAGTATATTCTTTAACATCCTTTATCCAAGATTTAAACATTTGTTGATCTTCAGTTACACAAATTAAATGATTTGTTCCTCTTCTAATAATTTTTCCAATCATTCCAGTTATATTACTTTCCACGATATCACCTTGATTAAATATTTCTCCCGAAATATATTTTTCTCTTAGTTCTTCTTCAGTAATTGGAGGAGTATTTTCCGGAGTTGATATTGATAATAATTTTTCTTTTGGTGTCTGTGCCGGATCTTGTCCAAGTTTTTGTCGTTTATTGTAAAAAACTAATCTTCCCTGAACATTTTTTGCTACAAATTCTCCTTTGCCATCATAATATCCCCCATGACCATCAGGTCTCAACTTCATTCGGGTTGCTTGTTGAACCGCTCTGGAAAATGCTTCGTCTACAAACTGAGAAAATGATTTCATTGCTTTATAGATTTTCTATTAATAATTTCAGAAGTTATTGATTTTTCATTATCAATAAAGTAAAGTAAAGCACTCTTTCGAATCTTTATATATTTATTCTTTATAGAAATCTTTTTTGATGAATTAATTTTATTTTCTAGTTTATAATAAAAGTAGGCAATAAAATTTTTAAAAACTTTGCTGGGATTTTTTATCTTATTTGGAAATTCTAAGATTATTTCGCTTATAAATTCTTTTATTTCTTTATTCATAGAAAATATTGTGATATTTTATTTATCACAATCCCATAAATTCTGTAATTGATTGATTACATCCAATACTTTTCCACCAGTTTAAGTTATCCATATAAGATTTATAATGAGTATAATGTATTTGTTCAGATTTTCCTTCTTCAGTACTTGGATCACTATACGAAGGAAGAAAACTCAAATCTTCAGTAAACAATGGTGCTCCATATACTTCTCCCAAAGGGGAAAATATAATTGTCTCAATTACAGGTATTTTTGCCCATTCATCTCTCAAATAAATTTCAGATCCTTTTAAATTGAGATTAAAGGTTTCATCATAATAATATGCATCAATAAGTTTTTTTGCAAAACTTCTTTTAATTATGTAAGCACACCCAGACCAATCATCCCAACAACGAGTTCTAAAACCAATTCTAAATGCATCAAAACTTATTTCTCTAATCCATGCTAATTGAACAATTTCCCAATCATCAGGTATACTATTATAAAATTCTTCCCAAGTGAAATTCCAATATTGAACTAATTCCATACTTAAATCATCTTCACAGAAAAATGCAACTTCTTCATCAGTATTTTGATACCAATCTTTAATTGCTTTTAGATGTGAAGTAACAGGACCACGACTACCCATACCTAATCTATCTTTATATTCTGATTCAATTATATGATCTTCATCTTTATATTTTTCAAATATGTGTTCTGTAATATTTACAATACCAAATTTATTAAGTTTTTCATATAAACTTTTTCTTCTTTCTATAGAATAATCTACACTAATAAAATGAACGGGAGGAAAGTTTTTGAGTTTATCTTCCTTAATTTTATAATGTATCCAACAATTTTCTGATACTGAATAAGATGGAAGAATTTCTTTCACCGCTTTTTTTACTCCAGGATACCAATCATAACCTTCTGCATAAAAATCATGTCCGGCAAGCACACCACCTTCTTTAATTTTAGGATACCATGCAATAATATCATTTTTAATATCTTCGTATTCATGAGATGCATCAATGAATACAAAATCTAAAGATTTATCCTTAAATTTTTTTGCCGCTTCTAAAGAAGTTATTTTTAATGGAAAATAATGATCTTGTACCGGCAACATATTACTGATAAAAATATCATAAAGAGAAGAAAGATCTTCCATTCCTTTATGTTCTACACTTCCTTCCCAAGTATCTACGCAAAAAAATTCAATATCTTTTTGTGAATTAATAATTTCTACTGCCATATATGCAGATGATTTTCCTTTCCAAGATCCTACCTCTACAAATCTACTTCCTGTTGGAAATTTTTGTACCATTTCGGAATATAAAGTCGGATACGAAAACCATCCTTCTCCAAAAGAATTATTATTGCAAATATGTTCCATATTAAATTAAATTGCACAAAAATTTATTTATTAACGATCATTAACAGAACGATTTTCGGAAAAATATACATCAAAAGCACCTTCAGGATAACGCTTCAGAAGTTTAGTTACGTTACGAGCAACAACATCATCAAGAGAAATTTCAAGTGCTTTACATGCCTGAGCAACATACCACATAACATCACCAAGTTCAATAATCAGGTGTTCTTTGTTGTCTGCATTCCAGGGTTTACCTTGGAAAATCATTTTCTTGATAATCTCAAGAAATTCACCACCTTCAGCATTGATACCAACACCAGCAGTCAGAAGACGTTCAATGTTTGCACCTTTTTCATCCAATTCAACCAACCGATCAGAAAGAGCAAGAAAATCTTTGGATGCGTCTGAAGTTACTTCATCCACAAATTCTACATATTTATCAAATTGTACGTGCTTATCCATTAAAATTTAAATCCCTCAAATTTTTTAGTAAGTGGTTTATCTTCCTCATAATTATACTCTTCTTCCTTTCCTTTGTCAAGAATATCATCCTGAGCTTTCTGTTCACAATCATAAAGTCTCATTTTGGAACGATCAATACCAATAATGAACCTCTTATACATCGTTGGATCATTATAACGATTTTTGAGTTGCTTCACCATCAGTTGTCCCAAACCTTCCAATTCTTCTGTGCTAATTAAAGCAAACATAAGATCGGCAGTCGCAGGCAAACCAAATGATTCAGAAGTATCAGTTAATTCTACATCAGATGAACCAAAACCGCTTCTTGTAGTTTGTGTCGCACTAAAAATCGGCAAATCAAACTCAACTGCTAATCCACGAAGTTCTTCAGCAATTGCTTTAATATAAGAATAAGAATTGACTCCAATATTACCTTTATAACGAGAAGAAGCACAAATATTCAGATAGTCAATAAAAATGATATCTGGTTGAAATGATTTCTTCAAAGCAAGTTCATTTAAAAGTGCCTTAAAATGCCCAGAATGAGCAGAAGCAGTTGGATACTCTTTGATGATCAAAGTTCCTTGGGTTTTTTTGGAGATTGCTGTTACCTTATTCTCAAATGTAGAACGTGGTAAATCAGCCAATTGTTGAATAGGAACATTCAGTAAGTTTGCATCAATTCTCTCAGCAATCTTTTCCTCTGCCATTTCAAGTGTAATATAGAGAACGTTACGCCCCTGTAGGAGACAGGCACTAGCAACATGACACATGAATAAACTTTTCCCGACACCTGTACCAGCAAGAGCGATGTTGAGAGTCTTAGTTGGCAAACCACCTTTGGTAATTTTATTAAAATATTCAAGATCAAACTCAATTCTACTCTCTTTTTTATGATAATAATCATAACGTTCGGCATAATTTGCTAAGTAATCATGTCCAATATTGTTATCAAATGATACTGCAAGAGCATCAGAAAGAATGCTTGGAATTGCATCACGACCCTTTTTTTCATCTTTACCATCGGCAATATAAATTGATTGCATTAAAGCAAGATAAATTGCTCGGTCACGACACCATTTTTCAGTAGTATCAAGAATCCATTGTTTTTCTACAACACCATCATGAAGTTTAGAAACAAAATCATTAATTTCTTTTATATCACTTTCACTTAAATCAGTTCGATTTTCTATCTCAATACTAAGTGCTTCAACTGTAATTGCCGATCCATATTTAACAATAAACTTAGCAATTTCTTCGAATATGATTTTTTCAGATCTTTGTTCAAAATAATCCGGTTGTATAAAAGGTATAACTTTTCTGGAGTAATCTTCATTGTAAATTAAATTTCGGAGAATAGTAAGTTCAAGTTTTTCCATTATATTATTCTAAAGATTTTTTTTATGATGTGGAACATCAAATACAAAAGTAATTCTTGGTTCTTCACCAATATTTTTAGCACTATGTGAAAGTTTATTATTGAACCAAAAGAAAGTTCCGGACTCAACAATTATCTTTTCATCACCCACATTATACTCGTATTTTCCCTGAATGGAAAGGTGATATCTATCTTTTGTAAGATAATAAGTTCCTTCATCAATATGAGAACCAACTATTTGTCCAACCGGAAGAGACAAAAATGCACATCTTCTTAATTTCTTAAACCTTTTAAATACAAATTTAAGAACCTCGGTATGGTGTTCATATGCCGGTGTTTTTTCACAAATTTCAGTATTTCCAACATACTCTCCTTCTTTGGTAATTCCACCTATAATTAATTGAAGAACATCAACAGTTACAGTATACTTATTAGAATCAAGTTGCTCAGCATCTTTGATATTTTTTTGAGATCCCCAATCTTCCGGATATTGTTTTAATTGTTCTAGAATTTTTGATACATCAATACCAGTTTCAATAATTCTAATGTTCTTCATTTATAATGCAAGTAAGTATGTAAAAGATATTTTGGACCGCTTAATGGTGCCTGACCTTTATGAGGAAACATCCACATCGGAGGAAACATTACAAGTCTTCCAGTTCTTGGAGTTACACTTGTATCTAAAAATTGGGTATGTCCGCCAGTTTCTACATCATTCAAATACCAAAAAAATGAAAGATATCTTCTTGCAGTTTCATGATTAATTACATCTACATGAGTATCAAACAAGTCTTCACCACCAGGATTATACTTTTTAATACGAAATTGCTCAAAAGCATGTTCAGGAGGAAAGCAGCGAGCATCCATTAATTCATAATATTTTTCTTTATACTCAAGAGTTTTTCGAATTAAATGATTATGAATTTGATCTACTTCCGGAGTAAGTTTACAATTTTCGGTGAGATTATATTGAGTAAAACATTGTTTATTATCATTTTGAATTCTTTCATGATTATTTTGAAATTGTTCAAATATTCCAATTAAAAACTCACAAATATCAGATTCAAGAACATCATCATAAATGTGAATTAATTCATTAAGATTTGCCATAAGAAAATTCTTTTTGTGCGATTTCATCAAGTGCCTGCATTACTTCTGCGGTGAAATATTTTTCTGGATTTTTAAGAATTTCTTTTGCATAAAGTTTCTTTCCATCCATTTCATATCTACCAGCAGTATTTTTCCACAATCCACCAATCTCTCCAAGTTCCAATAAACCATAATACTTATCAAGACCTCTTTCATCATAGAACAAACGAATTTCTACTTCTTTATTTTCTTTACTTAAACGAGATTTGACTAATTTTGATTTAATGATGTTACCAATAACTTCAGTTCCATCTTTTTCTTTCTTTTTGGAAAGATAAACTATAGAAGAAGCTGCATACTTCAATCCACTTCCTCCAGATTGTTCTTGTGTTGGAACATAAGCTCCCACAACAGAATATAAGTGATTTGTCACAATCATTGGAATTTTTGCTTGACCCAGTTTTAACGTAAGCATACGAAATGCACCTTTGATCAGTTGAGATTTGGTCATATCCCTAACCTCCTTGTCGTTCAGAGCATCGTTGATCTCCTTGCTGGTGGAAAGCATTCCCAAAGAGTCTAGCACAAAAATACAAGGATTGCGATCTTCTTCGGGTTTTTTCATATACAGATCAACTGCCTTAAGTGCCTTTCCACGAAACTCTTCTACGGTGACAACATTAACCACGACAGTCCTTGATGTGTCAATGCCTCGACTTTCCAAGAGGGATTTTGTAATGGCAGCTTCAGTATCAAAATACAAACAATATCCAGTAGGATTATTATCAAGAAAATTCTTGACGACTGCCAAACTAAAGAAAGTTTTTCCAGTACTTGTTTCCCCCGCAATTGCAGTAATTTTATTACCAGATACACCACCAAAGATACTCCCACTAACAAGAGCATTGAATATGTAACTGCCAGTGTCCACATAAGTTTCAGTTTCGTCAATATCTGATGCAAGTTGTGTATACTCTCCGCCTATTTCTTTTACTATGTCTTTAAGAAAATCCATCACTTATTCTCCTGTTTATTTTGTTTATTCCAATAATTAATTTTAAAAGTCCATAATTTTTGATACAGAGCAGTATCACCACCAAGACGCATAGCACTAATAATTGTGTCTAGTTCTTTTTCGTTAATAGGAAGTTCCATTATTTAAAAAATGATTCTAAATTAGATTTTTTTTCTACATTCCACCCAATAGAATTTAAAACAGATTTAAGGGGATCTATAAAACTCTTTTCAAATTGTAACTCATAATCAATGTATTTGTCAAGACCAAGTTCTTTAGGAAATTGTTGAATAAAAGCAATTACATTTTCATGAATAATATTTGGAGTTTTAAGATAAATGTATTTTATTTTCTCACCATTATTAATCAACGAGTATTTATTTGTAAGTTTATTCTCTTTAATATAGTGATTAAAAAGAAGTGCTCCACGAATATGAAATGGAGTTTTAAACGCATAAATTGACGAAGATGAGTGATACTTACGTACATCGGAAGCAGACTTGGGAAATGCAATTTGTTCTGGTGGAAGTTTCTTAAACTCCTCACGACAATTATTAATATAGTTAATTAGATCATCTTCTGTTCCACTCATCAAGATATTAAAAGAATCTCTGAGCATCTTACGGCAGGGAGCCGGAGTAGAAGATTTAATCGCTTCAATGCCCATTATTTTAAGTTTAGGTTTTTCATAGCGAACTCCTTCATTATCCCATACATTAAGAATATACCTTTTCTTTGCAGTCCAAATTCCTCTATCAGCAATACATTCACGCTTCATAAACATTTTCTGTTCATAAGCATTTACATAATCCGCCAGTTCTTGGTAGCAACTTTCAATATATTTTTCAAGTTCCACCTTAGCGACCTTATCAAGGAACGACACAATGCTTTCAGTAGTTTTTTCTCTTCCTTTGTATATAGTTTCAACCAAAGGACCCATATTAAGATAAATGGAATCGGTATCAGAAGCAATAACATAATCAACATCCTTTGATTTGAGTATTTTGTTCAAATAAGCATTCATTTTATTTTCAATCCAACGAATTGCAACTTGTCCTGAAAGAGTAATTGCCTCCGCATTTGCTAACTTATAGTATCGAAAATATTGATTTCCAATTGAACCGTAACAAGAATTCAGTTGTATCTTGCGGGCCATTTGAATATTGTTACATCTGGCAATTTCTTTTTCCAATTCCTTTGTTGGAGTTTTTTCATATTTCTGCTTTGCCACCAACATTTTTTTCTTATAAATGGATCTTTCCTTAAAGATTTTTTCCATCAGTTCAGGAAGAAATCCACGAACATCTTTACGATACATTGCACCATTTGCACAAATAGCATAGTCAGAATACATTTCAAAAGTAATTTCTTGATTTAAGATTTTATTTACATTTACAGTTGGATGTTTTTCTTCTATTAAAGTTTCTGGGGAAATATTGAATTCCATAATGAGAGAAGGATATAGGGATGTAAGGTCAAAACTCACAATCCAATCATACACACCAGGAATCGGTTCTTTAACATAAGCACCAGCATACTTAGAGTCTTTATCAGATTTTTCCTTTGGGGGAATAACAATATTTCTCTTTTTGAGATAGTTATAAATGATGGTATCCCACATACGAACCTGAGAGAATACATCAGCATAGTTCGCTTTTGCATCATATGCCATCGTAATTGCAAGTTCAATCAATTTCATCTTGTCTTCCAAACGGTCAACAAGTTCTACGTCTTTAATATTATAGGATGTGAATTTATTCCAACCTTTTGTATAAAACTCCTTAAAGGTTTCATACTCGGAGTGATCTAATTTCTTCTGCCCCAGTTCAACTTCGGCAATATAATCCAGACGATAAGACTCCTGTGTTTTATAAGTGAATTTCTTATAAAGGTTCAGATAATCAAGTTGAGTAATTCCACCAATATCATAAGAGATATGCTTGCGTCCAGAAATGTAAATCTCATCTTCGGTGACAAGACCCCAAGGAGACATACGCTTCATCAGTTTCTCGCCAAGAACACGATCCAAACGGCGAACAAGATACGGAATATCATACAGTTCAACGTTCCATCCGGTTACAACTTCTGGTGTATTGTCTTCAATCATCCACCAACTAATAAAATCCATCAGAAGATCTCTTTCATTTGTGAAAGATTTATAAATAACGTTCTTTTGTTTATTTTGAAAAGGACCCATTCCCCAAGTACGGATTTGTTTGGAAGAATAATCTTGAATACTAATCAAAAGAACTTCTTCTGCAGCAGATTCTACATCAGGAAACCCATTTTCTGATGCAACTTCAATATCAAGTGTTGTGACTTTAATCTTGGTAATATCAAATTTAACTTCATCCTCAGGATACGACTCGGAAATATATTGGTAAATGTATTGGGTATTCCCAAATATTTTAAAATTTTCTACGTTCTCATACTTCTTAATAAATTCACGACAATCTCTAACACACCCAGGTTGAACCGCTTCAACATAGTCACCAGTTAAGGTTTTATATTTTGTTTTCCTATTAGAAGGAACAAAAAGAGTCGGGTTAAACTTCTCACGGGTCATGAAATGTTTTCCATTTTCATAACCACGAACCAAGAAGTGATCCCCGACCATTTGAACATTAGTATAAAAACGATATGACATTTATTAAATTAGTTCAAGATACTTATCAATTAAATCAGATTTTGGATCCACAATGGTTAAAATACTATCAGAATGAATCATCATTTCTTTTTGCTCTGTAATATCCGGCCAAGGATTTAGAGAATATTCACCATTAATTTCTTTATATAAAGAGAATGGATTAGTAAGTTTACAATCAGGTTCTCCTAGATCGGAAGAAACCTCATCTATTTCTGTTATTAATATTATATTAATTTTGAGAATTAAGCACTTTATTATTTTGTTCGTCAATTTTTTCTTCATACATTTTCCTTATAGTTTCAAGAGGTTCTACGATAGTAACTACCCAACTAGGTGGAATAGAAATTTCAGTATCATTAGTCAGTGGGATCCAAGTTGAAAAAGTAACCTGAACATCTCCACTACTACAATCTTTTTCTTCTGAAAGAAAAATTTTATTATCATAATCAATTTTTATTTTATGCGGATTATTCAATAAATATCCGCAACATTTATTTTCTGATATTAATTCTTTAGCATCAGAAATAATAGTTTCTCCAGATTTAAGTAATAAAATTTTAATTGACATTTTTTAAATATCCTCTACAATTCATTATAGCAAGAAAAAAGAGGGGTGTCAAGACTGATTTTGACAGTCTTCCCCTCTGCGACGATGATAGTCTATAGGTAGCCCATCACTATTTATTAATTAACATTAGTGCCTGAAGAGTTGTTAATTTTATTAATAATTTTTTTCTCTTTTTCCCACCCCTTTTTTCCTGGAGTTGGATCATTATTTTCTTTAGGAGATGAGCACTCACAAGTCATTTTTTTACACTTAGAACACCCATAAATTTCATATAAAAACTGAGATAAAGTCTTCATAATTATTCTCTTTTTCTATGAAAGGCACAGACTTTCTTTTTTAATCCAGCATAAGAAATTTTTTTACCATAACATTTTTCTATTGGTTTAGGTGAGGGAGAACCGAAGTCCCCCCGCATCTCCTTCATAAATTTTTTGAAGGTTTTCATTTTTAATCAAATATTTTAATTATTTATTCAAATTCCAGTATCCCCAGGTTGATGTAATGATTCATCATCAGAACCCATAAATTCATAATCTTCTGGATTATTAGTATTATCTCCTGTTATTTTTGGTTTTTTCAATTTCATTGTTTTTTTGACAATTTTCATAAAGTTTTTATATGATTTCATATATTTTTTTCTTTTGATGATCTGGAATAACTTTATTTAGTTTGACCGTGAGCAATCCGTCTACAAAAGAAACATCTCCAACAACTACATCATCAGAAAGGGTCCAGGTTCTCGTAAATGCTCTGCGGGCAATTCCATTATGCATGTATTCATATTCTGTTGGTGCCTTTTTACACTCAACAAAAAGTTTATTCCATTCTGTTGTTACTTCAATATCTTCTTTTTTATATCCGGCAAGAGCAATTTCTAAAGTAAATTCTGTTGAACTTTCTTTAATTAGATTATAAGGTGGATAATTGGAGGAAGATTCGTGGAGGGTTCCAACTCGTTGAAACCATTCTTCCATACCAATTGAATTTTTTTCAAGATCTTGAATTAATCTCTCAACACCATTGTTAGCAGTATAATATTTTGTGAATGTTGTATGAAACATTTAAATTCTCCTTTAAAAGCAAGTGTGTTTTAACTTACGGATCCGAAGACTCCGCTTAGTGAATGAAGGAATTTATCTTTCCTGCATCAATATTATATAGGATAAGACATAAAAAAAGGGAGTGTTGAACTCCCTAAAAAAATTATTCGGTTTCCTCAACCTTTCGTTTTGCACCAATATTGTATTTAGGTTCTAAAATCCAGTCTTCTTTGTCTTTATAAGAAAGAACTTTAATCTGATTAAGTGGAGCAATATCAGTGATTTTTTCAACATCAACAATTTCCAGTAATCCCCAATCTGCAATTAACTGAGCAATACGATTACGACGTTGAATATCATTTACAGTAAGATTTGCATGTTTACCATCAAGAGCAAAAAGTTCCTTAAAGTGAACAACAAAATATTTACCTTGCTTATGAAGAATATGACAAGATTGATAAAGTTTCTTCTCTTTTCTTGAAGCAACTCCTATACGAGTTAATGTCTCACGAATTTTTAAAAAATCATCAGGTTCATTAAGAATTACCTCAACCATTTGGTTTGGTGTCCAATTCACAATAGGTTCTTTTATAACACTCATTTTGATCCTCCAATATCAAATTTTGATTTAATAAAATTAATTTGTTCCTTTGTTAAAATTTTTAAAGCTTGCTTTGCTTTTTCATTACTATAACCATAATATGATTTAACATAATCAAGATCTTTAATTGAATCCTTACGAATCCAAGGAGAAAATCTCTTTTTAGTTCTTAGAGTATTTATAAAAAAATCATATTGAAGTTTTTTTGAAAGGAAATGGTATCTGTTCATTTCATTTACATACATTAAGCACTCAATATGACCAGAAAGACATCTATTGATAATGTAAGGATTATATTCCTTCTCAAGAGAAGGATTTTCATCAATTAAATTTTTCTTCGTTTGATTGATTGAATTTAACCAGTCCTTCAATTCCATAATTAAAAAGTAAGCGTTCTTTACCGAAAAAAATCAATTTTCATAATCAGATTTATTATATTTAAGGTATTCAAAAAATGTAAGCCTCATTTCTTTTTTGGTCATTCCACAATGTTTTGCCGCCTCAAGCAAATTCATCTTAGCACGAAAAAGACCTTCGTTTGCTTCTTTAACATTTTGTGGAGTTGTCTTTACTGGTACTTCGTAAAGGTTTGCATATTTAATTCTATAATAGTTCATAAAAACTCACACTCACACATTATTTCAGTCAGTGCTGCAAGAAGATTTATCTCTTGGTCACAAGCAAAAGCACTCTGATACTGATACTTGGCAATTACAAGAACGGCAGCAGGAATAGAAGCAGGTACAAGACAATCATAACAAGCATCATAAATTCTGCGAAGTAAATGAGAGGCATCATTATCAAGATTAGAAACTACCCACTTTCTCACTTCTGGGAAGTTCTTATCTTTGAGACATTTAACCAATTCATTTATGGATACATCAGAAAAAGATGCGAGAATGCCCGAATCAATTTTACCTCCAGTAGCATACCTCTGACATTCATTTAAAACTCTACGAAAATCTGGGAAATACCTTGAAATCAGTTCGGCAATAACCTTCTGATCATACTCAATCCTTTCTTGATCCAAGATCGTTTGAAGACGCTTGAAGAAGGATCCTGCGAGTTGTGCCTTTTGCTTTCCTTTGATTGTGAAATCAATAACGGCACATCGGGAGTGCAGAGGTTCAATGATTTTGTTCTTGTAGTTACAAGTGAAGATGAATCGGCAGTTGTTATAAAATGTCTCAATATTCGCCCGTAGAAGGAGTTGAACATCCGAAGTGGTATTGTCTGCTTCGTCCACGATGATGACTTTGTGTTTAGAAGATCCCGTAAGTGAGACGGTCGAAGCAAAGTTCTTTGCCTGGTTCCGTACAGTATCCAGGAAACGTCCTTCATCGGATCCATTAATGACATAATAATCTGATCCTATCTCATTACATAATGCTTTTGCGATTGTTGTTTTACCTACACCAGGAGGTCCTGCAAGAAGAAGATTTGGAATCTCACCTTTCCTTACAAACTCTTTAAATGTTTTTTTAGTATCATCAGGAAGAATACAGTCATCAATTACTTGTGGTCTGTATTTTTCGCAGAATAAGAATTCACTTGTCATAATTTAGATCCAATCAGGTTTTCTGGAAGGGATGCGAAGATAATTATCTGCAACCCAAGGTTTTGAAGCAATATATCTTCTATATGCCTCAAAGGTATCAATTGTTGTATCGTACTTCCATTCATCGGGCATTGCCCTTGTGAATTCTACCACATTTTTGTAGATAGAAATCTCCTTTCCACTTTTAGTAGCAAAGATATTCTCAGCAACTTCAAGTCCTTGCATACAGGCATGTCCTTTACCATAACGATGCCGATACTCATTACAAAGAGCAAAACCGTGCCTAATCAACCAAGCAAGGTTCTCATGGGATTTTGCTGCCCATTGAGTACAGGGATGATTACGGAAGGCACCCTTCTCCGTACTGTAAGGAAAACCGTCCTTCTTGGGAATATACCCCCAATCATAGTACCACTTGGAAAAGATGACAGAGACCATCTGACAAGTCTCCAGGGGCATTTTCACAATATGTTTATCAGGAAGTTCTGCCGCAGAAAGCACTGGGCACTCGTCGGTCACAAAAATATTCATATTATATGGTAAAAATCAATTAGAAAATGATGAATCAGGTTCCAGAGCAATATAATAGCAAAGATTATACTTGGTGTTCTTAAACTGTGATAAAAGTTTAGAAGACACCACAACATCATAGGCTCCAGGAATAATCTTAATATTTTCAACCTTAAAGTTGAAAGTAAACTCCTTATCGGTTTCTCCTACAATGATAGAATACTCGTTTGAAGTATCGTTCTTTTTATCACGAACCACCAACCGGATAACTCCTGCTTCACCAACGGCAGAAAGATCGGGAAGTTGATAAACTGCCGCCGCCTTGATCAATTTCTCAAGAGTTACACTATCAAGTTGAAAACAAATATCTTGGGAAGGAAGTTGGATTTCTTTTTCTGGAGGAGAAACGATCACATTCGGATCGGCATAGAAATACTTCACCCTACGTTTACCTTCACGAATATTGATATAAGTCTCTTCAGTAAAATCAAGATCAGGATCTTGATGAAGACTCAACCCGTTTAGAAACTGATTGAGATCATAAATCGCAAAGTCACGAGGAAACTCTTCGGTAATTTCCGCCTCGGCAAGAATATTTTTAGCAACAGAAATCGTGCGAAGACGATTACCCTCCTTCACAAGAATGGAATTATTGATGTTAGCAAAGTTCTTGAGAATATTTAGAGTCTTGTCAGAGAGTTTCATAGTTTTATTTTTGAGTTTCATAATCAGTGGAATTCAGAAAGACCATTATCTTGACGAGAATAATGACCATCAAAGTGAAGAAGAAGCATAGCATAATGAATGACTTTAAGAAGATCAATCTTATTGCGCCCATCTTTTTGTCCATAGCGAGAACCATATTTTAAGATATTCGCCTGACAGAAGTTTGCGGCAAGTTCTTTTGCTGCCATCAAATCTATCGTTTGAATATCACGATAACTTTTATCGCTTCCACAATAATGACTCTTATAAGTTGCTGTCACATATTCTCTAATTTCTTTAAGAATTTTATCTTCGTTATACTTCCAGAGATGAATAGATTTTTCAGGCATATCTAAAATTGTTTGATTAAGTTCAAAGTATCCACTATGTTCATTCTGACTCATAGTGTTTTTGTTTTGTTCCATAAAATAAAAAGGGGGGGAAGTCATAATTAACCTCCCCCAATTATATCAGAAAGGACTAGGGGTGTCAAGGTTTGGAAGAACTTCGTTTGACACCTCAGTAGGCATTTGGAAATCTACATCAATCTTATCATAGAGTTCCAAGAATGCCTGTTTGGTTTCATCATCAAATCTATTAATGCAAACTTGAATTGCCTTTGCTTTATCACCAAAAATACTATATGCACGAATGATATGAACCAGGCGGCGGGTGCTGATGATTTCCTCAATACCACCATCATAGAACGTCTTACGGATCACATCCGACCAATCACAAAGACGCTTGCAGAAATCACGATCCTCAAGACCAAGATCCAAAGAAATACCCTCAAGGATCTTCTGTTCAATAGTGAGGGGAGGATATGACTGCTCAAAGGTTACAGGGAAACGCTCTAGGAACGCCTCATTCAGAACGTTGGTGCCGATGAAGCGTCCATCATCAGAACCCTTGCCCTTGGTGTTTGCAGTGGCAACTACGTTGAAACCAGCAACAGGTTTTACAAACTTACCAATCTTTTTCAAGAATACACCTTTACCTTCCAGAATTGATTGGAGACACAAAATCTTATTGGAAGCAAGATCAATCTCATCCAACAGAAGAATTGCACCACGTTCCAGTGCTTCTACAACGGGACCATTATGCCAGACAGTTTCACCATTTACCAAACGAAAACCACCAAGCAAATCGTCAGAATCAGTTTCAATCGTAACATTAACCCGAATCAATTCCCGACTTAGTTGAGCACAAGCTTGCTCCACACTGAACGTTTTACCATTACCCGAAAGACCCGTAATAAACGTAGGATAAAAAAGACGGGACTGAATAATTTTTTTAATGTCATTAAAATTACCAAACTTGACGAAGGTATCATCTTTGTCGGGGATAAGATTTTGTTTTACTGCTTCAATAATGCCAATACCAGGAACAGAAGAGGCAACATAAGTATTTTCAAGATTTTCAATATCTTTAGCAGTAACCTCCAAGTTCCACCGACCACGATTAGTCTTAAACTTTTCAAGACGACGGGTCACAGTAGGATAAGAAAGATTTTTAGCGGCGCAAAAACCTTTAATATCAGCAGCAGTCAATTCTGTGCCAAAATTTTCTTTAAGGCCAGAAATAATTTGTTGGTCAGTCATTTTGGTGCGAGACATAATGTAATTTGTTTTGTTTAACTGAAGTTATTATAGAACATAACTGCCACACTTAGAGATCATACTGGACAGTTCTCTAACTGGCACATCTCCGCATTTACCAATTCTTCCCTCTTTTGAAAAGACAAACTTAACCAAAAATTTTGTTTTGCTCTTTTTTGAGCGGTTGTTTTTTTGTTGTGACATTTTACACATAATAACTGACACTTTTCAACTTCATTCCAAAAAACTTCTCTTGTATTACGAACAGCATTTGCAACATTATGTTCCTTTTTAGCATCATCAATATGGTCAAATTCAAGATTTTCAAGAGTTCCACAACAAACACATTTTCCACCAAGTTTTTCCTTTGCTTCATTTAAAAGTTCCTTTCTTCTTCCTATTTGTTTAGAAACTCTTGTTTTTTTATTTTTATGGTAATATTCCAAATCTTTTTTTCTTTTTTGTTCTTTAAAATTGGGGTCTTGAATTTTTTTAGAATACCGTTCTCTTTCTTTTTTATTTCTATTTTCGTTTTCCATTTTTATATATCAGATGATACTATTATTTATATGTCTTCATCTGTTTATCATAACAGCAAAAAGGGGGCGGTGGTGCCCCCTGTGACAGTTTTATAATTGGCACAATCTCCGCAAAGAGAGATTACCTCCCATTATGTTACCAAAGAAATAAAATCACCAAGAACTTTTTTATTCATTTTTTTAGATTTAAGACTTTTAACAAATGCAGATTTAATCTGAGACTTTGTTGCACATTCAGCAACTTCAAACTCAGCATCTTGAGAAAGAGCATTTGCCGAAAGTCCAAAGTATGCATCATAACCTGAAGCAGTAATAGTAAAACTTTTCAATTTTTTCCAGTCTTTTTGAATAATTTCATATTGTTTATCGGAAATGGAATGATAGTGTTGAACAAAACGATTGACATCTCTTCCAAAAAGAATACGCATTCCAATAAAATTAACGGTAGGAAATCTATCCTTCAGATTTTTAAGAATAATATCACTAAAATATCCATCCTCATACTTATAAGTAGTTCCAATTTTCCTATCCCTAAGATAAGTACGCCCAGGATAAGTATGACGAACACCCATATAAGGATCTGTTTGATAAGGACGTTTCACTTCACAGTGATAATTAATATGCTCTGCTTCTCCATCAGTCAAAATAATGCAATGAACTTTTTGAAGTTTATTATCTTGTTGAAATTTAGGAAGAATTTGATACAAAGAAATTAAACTTTCATTCAAAGGAGTACCAGAAAGAGAAAGACGATTTGGAAAAGTATATTCGCAAGAATAACTCCTAGTCAAAGAATAAGCAACTCTCCAAATATTAAGAATTTGATGCTCTAGTTCTTTACCAGATACTTTACTTGTAAGAAGATTCATGAGAGAAAATGATGGATCAACAGTAAGAATTCCCTCTTTTGGTTGATAATGAGGTTTAAATTCTGCTGGTTTGCGTTCATTGGTTCCATAATTAATTTCAATTCCATTCCAACACAAAGTAAATGCATAAACTTCAAAAGGAATTGAAACTTTTTTACAAAACCATACAAGATTAAAAAGTTGTTTACAAGTATCAATAAGAACTTCTGACATTGATCCACTCCAATCCAAAATGAATACAAGTCCGTGATTCTTACCATCAGGAAGAATGGTAACTTTTTTAAATAGATCTTCACTGAATTTATATGAATGTAGACGAGAAGTATCAAGTGATCCGGTACGAGCAGTGGAAGCACGAGAATAAGAATCTGCTGCCTTATGACATTCAAATTCTTTTACCAGATAATTAACTTCCCTTTGAGAAGATGATTTAAACTCTTTAAATTTTTGATCTGCTTTCGTAAAAGGACTACTTCCAATACCATAATAATCGGCATAACGTTTTTGTTGCACCTTGAAAAATCCATCAATTTCTTTATGAACTTTTTCATTTTTTGCAATTACGGTGTCAAGATTTACTTGAGGAACTTCAACATAGATATTTTCAATAGAGTTATCATTATTTACGAGATCTTTGATCTTATTTTCAAGATTATTCATCGTCTGAACCTCTGGTTCTTTATCACGATAAGAAGATTCTTTCTGAGAAGGTTTTTGAGAATTCTCAGATTCATCTGATTTATTTTGATTTTGATTTGATGATGATTGAGAAAGATCAGAAGTTTGTTCTTCATTTTGATTTTGAAAAGAACTTTCTTCAGGATTATCGGAAGGAGATTTTGAATTTCCGATTTCATCAGCAGTAGTATCAGAAATCTTTTCTTTTTCTTCTTGATCTTTTTCACAGTACTTATAAAGAACTTCTGCTGCATTCAAAGCATCTTCAAAAGTTTCGGCAGATCCGATCAAATTGATAATTTCATCTTCTTCGGAAGTAAACTCCAGAGGAATAAAGTTTCCAATTTTAAAGTAAAGATTGGCGCGGTCGGCGAGATTAAATTTAGAAATATCTTCATCTTGAATGCAGAAAAAGTCTTGCTGATTGAGTTCTTTGTAACCATTATAAAAGGTTTTAGAAAGACCAGAATAACGACGCTTCATCAATTTTTCAACTCGTGCGTCCTCAGTCACATTTACAAACTGTGGGGGGATTTTATAATCTTTAGTCCAGTCAACATCGGGGGTCTCTCTTGAATGCCCCACCTCGTGTGCTACAAGAAGATCCACAACAGTACTGCTTGCTTTCCACATAGGAAGTGTAAGCACCCGAGTATGAACATTAAAACAAGCGGTCTCTACTTTCTTATGCTCCACTACAATATCTTCTTCCGCCAGAAGTTTGGCAAGCATTCCTTTGATTTCGTAATTGACGTTCATTTGTTTTTGATGTATTTGATCCAATTATACAAAAAAAGAGGGTGGTGAGACCCTCTAGTGTGCCAGTTTGGAAAGTGGATTAATACCCCTTAGTTCTTGCTCTAGTCTGGTCTTCAGCCCTTCCTGGGCTAGGTCTTCCTGGAATACCAGTATCTGGAATAGAAGATGGATTTGAAAGCGGTATAAATCCGCTCTGTTTACTTCTATTCAGTTGACTTTGCCTTTCTGCCGCACTAATACTTGGATTGTCAATTTTAGTATTGTATCTAGCAGCATCCGTATCAGATACCCCTCCCGCTTTAAATGATCCAGGAACAGTCTTATTTACGGTTGTTGCACCAATTTTTATTGGTCCAATACCAATCCCACCTTGCTGCTCAGGTTTAACTTGAACTGTTCCAGGCACTCCGCTCTGTTGAGCCACAACGGTTGCTTCAACAATACTATCTCTCCACTCTTCGCTCATATTCACCATAATGACCTCTGCCTGTTCTACAGACTCAGCATAACCTTCATCAAGAAGGTGTGAGAGAATTACATCGTAGACATCTACTTCTTCTGTTGCCATTCTTGATGCAACTCTAGAAGCTCCTGATGCAACTTTAGATGCTAGTGATCCAATCATTCCCTTTATGCCTTTTTTGGTTTTAGATGCGGCGCCTTGAATTTTTTCACCAACTCTAGATGCAACATCTCCAACAACTGCAGACCGAAGTTCTTGCCTACCCCTACTAGATTGTGTCTTCAGTCCGGCACCGGGCATTAAATTACGAGAAGATGCATATTTTGCAACTGGAACATGAGCCTGTTGTTTTGCACTATTAATTTCTTTTTTTATTTTTTTACCACGTTCACTAGCACGTTCTGAAGATGCAATTGCAGATGCTCTTGCTCTTTCTCCTTGATTTTGTACGGCAGTTTGAACTCTTTCTAAAGCACCTTTAAATGCTTTATCAAGTCTACTGGCAGGTTTTTCAGTATCATGACCATAAGTTACTCTGGCTTCAGAAATAATTTCAACAAAAATATCTTCAATATCTTCAAAATTATATCCCTCATCTAACATTTCATAAATTACTTCTTCAGCAATATCTTCAAGATTTTCTTCAGTCAAATAATCAATATATTCAAATTCTTCCCCAATCAATCTTTTACCTGCTTTTGCAACAATACCTACACCAGAACCAAATCCTTTACCAAACTGCCCGGCAATTTCAGCAGCTTTACCAACTGTTTTACCGGTTTCTTTTGCAAGATGTCCAGCAGTAGTAGTAGCAGCATTATGCCTCTCTACACCTGCTCTATAAGCGTCTCCTGCCTTCTGTGTAGCTGCTTTATGACGCTCTACACCTGCTTTATAAGCATCTCCTGCAGATTGAATTGCTTTAAAGATATTACGTGCAATTGCATCTCTTACAGGTTTTTGTGATTTTGGTTGTTGTGATTTTGCCTGACTTTCAGGACCACGAGTTTCTGGTTTTGCTTTTTCTGTTTCTACTTTTTTAGTTGCTGCTTCTTTTGCTGCTTTCTTTGCTGCCTCTTTGGCATCAATTTTTGCTTTTACATCAGCATAAGAATCTCCACCAGTTCTTTTTTTTGCAGATCTTGCTTCGGTAAGAACATGAAGATCTTCGGATAAGTCATAAACAAAATCAACAAAAGGTTCCAAACCTACATTTTCAATTAAAATATTAATTCCATCAGAATTTAATCCATAGGAATAAAAATATTCCGTTGCAACTTCTACAATATCCTCAGTATAAACAGTATTATTATATTCATAAACTTGTTCTCTAAGATCTTCATTATAAACGGATTCATAAAGAAGACGCATATCGTTAACTTGAGGTTTGTTCATTTTTTTTTTTTTTCTATTTTTTCCTATTTTTATTTAGGAAATAAACAATCTAAATCAATTCTGGATAAAAAAAAGACCTCTCAGAAGAGAGGCGTTTTTTAAGATTTTTCATTCTTTTTTTCGCTTGCCGAATTGCCTGAGGTTTTTTCTTACCCTTGTCGGGACGACGATGAGGTTCTCTGCCGCTTTCCCAAATTTTGTGGTGTGCCATGGTTTTGATGAATTCCTTGGATATTCTATCTATAAAATTCTCAATCCTATCATCATACTGTGCCAGTTTTTAAACTGTCCTACTAAATCCCTTTATTTTTTCGTATTTAATCACAGTATCAAACTTATCGTGCAATTCTGTTTTATGAGAGATTACAAAAATATTTGAATCTTTAATCACGAATTTAATAATTTTCAAAAATTCATCTACACCAAATCCATCTAAAGAAGAATCAAAAACTTCATCAAATAAAAGAATATTACAATTTATAGAATTTTTAACTCTTGCAACTTCTCTCCAAGCAAAAATTATGGATAAATCTATGCGAGATTTTTCACCTTCACTAAAAGAACTATAAGAAAAATTATCATGAATTGGAGATTTAATACTTTCATTAAATTCAGAATCTAAATAAAAATTAATATAAAAATCCATCATTCGTAAATATCTATTAACTTGCTGATTAATAAAAGGTAAATATTTTTTAATAATTTTTGTCTTTACACCATCATCTTTTAGAAGAGAATATGCAAAATCATGATAAACAACATCTTGCTTTTTCTTTCCCAAATCATCAAATGTTTTCTGAAGACTTTGATTAAATTCTTCTAGTTTTTTGTGCTCTTTATTTTTATTTTCAAATTGCTCGTTAATTTTTTTAATCTCATCATTTAATTCCTTAATTTGTCTTTGATTATGATTGACTTTAGTATTATTTTGAGATATTTCTTGATTTAATTTTATGATCTCTTTTGAAAGTGCAATAAACTGACGCTCTCGTTCTTCCTCCAATTTTATTGTTTTTTCAAGATCTTCATATCCAGATTGAAGTTCTTTTGCATTAGTCTTAGCATCAGAAATTCTATTCAAACGAAACTCTTCTTCAATTGTTTGAGTACAAGTTGGACAAATTGTATTTTCAGTAAAAAACTTATGTTCATGTGTAATATTAGAAATTTTTTGAGATATTTTGCCTTTTAAATTTCCAAGTTTTTTGAGTTTATCATTAGCATCAGAAATATCTTGTTGATCTTTGGTATATTTAAATATATCTTCTTCAATTTTAGAACTCTCAAGAATATAAGTATCGGATTCTTTTATTAAGGTCTCAATTTTAGATTTATAATTCCTGATATTTTCTTTTCCTCTGCTTTCTAGTTCTTCAATAAAATTTTTTTGCATTTCAACTTTATCCTTTAGAGATTCTTTTTTTAATTCTAAGGATTTAATTTCATCTTTTTTCTGTCTGATTTTTTCTTTAATAATTCCATTCATTACAGAAAAAACACGAATATCTAAAAGATCTTCAATTACTTCTCTTCTGTTTGCTGTAGTTAACTGCATAAATGGAACAAAATTACTACTTCCCAAAATTACAATTTGAGTAAAAGATTTGTAATTTACTTTAAGAATATTTTCTTCAAGAATTTTTTGATTTGCTCTTTCATCTGCTTCTTTATGAATTTTATTTCCATCAATTTCAATATCAAAAATATTTGGTTTAATTCCTCTACGAACAAGATACTCTTTAGAATTTATAGAAAATTCTATTTCAACAACACAATCTTTTTCATTACTGGAATTTACTAATTGAGGTTTATTTATTTTTCGATGAGGGCGATTAAATAATACAAAAATAAGTGCATCAAGAAGTGTTGATTTTCCCGAACCATTTGTACCAATAATTAAATTAGTAGCACTGCTTTGTAAATCAATTGTATTCCAATAATTGCCAGTTGATAAAAAATTTTTCCATTTTATAGTTTTAAAAATAATCATAAATTACCTATTTTAAACTTAAATTAAATCATAATTTGGAGGAACTACAATATCATTTTGACTAACTACAGCATACTTATAGTTGTGAAGTTTACAAGTTTTTATTGCAAGTTCATCATCTACTTCTACTATTTCCATTTCAGAATCCTGCAAATTTTCTAGCATCATAGCATATCTTTTCGCATCATCTTCTTCTTCAAAAAAAAATAAAACTTTTTCTCCATATTGATTTAAAACCGCATATGCACCATCATCTTTATGATTTGCTACTGTGAGAAGAAACATTATTCTACCTCACATGATTCTTTATAGGCACTTTGAAGAATTTTTTTAATAATTGATTTATCATACTCCACATCAGCATCATCAATATATCTATTTAAAATTGAAATAGTATTTTCGGTTTCATCAATTTCAAAATCTTCATTTTCTTGGATTGTAAAATTTTCAATAATTTTAAGTTCTTGAACTCCGTTTGAATGTAATTTATCAATAAACTTTTCAAAATCTTTTGGTTTAGATTTTTTGCGAACAATTACCTTCACAATTTTATTTTCATATTTACGAGAATCAAATGTTTGATATGGAGTATCCTCGTAATAAATTATATAAAATAATCTATATGGATTATTAATTGAAGTAAGTTCAAAAGTTTCTGTGTCAAAAATATGAAATCCCCGAGCATCATTCACATCATTCCAATACATTTCATAAGGATTTCCAAGATAAAAAATTTTACCATTATTAGATCTAGTATGATAATGTCCGGAAAATACTCTATCAAATTTATTAAAAATATCAGTGCTCATACCATCTTCCATAATCTGTCCGGGATAAGCTTGAAATCCATTTAGTTCAAGATGTCCCATTACAATATTTGCTTTAGTTGATTTTAGCAACTTCATAGTATCCTGTTTATTTTCCTCACAAATCCAAGGAATAAAAGCAATATTTAGTCCACCAATATTAACTTCTGTTGGTTTACTATAAGTTTTAATGTTTTTATAATCTTGAAGAAGAAGGTTTGGAGAATTAATTTCATTTGAATTGCGTAAAAATATATCATGATTACCCACAATCATATGAACTTTATATTTTTTAAAAGGTTCCAATACAACTTTTTTGGTCCAATTTAATCCCCAAAAATCAATGCTTTTACGATTATCAAAAGCATCTCCCATATGAACTATTGTAGATATTCCTTCCTTTTCTAAAGTTGGAAAAAAAATATTTTTATAGAAAAGTTCAAAATAATCATGAAGATACTTTGAAGATTTACGAGCCGTCCAATGAGTATCGGAAATTACACAAATTTTCACCGGTATTATCTCCTATTATTTTTTGATATAATCTTCATAAGATCAACGATTACCACGATATTGAATTGCATCTTTAATACTGTTATAGTCCGAACTATTACCAGAAAGAACTGCATCATCCACAGTCATGACCTCATCATAACCAGTTCTTTCAATGAGTTTATTTTTAATTTCTAATTGTTTTTTTTCCTTTTGTATTCGTCTTAGAAAAGCATAGTGAATAATTTGAGTAAAATATGCAAAAGGGTTTTGAGACCTTTCTGGATTAAAATTGTGAATGTACTGAACACAATTTTCAATTCCATCAGAAATCATATCTTCCCTAAACATATAATTTACAAAATTAGGTTTATATGACAAATGTGTGGCAATTTTTACAAAACATTCCCCAAGATAATTTGTAATTATTGGTTTTGGAAGACCAGTTAATTTAGCACTATTTACTTTCTCTTTATAAACAATTAATGCTTCTAAAAATTCTTTATTATTTACATAGTGCTCTGATTTTTTCTTTGCCATAACATTTTTTTATTAATTCTAACATGATATGTTCATTATAACATAGTTTAAAGGGTATTGACAAGACCTTGAAATTCGTGTAGAATACCTTTGTTAGGGTTGATAGGGATTATATAAGAATCTTAAAGAGACTTAAATACCATTTCAAGTTTTTTACGAGCATCTTCTACAGAAGAAATATATCCCATAGAATTAGAAATCGTTACTTTACCATCTATATCTTGAGTTTCAATATTAAAAGAATCGTTTAGATATTTCCGATAAATGTTAATGACTGCTATGTCTTTAACTTCAGTCATTGTAATAACTTTATCAAATTTTATAATATAGAAATCATCTTTTGGTATTTTCATCCATGGAGATATTTTAATAGCAGTTGCTATATCGGTATTCATTATTTTCATAGTTACAGGATTTTGTAAAATTATAATAGAATCTCCATCATTATCATCAATAGAAATTAATGAGAATATCTCTTCACCAGATACTAATTTTAAGGAACAATAAAATTCTTCAGTCATTATTATTTAATATTAACGTTTATTATATCGTAATTAAAGTTTTCTTCTGAATAAATTTTAATTCTTTCTATTAAATGATTGAGTGTATAATTTTTCTTTGATTTATAACTAATATCATCAGCAATATCATACAAGGTTGCTTTTACTTTACTTTCACCTTTTCTCAGAACTCTTCCAATACTTTGAAGATTTCTAATTCTAGATTTACTTGGGGATGCAAAAATTACATTATGTAAATTACGAATATTAATTCCTGTTGAAAAAGTTCCATAAGATGCTACAATAATTGCATTATTCTCTTTTTCAGTAATCTCACGAACTTTTTCTCTATCTTCAACATTTACACCACCATGAACAAAAAATACACGACGATCATCAACCTTATTATTATTTATGAGATGATACAATGGTTCTCCGTGTGTTTCAACTCTTGTAAAAAGAATAAGAGTATTTCCTTTTAAGTCAAGTGCTAGATTTTTAATAAAATTATTTCGTTTTTCATGTCCAATTAAATACTTAACTTCATCTTCATAAGTTTCGAATTTATTTGGAGGATGTTTTAGAAGTAATATTTTAATATCAAGTTTGGCTAAATGACCCTTTTGCATTAATTCATCAGTTTTAATAATTTTGTAAGAAGGTCCAAACAATCCCTCCAATACCCACTTATGAGTTTGAGATCCATCTAAGGTTCCAGTAAATCCAAATCTATACTTAGCATCATAAAGTTTCGTCATTATAGATACTAAAGATTTTGATTTAAATTGATGTGCTTCATCTCCTATTACAACATTGAATCTATCAAAATATTGTTTTGGAAGTTTATAAATGCTTTGCCATGTTGTAATAATAACTTGAGCATTAATATCTCGTTCCTTTCCTGCATATATTTTATGACAGTATGATCCAACATCAAATCCATAACTTTCAAAGTCCTTATACATTTGCTCAACTAAACTTGTATTAGGAACAACTAAAAGAATATTTTCATTCCTTTCAGCATAGTATCTTATAATTCCATATATCATCAACGACTTTCCAGAAGCTGTTGGTGATATTAATAACTTTCTGTTGTATTTAAGAGCATCATAAACTCCTTCAATTTGGTAATCTCTTGGAGTATGTGAGCAGATAGATTTTAAATAATCACTAACGCCTTCTTTTGAAATTTTTTCGTTTATTTCAAAAGGGAGACCGTAATACTTATTATTTTTAAATTCATATGTATAATTGTGGTTCTCACAAAACTTTATAATTTTGTCTAAAAGACCTACATAGATTTCTCCAGTATTTACATTGAATAAGTAGATAAATCCATCCCACCACTTATTTTTATATGCAGGAGAAAATTTAGCATTAGGAACTTCAAATTGAAAAGTATCCTTTAATTCATAGTAAATATGTGGTTCTGCTTCTATGTGCAAATACACCTCATTCTTTTTTGATATAATCAAATTTGACATTCATGGTATATCATCTATTAATATTTATTTGAAATATAAAGCATAAAAATTATATTTCAGTACATTATTTAATTAATTATATCCTGCAGTGAATTTCAGAAAATCAATACTACTTTTGATCTGATAGTTTCTTTGGAAAATTTGTTTGATAATATCTTCCAAAAATTTTAACATAATATCATAATATCTGATTTTAAGATCTATTTTATTTAATTTTTCATCAGCGTCCATATGCCTCTGTAATGCCTCTTTGTCCCTTACCTTATATGGAAATGGTTCTTTCTCATAAACCTCAGGATCTGCTTTTCCGGAATAATAATTATATCTTTCCAATCTAACTCTATTATAAGTTTCTCTTGCTCTTTCACGAAGAAGAGTAGTTGTATTATATACAGTATAATATTTTGAATGAAGTTGAGGAATTTTGAGGGATTCATCATGTAAATTGTCTGGATCTATGACAGAATCTTTTTGCCACATTTTATCAATATCATCTAAATTCATATTGGTTGATTTGTGTTTGGTGAAATTAAATCATATACAGTATACTTGAACAATACATCTGCTGTAAAGTAATTAGTATCCTGAACTGTGGCATCAAATTCTAATGATGATAAAGATGAAGGCCAAAGATCTTTAAATTTTACAATTACAACATCTTTAAAATTGCTATCTAATATATGAAGAGATCCATCACTAAATCCTCTTTTTGGGTCTTCTTTGTCAGTATTATCTGTAATTAAAGATTTATATTGTTCAGTAGATTCTGGATATCCAAGTCCATATAACCAATTATGAATTGCAACATAATTTTCCATATTTTCATCAACGAGAAATCTTATTTGAAGATCTTCAAATTTAATTTTATCTCCGGGAACTGGAATATCACGTAAATAGTTTGGTTGAGTTGCTTCTCCTAAATTGATTTCAGGTATTTTTACCGAGTTGCAAAAGAAGGCAACTTTTGGTGTTTTTGCTAAAGTAAATTTAAATCCTATTGGAGATAAAAAATTTCTATTTTGAATTTGACTTGAAAAAATATCACTCATAATTTTTAACCTTTAATTTAATAGTAAAATTTTATTGTTTAACATAAATTTTTTGTTTTCCAAACTGTTGAGAAGTAATATTTGGATTTCCTGAAACATCGGCAGCAGTTTGTCTTGCAAGATCAAAACTTACACTTTTATTATATTGACCAGATTTACCAAAGTTTCCAGTATCAAATGAATGTGTCGTTGCAACAGGTGCTTTAGTTCCTGGAGCTTTTGTCATTTGAAGTTGTGTTCCAAATGGAACGGATGGTTTGGAACTTGTTGAAGACTTATAAGGAACTGCAACTCCTCGTGTGGTATCAGAAAATTTTTCTCCACTTGCAGTTGTCGATCCTGGAGTATCTGCCTTACTGTAAGAACTTACTGTCACTGGTTTCCAACCATATCTTTTTTGTTCTGCATCAGTGTGAGATCTTTGAGTAAATTTTCCGGTATCTTTATTTAAAACCCCAGATTGATAATTTTTATATGCCAAAACTTCCTTAGGAGCAGGTATGGGTTTTGGTGGAGGAGGATTAAATCCAAAAAATTCTTGGCAGTTATATGCCTGTTCACAGAACTGCTTATATGATTTCATTTAACCAGAACACTTTTTAGTATTTAGATAAAAAAAGACCCCCCTTTTCGGGAGGTCTGAAGAAGATATGAACCAATCGATCACATTAAATTGTCAACGCGAACACGACGATAGTAGCGATTGCTATTAACTTGTAGACGACCTAGACCTTGAGCATCGGCAATTGCACCTTCAGCAAATGGATTGGCAACAATACCATAGCGGGTCTTGAAGCCAATTTTTGGTTGGAAGGTATTCTCACCAACGGCACGTACCATTTGGAGAGGAATATAAGGGCAATAGAAAATTCCAGCATCATAAGGAGAAGAACCCTTATAACCAACCACATAGTACTGATTAGCTGCAACGTTTGCAGAATAAGGATCGATATATACACGATACTTACCTTGAAGAATACCGGCAAAAGTATTACCAGTATCATCAACTTGGAGATTGGAATTAAGTGCGGGAGTATAATCAAGAACACCAGCCATGGTGAGTGCAGAAGCAACGTCAGCAGAGCAAAGGATCATATTACCCTTCCCTCTACGAGTTCTTTGTGCGATTGCATTAGCATCACGCTCGATTTGGAAGATAAGTCCTTTGAACTTCTCAACAGACCAACGACCGTTGGAATCAACATCGAGGTCAAAGATGCCTGGAGTTGCAGTATTGACTGCAGCACCTTGCTCAGCAACTTTATAGATGGTACGAATGACTTCACGGTTAATTTCAGCAAGAATTTCTGTTGAAAGAAGATTTGCTAATTCAGCTTCGGCATTTATTCCATGAATTGCCTTGAGGTCTTGAGCGAGTTCTAATGAATACTCAGCCTTCAGAGCACGGGATTTTGCAGTAACGGTGACTTTCTCAATTGAGAATGCCATTTCGTTAAACTGAGGACCGGATGCAACACCAAGGTTCTCAGCATCACCGGTTACCATACCTTCACCAACGTTATACGTGGTAGTTGAAGATGCGGTTGGGTTGAGAAGACCTGGGTTTGAACCTGCCTGAGCAGTAGTACCAAGACCTACTGAAGTACTTGCAAAACCTGCAGTATTATTAAGTTGATTGCTTTGACCGGAGAATGCTGAATCTGCTTCATTGAACAGAGCTTCAACACCTGACTGGTTGGTATAGCGTGAACGCATTGCAAAGATAAGACCAGTAGGTCCACTCATTGGTTGAACACCAGCGAGATCATATGCAACCAGATTAGGCATGGAGCGTCTGATCAGAGAGATCAGAACAGGGTCAAAACCAGCTACAGGACCTGCAGCACTAGCACTACCACCGAACCCGCCAGAAGCGCCAGAAGCGTTGCCTGAGTTGGTGGGAGTTTCATAGAGAAACTCACGCTCTTCACGAATAGCTTTTTCTTGATTTTCCAGGAGAATAGCAGTTACCATTCTGCGATGTGAATCTTTGATAGAATCCATTCCTTGATAGTCAAGGATTGGTGCCCACTTCTCCTGCAGTAGTTCTGTATTGAACTCTTGCATTTTTTTTACCTCTTTGAAATTTGTTGTTAGTTAGTTTGATTTTTATGATTTAAAAATCACCTTTTAGAAACTCTCTCAAGTGTCTGAAGATAACGACTCATAGAGGGTGAAATTTCCTCATCATTACTATAATTAACTTCTTCAGCAAGATTATCAACAGTGTTTCTTTGAGCACTAGTTGTTCTTGGGAAATAAGAATCTCTCAGTGTTACTAGTTTCTCACGATAGTTATCTTCACTATCAAACTCAACATTTTCAGCAAGAGAAGCGAGTTTATCTTTTTGTGAAAGTGCAAGACCTTCTGTTACTTCACCAAAAATTACATCGGTAACTGACTCGGCTAATCTTCTATTCAGAGCAACATTCTTTTCGATTTGCTCATTGAGTTTTTCTTCCATTTCATCTAGTTTATCTACCATACTCTCGACTACATCATATCTTTCTTCAGGGATGGATACATAATGATCTTCAAAAAGACTCTTCATTCCTTGTAGGAATGATTCGGTCATTTCAGTCTTGAGTCCGTTTTCGATGACGAGAGCATTTTCATCAACCCACTCATCGGCAACGTACTCTAGATAAGCATCAACTCTTTCTACAAGTTCTGCTTTAATTTCTTGTAGTTCTTCTACAAGTCTTTCTTCATAAACATATTGGAGTTGCTCTTTAATTAAAGCAACTTTACTTCTAATTGCAGCTTCAAAAATTGTCTTTGCCTTGATTTGGAAATCTTCGGAAAGATCTTCACCAGCAAGAAGAGCGGTTACGTCTTCTTCAATATCAAAAGACTCTTCCATTTCTTCTTCTTCTTCTTCTTCCTCTTCCTCTTCCTCTTCTTCCTTTTTACCTTTTTTAGACATCATCTTACGTGCTTCTTCCATCTTACGACGGGGAGAAGATTTCTTCTTACCACCCTCTTCTTCTTCTTCCTCTTCTTCTTCCTCTTCTTCTTCCTCTTCTTCCTTTCTTTCAATTAAATCATCTTCATATTCAAAATCTTCTGCTTGCTTAGAAGCAGCAGTTCTATTGGTTACGACATCGCTTACTTGCTTAAGTGTCCCTGCAGGATCTTTAAACTTTGCGGTTCCTTCTGGTTCATTTGTATAATCTTCTGGTCTTGGACCTCCAAGATCTTCCCAACTACCAGTTTGCCCTGGAGCAATTCCAGTGGTCAACTTGTGCATTGGTTCGCCAGATTGAGCATTTTTAGTGACTACGTTTTCCATTTCTTGTAAATTTCTACCAACGGACATTTTAGATCTTTGTATTTAATCTATATTTATTTATAATTTATAAATTTGAAATAAATTCATTAAACAGTTCAAGTTTTCTTTCTTGATATTGTTTAGTCTCAATTAATTGATTAATTTTTCTTTTTGTATTAGAAATTAACCAATCGTTTCTTGATGCATCATAAATCCATTCAACACCTTCCATAATTCCCTGAACAAAAGCATCAGGAGCAGAAGGATCTGCCACTATATCAGCAGCAGTTGCTAACATAAAATCAGGACCAACTACTTTATGACCTTCATTGGTCATTTGAAGTGATCCAACACCACGAGAAGAAACACCTAAACAAACTCCATCATCAATTAAAGCCTTAGCAATTTTGCCCATAGGAGTTTCAAGAAGTTGCGCCTTTCCTTTAAAGTTATTTCCTTCACGAACAAGGGAAGTAATTTTATGGGAAACTCTATCTAGATTTACTGTTGGTCCATCTGGATGACCAAGTTCTCCAAGAGCACGACCTTTTTGAATAAAGTTCTCATTATATCTTTGAACTTCACGGGAAAGAACATTAATAGGATACATTCTGCCATTGCGATTACAAATGTCTCCCTGAAGAAAAACTCCTTCAATATACATTTTTTTAGCAGGACCAGATCCTTCTACGATAAATTTAACCTTTTGTACTTCTTCTGTGATGAGTTTCATTTTTTTTAACTTGCTGAAGATGCAATTTGTACTTCTGTAATACTTATTGTAGCGGCACTTCCAGATCCAATTGCAGAAATTTTTGTACTTCTTGCTACTGATGTTCCGGTAAGTGCAATTCCAATTACTGAACTACTATTAAAATTAATCGTAATTGTTGGAACTCCAGTTCCACCCCAGTATGAACTAATATCAGTAGTTGCAGTTACTAAACTATGAATACTATTAATTCCTGCTGGATATCCACTTTCAATTGTTACATAGTCACCGACTACAAATGGATTATTAATTGAGGTATCAAGAGTAAGAACCGTTGAAGTTCCTGTAGTAATTCCAACAACTCCAATTCTAGCTACACGATCTTTGAGAACTACACTAGAATTTGCCGGAACAAAAAGAGTATTTGTTGCAGCAACTGGTGCTCCACCAATATCAATATATGCTCCAGTTGTAGCAGTAGCAACTCTCAAATAACCACTTTTTAAAGCAATACCAGTACTAGTAGTAGCAACTGATGCTGATGCACTAATAGGATTCACATATTGAGAAATTTTATAAGACATTTTTTAACCTCTTTTATTATTCTTCATCAAACATTGCCGAAGCAACATGGGGTCTTGCATTATCAATTCTTTCTGCTGCTTTAGCATAAAGAATATCTTTAATGGCATCAGTAATTTCAAGTGCCGATGAGTCGGTTGCAATCAAATCGATAAGTTCTTCCATAAGATTAATATATGTGCTAAAAACTATTTATATTTGTGGATTATTTGGTTCCGGAACTTCAGTCGCAGATCCATCAATTTCAGATTCTTGAGGAACATTGCCTAAAAGATTTTGATTTGCAGTTGCCGGAACTTGCTGTGCAGGTAATGGTTCTCCAGTAATTGGATCAATTGTTGAGGGATCTGGAATAATTCCATTTTCAATTTCGTCTCTAATTTGTTCATCAATTTCAATAATTTCAGAATCAGTTTGCCGAAGAACCTTTCTTCTTACAAATTCTGTAGAATAGTATTTTCCAATATAAGGTTCAATCTGTGACAAATTGGTTAGTCTGTTTGTAAGTAATTCAGATTCTTTTAATTCTGCAAAGTGATTATCATATAGAAAATCATATTGAATATGATCTGCCATAACTGTCCAATCTTCTGGAGTCACAATATTCTTAAGAATCAATTGAGTACGAAGCATATCCGTAAACATATTCGCAAATCTTTTTCTTAATCTTCCAACAAACTTGGTGAATTTAAGTTCATCTCTTAAGATTTCTGATGATCTTCCTAAATTAAATCCACCATCACTTGCAATTCTAGATTCAGGCACTCCAAGTGCTCTATAAAGTTTCTTTTGAAAATATTCAATATCTTGAAGTTCACCTAGATTTTGTCCACCTGGAAGAGTAGTAATTTCAGTACCTCTACCACCTTCACGACGAGGAAGCCAAAAATCTTCCATCATACTCATAAATTTACGATCATCTCTTATTTCACCAGTTGTTCCGTTATATACAAGTTTATTTCTATAACGGGACATTGTTTCTTTTAAATATTGTTCCGCCTTAATTTTGGGAAGATTTCCAACATCAATATAGAAAATTCTTCTTTCTGGTGCTCTAGATAAACGATAAATGACCAAAGAATCTTCAATCATTCTTAATTGATTAAGTGCCTTAATTGCCTTGTGAAGATATGAAAGAATAGTTCCCTTATTCCTATCTACAAGACCTGAAGTACAATATGTAATTGAATCTTTTGCAATTTTAATTGCTTTCTGAGTACCACCACCAGCCATCATTCCTCCAGAATATGCTGCAGACGGTGTATATAAGAAAAATTCTTCAATTTCTGGATTAATAATTTTTTCGTGTTCTCCATTTTTTGAAAAATTATATAATTCTTTATTTTTTTGTTGTTTTTCTTGACGAATAAATCTCATTTTCATTGGATCAATATACCTCAGATCCATAATTCCATCTTGAGGTCTATTTACATCAATTACTTTTAAATAATATAATCTTCCATCAGTATACCAATTTCTAAAAATTTCATGGGCTTTTTTATCAAAGTCCATTATTTCTTTTAAATATTTAAATTCTTGTCTTATGATTTTTTTTAAATTATCACTTGCATTTAAATTTGATAATTCAATTTCAATAGGAGAATCATAAAGATCACTTACGATTGCCTCATTTACCACATCTTCTACAGCATTATCACATTCAGGATGTAATACCATTTCACGATATCTTTTAATTAAATCAAATTCAGTTCTATAGATACCTTCAATATCAAGATATTGTCCGTAAAATCCACTAGCAATAAAATTATCAACCCCGTCCTCATTATTAGGAGGAACGGGGGAGATAACTGATTTAGAATTTAATCTATCATCAAGATTATCAATTGAAAAACCAAAAAGTTTTGTTGCCGCCATTTTATAATAATAATCGTTTTACCTATTTATTAGTTAACGTCACTACCACCAGCAGCGGCACCATTTCCTTTAATTGCTTCCCACCAAAGAACTTGGAATTCGCAAGTAAATTCTTCAATAGCATCTGTACTTTCGTATGATAATTGAATTTGTGAAATTGCAGTTGGGAAAAGATCATACATGTGATATGCTCTTAAAGTAGATCCATCACGGTCTAATTGGTATACAAAAGCATCTGCTTGATAAAGTGCAGTATCAGTTACTCCTGTATTATCAGAAAGACGATTAATTGAATTCATCCAAGACTCTAAGGCAGAGCGAATTGAAAAATCAGTATCATTAATAATGGTAACAGTCCAAGATTCAAATGTTCTGTCTCCAGCAACTTTTAAAATTCTTCCACGAAATGGAACATTAATTGGTCCAATTTGTGAAGGTGGTAAAGCTGCCGCCTTAACTAATAATCTTGCCTTATCTAAAGTATTAGTATCGGTAGGAGCAGAAGAAGGAAAGGATAGAACAACTTCAAAAAGATTAGGTCTGGTTCCACCACCAGATAACTTACTTTTGAAGTCAGTAATTTTTCTTAATGGGGGTGGATTAAGTTGATTGTAGGTTGCCATTGCTGTTTGTCCTCGTTTTAATTAGAATTTACCGATTACTTCACTAAATGCAACGCCAGTTCTAGTGGCAATAAAATTAAGACCAATAAAGTTAATTGATCTTGCTGGTTTAATGTATATATCCGCAACAAATTCATTAGCATCAATCACTGCTGCAGTATTATTTGAAGTATCACAAATTACAACAAAATCATAAAGACCTCTTTTTGCCTGAACATCACGCAAGAAAGGTTCAACAATGTTTACAAAATCAGTTCTTGTAAGTTCATCATTAAATTCAAATAGTTTTGCTTTTGCCGCAGTTGAAATGACTTGTTCAAGGTAAATAAACAGTCTACGAACATTAATTCTATCAAATGCTGACGAATAACCAAGAGCAGTTTTATCTCCAAATAGAATTATTCCAGCACCGGGAGAGAATATAATTGGATTAATTCTATTTGTATAAATACGATCTCTTTGTTGTTGTGTTGGATTATATGCTAATTTAACAGTATTCAAAATCGTTCCTCTAGTAGTTCCTGCTGGAGAATACCAAGGATAATTATTAAAGTCATTACGAGCACAAATGCCTGCAATATCCCCATTCATAGGAATATATCTAAAAGTATTTGAATATCTATCATACGTATATTTGTATGTACTATCAAATACTGCATAAGAAGAAGAAGGAATTGATGCATAATAACCAATTACATTATCTGTAATTGTGGCATCAGAGTGTACTACCACAGATCCAGTAGAAGTATCATTTAAAAATGATAGTCTATTTGGAGAAATGAACGCAACAGAATCTTTTCTTTGCTCTGCTACTGCAATTACCTGAGAAGCAAGTGATTGTGCAGTTGCTTGATCATAATTAGCAGAACCCATTAATATAAAATTAATGCGATAGAGTTCACTATTAATGAATTTTTGATAACCGGATGATAAATCTGCAAGTTCTGCAGTTAAGGATGTTGATTGCGGTACTGTAGTGTTTACACCAACAAGTCCGTTATAGTCTAAACCACCATTTAAGATATAATTATGTGGACCAGTAGCACTAAATGTAATATTACTGGTTTCTTGATCCCAATCACCAGTAGTATTTAAAGTATATGAATTTGCAACAAATCCAGTAGTTACAATTCCGACGGGAGCACTACCACCAAAAATATAATTTGAATTTATAGTAAGATAATTTCTCCAATAAGCAGGAGAACCTACCGAAAACTGTGCATCAGTTCCTTTACAAACTAAATTATGTTTTTCTAAAATTACTCCAGAATTTCCAGTAATAGATCCTGAATTATCAATGACCACAATATTCATTTGATCAAATCTAGATCCTCTAGAAGCGGCAAATGATGAAGTTCCGGGTCTTGGTGCAATACTATTCCAATGAATTGTAGTAAGATTGGTATTAATTGTTTGTTGATCATACCAATCAACAGACGATGTTGGTGTAGTTGTAGCAATACCTATACTGGAATTATTGTAAACAACTAAAGGTGAGGTTGTATTAAATGCATATGTTCCATATGGTTGATAATCAATATTTGTTTCTACATTTTGAGTAGAAACTTGTGATAAAACTTTTACAGAAACAGATCCAGAATTAACTTGAGTAACAATTCCTTTCAAATATCCACTTAATGCTGCAGTTGAACCAATTCCCGGACCAAATCCAGTAAGTACCTGAGTAACTCCATATCCAACATTTATAGATGCTGTATTAATACCAATAATTTGGTCTGCTAGTCCATCAATAATAGCAACTTCAAGTCCGTTTGCCCAGGATCCTGGATTATTAGCAACTACTGTTACTCCAGAAATTGTATTTAAGTCGTATCCAAGATTATTATAATCAACTAAACTTTTGATTTTAATGCTAGATGCTGCTCCGACAAAAGCATTTTTTAAACCAGGATTATCGGATCTTACAACTTGAAGAGCACCACCATATGCCAAATAAGATGAAGCAACCATCCAATGCTCATAGTGCTTATCTATACTATATGGTTGTCCAAAAATATTTAATAAATCGTTTTCACTTCCAACATAAGTTGGTTCATCAATTGGTCCTTGTGCAAAGGGAGCAACAATAGCTCCAATTCCAGTTGTAACAGGAGATATGCCACCTCGTGTTAAATCAATTTCCTTTACTACAATTCCAGGAGATGCTAGATTTAGCGCCATCTGTATTCCTCTACAATTTCCAGAATTATTCTAAAAGTATTTATAATTTAACGATATTCCCACATATAAGAACGATCTCCATACTCATCAACATTCCAATTTTCATAAAAATCATTTTTATTATCCTTATCAACCATCATCCAACGATCACCGGTATCTTTTTCTACTTCTTCTTCTTCATATTCATTTAACCCAGTAGAAATAAACCCAAAAGGTGCCATATCAGCTTCAATTTGTTCTTCCTGATCTTCATATATTCTTTTTCGTACATCGTCATTAGTCATCTCCTTAAAATAAGGTTGAGCAACTAACCAAGAAAATATTACAAGACACATTACTAAATCATCATTAGATCCTTCTTCAGCTTCAAATGAATTGTGTTTTTGAATGAAGGTAGTAAGTTCTTGAAAAATATCATAATCATTAAATGTAAGTTTATCATCTTCAATAATAGTTTTCAAATTTGAACATCCAAGTTTTTTAACAGATGCCGTCATTCTTACTCCAAGTTGAGATTTTTTTCCAGAAAATCCAGATCCAACTATTTGTCCCGACCTTCCTTTCATTGAACACATAAGAATATTATCATATTCCAAATCAAAATGAAGAATATTTGCTACCTGATCCCCAATATCATTAATTTCTATTAGTAACCAAGAATAATTATATGCTACAGCAACTTGGTGAATAATATTTGGAAAAAGCATCGGTTTAATTTCATTATTTCTATATTTTGCAACTACTTTATATGGAAAACTAGTAATATCATATACAATAAATGCAGAATAGTCCTTATCAATACCTCTTGCAACGTCTACTGTGATAATATAAGTATTTTCATCTTTTGCATCTTCATAAATATCCAAACCTTTATTTTTTTTAATTGGTTCACTATAAACCATAGATTTTAATTTGGAAGAAGAAATTAAAGTATCTACCGAACCCAAAAACTCGCAAAGATGTTCTGCTCTAAATTGTTCTTCGGAAGTATTTGCAATGGTTTGTCTTTTCCATTCTTCATCTCTTCCAGGAACTTCAGACCAATGAACTTCCGTAGAAATAAATTCACTTTTTCCCTTTTCTGCATCATGCCACATTCTGTAGAAATGATTCATACCCTTTGGGGTAGAAACAATAATAACCTTAGTGGATTTACCTGAAGAAATTGTAGGATAAACAGATGCAAAAAATTGATCTGCAATATTATTTGGAATAAAAGCAAACTCATCTAGAAATATAATATTAAATGTCATACCTCTAACTGCAGATGCAGATGTTGATGCTGCCATAATTTTGGATCCATTTTCAAGTTGTAATGAACCCTTATTCCATGATAGAATTCCCTGCTGCATCCATCTTGGAAGATTTTCGTATGCTAACTGCAATCTCTCTAAAATTTCTATGGCAATTTTTGCTTTGTTTGCAAGAATACCAATATTCACATTATCATTAAATACCACATAATGTAGTAAGTATGATACTACTGTAGTTGTGTTATGAGTTGGAATGAAAGTTTTACCGCACAAAAATAAATGATCTTCACTATTAACGGCAATACATGCAACAGGAACGCTATCAACTTTTTCTATTTTTTGAATGTAAATTCTTTTATTTTGTGGCCTACCAATACTATTTGAATTAATTAATTTTATCTTTCTCGGTAAATTAAATACTCTTTCCTTACAAGCATAGCGTACTGTATAATACCAACAATTATTCATTAATTTTCTACTAACTCTAGATTTAAATCCAAGTGAGGATAGTAATTCTACAACTTGTATAATTAATTCATAATTTTTTTGGTAAAATTCAAATGATTGATTTTTAGTGATTGATCCATCACTATCCATCAATCCACGCAATAATTCCATTCTTTGTTCTATTGATGAACGAAGATATGATTTTGGAATGTGCTTGTTGTTTATTAAGTTTAAAGATTTTAATTGTTTTTGTAAATCTTTACATTTAAATCTTATGCAATTATTATCAATTCTTTCGTGTTCAATATCAATTTTTGTTTTATAGAATTCATAATCATTCTTATGTGCTACTATTCTACCACTAGATGAATATCCATCACCCAACCATAAACCAAGAAGATAGGGATCTATTAATAATTCTTTTTTTTCTCCAAGAATTGATTTAGTATGTTCAATATATATTGATCCTTTTACTCCTTTTCCCCGTTTATTTTTTTGTTTTTTTAAATATCTTTCATATATTTGATTAGTAGTAATAACTTTTTTTCCAGTTCTCCAATAGGAAGAATTTACTTCCCATAAATGATCTGCATCAGCAACAATTTCTTCTCCATTATCAAAATATAACTTATAACAATCATGATTTCTCATAATTTCTGTTTTAAAAGTTACAGAAACTGGATTTCCTTTTGGTGAAAGAATATCATCTCCAACTTGAATATCTCCCATAGTTGTCCAACCCGATGGCGTTGGAATTGGAGTATCCAATGCTAATGCCTTACCAACTTGGCGCGGCATTTTACAGATATTAAATCTATTATTATGAAAATTATTAACTAATTTTTCCTGAAATGGAAACATATTAAATGGCACTAGTCCATCGTCAACACTTACAATTTTTACATAATTTTTAGAAAAATAAACAGGATCATTTATACATTTAGCAATTTCTAATATTTGCTCTTCAGTATATTCGGTTATTGTATTTGCTTTTTTAAGTAATGGATTACCTAAGTAAACACTATCGTTAGAAGCCATAAGTCTTACAAGTTCTCAATAATATTCATAGAACCAACAATTTCCCCATTACTAGTTCCACCAGTAATTTCAGTCACACTCAAAACAATTGTATCACTGGTAGTATAAGTTAAATCAGAACCCATATTTAGAAAATTGAGTGCCGTAGATACATCAGTTATACTTTGCCCTGCAAAATAACCAGAAAGTAAAGGAATACCACCACTAATAGTGCTTCCTGTTGTATAAGTAAATTGTCGTGATGCCTTTCCAATCAAAGTAGTAGAAGCAATCCCAGTTCCACCAATTGTTGGATTGAGAGTTAGTCTCCAGAAATAATTACCTGGATATTTGTTTCCATTTGCTGCAGCAGCAGAAGCATCCAAAATTTGAATATTTTGAATTTGAATATCTGCTCTTTGATAAGGTTCTCCTGTGCGAATACCAACTCCAATAATTGGGAAAGTTTGCCCTGAACCAGCAGTAAATGTAGTTGTAGAATTTTGTGAAGCAGTTGCAAAATAAGGATTGAGTTCTACTTCTGCTTCAGTATTGAATGAAGTTCCACCAACCAACATACTTGGAGCATAAGAACTAATTCCAGTATTGAAGATTTCAGTTCTATCCATAATACTTGGAGCACTTTCAAATTGAGTTCCTAATGTATCTCCATAATTTACAATATGTAAAACCGATGTTCCTTCTGTTCTTTCAAGACCATATCGTATTCTACAAGTTCTATCTCCATTAAAGTCAATCCAAAAAGTATGAGTATTCAAAAATGAATCGTGATATAATTTGCCGTTTGTAATTGTGGTAGAACCTGATGGTTTAACTGGATAAGATAAAGTAACAGTTGTATTTCCAGCACCAATTGCTTTTATCATATAAGCACCATTATATGATGTATCCGCAATACCAGTAAGAATTGCTCTTTGCCCCACATTCATAGGCAAAATTCCATTCGCAACACTATAAGTTTGATTATAATAAGTTTCACCAACACCTACTGTGCTGACTGTAACTGTAGAAATACCACCAACCAATCCAGTAATTGTAGCAATACCAACATTCTCAAAGTTATATCCAGAAGCACCATTTCCGTCTAAAATATCTTCATTAAAACTTGTTCTTTTGACTCTATCTTCTACTAGTGTTCCATCCAATAATCTACGACGAGTGACGATATACAAGTCATCACTGATTTCAAAGAACATACCATTGAATGCAGTAAATAATCCTCTGCGTTTGGTGCAGTTTTGTTGTCTTCCTTGCCAATTGACGACAGCAACCCACTGATGCGATACTCCAGGACGAATCTTAAATCTACGACGACTTCCTCTGGTATAATATCCATTTGTAGAAATGCCAGAAGTATAACGAATACTTGCTAGATTTTGTTCAAAGGCACTTGTACATCCTGTTCCTACAAAACTTTCAATATATTTGTAATCTCCATCCTTATCTACTGTCGGAACATAGTAATTTTGTTGAGATGGTGGTGAAACACGCAATCTATTTGCACTATCAAGTTGAGTATTGGTTTTATCAATAAACTGAACGAATTGTGCTGTTGTGGATGCGGTGCTTACAATCGTTGCAGATACTGGAAGTGGATTTGAGGAACTTACAGGAGCACTATTGAGATTGAGTGATACTTGCCCAGTTGTTCCAATACCTACTGTTCCTTGAACTGTTACATTTGATGTAATACTGGATACTGCGACTGTTGTAACAGGATTGGTTATGTAGAATGATGTGTTGGATATTGATACAGTATTTCCAATCGTTACAATATTCAGTAATGAAGAAATACCGACAGGAAGATATGTAAGATTTAAATTGGTAGTTCCAATACCTACTGGAAGATATGGAACATTTAATATATCACTTGTTCCAACTTCTGTAATATGATTATGAATTGGATTTGCAGGAGAGCTTGCAACACTTACAGTTGTTGGAATTGTGATATTTCCATTAATCGTAATGCTTGAACTTCCAAGAGATACTGGAAATGGATTTGCAAATGTTACTACTGATGTTCCTGCACCTGTAAGAACTACAGAAGTTGCTGGTTGTGGTAATGGATTATAAGACATATCAGATTAAGAACCAATTTTGACTGTTATAAAAAAATGTAAAACTTTGATGATTGATACTCATAATAACCGAAGTATCATTCTCTACACTTACACCCGCACCAACAGTTACGGTAATATTATATGTAGCAATTTGATTTCCCTCATCTTTTACTATAATCTTTTTACCAGACACTGGTGAAGTTGGTAGAGCAATTGTAACTGGATTATTTGCGTTTACTCCAATATAGTCATCATTATTAGTTGCCTGATAATAAGTAGTTATTCCACTAACCGAAACAATACTTGTAATGCCAACAGCATTTGGATTTACAAACTCTGCTTTATTTGTGGTTGAGTTCCACTGTAAAAACTTACCATCATAAGCACTTGGATTTGTTTTAATTCCTACAATTCCATCAAGATATCTAAAACGGTATTCTCCCCCACCACCTAATGTGGAAAGTTGTTGTTGAATACGACTAAGAAATAGATTGTAGTGTTTTTCTAAATCTTCAAGTGTTGCAAACTTTTGGTCTAATGGAGTTAATGGGTCAGGAGTTTTTTGATCTGGTGGAATATTGAGAAGTCCCTCTTTGATATATTTTCTAGTATCTTGTTGGGGTTCTGAACTAATGATACTTCTAACAACATCATTAATATCTTTTACTTCCTCTTCTACTTCTTCAATAATATTATTAACTAATTCTTGCTGTTCTCCATATTCTTTTCCGGTAAGTTCATGAAGTATTTTTTCTACAACATCATTTGCACCAATAAGTTGATTAATAAACTTATCTTCTTCTTCTTTTAATTTTTTCTTTTTCTTGTTTGCTTCTGCTATAAGGTTAAAGAAATCTGATAGATTTTCCGACATATTAACAATTCCACTTTCTTAATGATAATGCTTTTCTTGTTGGACGACCCTTTTCATCTTTCATAGGACCAGGCATCCCACTCATACGGGCACAGAATGATTTTCTGCGCTTCCACTTTCTACTACCCTTTTTGAGTTTTGATGGTTTTGTTGTAACAGCAAGTGAAAGATGAGAACCCGGATGTTCTTTGCGATAAGAAGCAATACCTTTTTTATTCAGTCCTCCCGTAGGATTTTTACCTTCTTTTCTTTGCCATGCTGCAACTGCTTCTGATACAAAACTTTCAAAAGTTTTTAATTTTGATGGATGAATACTAGCGGCAGTTTTAAGAACTTTGATCCTTGTTTCTGGGTCTTTACTTTTCATGGCAGCATTAACTCTGCGATCAAATTTATCATGTTTATCATCTTCAATTATTACATCTTCTTGTTGATATTTTTTTGAAGGAACACAATTCGGAACCATTTTATTTCCTTTTTTCTTTAATCCCTTTTGCACATAACCAGTCCAACAATCTTCTTTTACAGTTTTCCAACCACCACCTGCTTTCTTATATTCTTTTGCTGCCCAACCATTTGCATAAGCACTTGGATAAACATCAAACTTTGATTTTGCTCTTGCTTTTATGCGAGACCAAAGTGAAGGATTTGTTGGAGCATTTTTTTCTTGAATATATTCTTCTTTAAATCTGGGTAAATCAGTTTTAAGAACTTTCTTTACCATTTCTTTTGGTAATTGTGCCTGCTGAGAGGTATACATATTACGGAGTTTTTTAGAAGCACTCGTTTCTTTAGATTCCCTATGTTTTTTTGGATCTATTTCAAAACTTTCTGGGAAATTGCCGGGATGTGGTTTAGTGGGATTGTATCCTTTAATTGAATACTTATCCCAAAAGTTTCCACCCCAAGAACATTCATCTCGGGTTTCCATTTTTCCACAAAGTTTACAATATCTGTGCTCTTCTTTTGCTTCTTTGATTCTGTTAGATACCATGATTGGTTTTCCTCCTTTACCGGATCGATCAGATACTGGATCTTGTTGCCTCTTTCTCCTCACGGCATTTGCAATCGCCTTTGCACCCCCTTGAGAACGCAATTTCCTTGCTTTCTGATTGCTCAGGCACTTTGGTTTCGGTTCGTTCGGATTTTCCCTTGCGCATTTACCAATCCTATTTCCTTGACTATCGTATCTATCCCATCCACCACCACCAACTCCGCCTTCTTTACCTTTTCCAAACCAATCTCTAAGATCTTCATTCATTTGTTTTTTGATCCAAGCATCTGGGGTTTTATGGTATTTATTTACAAAAGCATTATGAAGTTCTTTCGCAGTCATATTATGTTTTTTCATAATACGACGCATTAAATGATCAATAGAATTATAAGAAATGTTATCAAGATCTAAAAGTTTATTTTTAAGTTCTTCAACAGCACTTTCAACAAGAATGTTAAATTGATTCATTTCATTAAATGGTGATTTTGATTTTGTTTTTTCACCATGTTCTCTTTTTTACGCCCAGCACAGTGTGCTCTTTGAGAAAATCCCTTAGGATTGTTACAATCGATTGATCTTTTATAATCTGTAGACCAACTCATTTTTAATTATTGTTTATCTTTATTATTTAGAAATCCTTGTTTAAGAAGTTTTTGTAATTCTGAAGTTGATCCAACAAATACTGCATTATTTGTAACATTATTTGTAGTTTTATGATTATTATTTTCCAATTCTTTAAGATTTTTTTGTAAATTCATAAGTTTATCTATTGTATCTCCAACGGTCTTTGCAGTTTGCGCTGCTACCTCATATGCTCTAGGACTATCACTATCATTAGCTAATTCCATAATTCCATTGAGAGCTTGTTGTCCTTTTTCTATCAAAGAGTATAAATTAGATCTTGCATAATCATAATCTTTTTTTATATCATCATCTGTGGATTTTATAGAATTAACTTCTAATGCTGTTATTTCAACATCTACTGTGTTACTACTAGTATTTAATGCTTTATCAATATTTTCAAATTTTTTAGTCATACTTAAATATCAATTTTTTGTGTTGGACTATATTTTTTAGAATCTGAAAAAACTTTTACATCTTCGGTAAATCCAAATGTATCTCCAGGATTTGCTGTAATTGGATTTGGAACTACAGTGTATCTCAATTCTCTTTTCGCAGTATTTATGTCAGTATCACTATAAAAATCAACTTGAACTTTACGAATGAGACCATCACCAGTTGGAGAAATAGGACCAAATAAGTATGTTTTTGCTGTAAATTGAAGAGTGTAAATTAATGCTCTTCTTGATGAAAAATCTCCCTCATAATCATCCTGAAAACTAATACTATTTAAAGTAAATGGAATATCTCTTTTTTCTCCAAGTTCTGGAATAAGATCAACTGTAACTGTAAATGTTGGTTGAAAAAATGGTAAAATTTGTTCAACAATCTGTAATGCATCATCGTTTAATTTTGTAAGAATGTTTAGTTCAAATCCAATATTGTACGGAACAGGCATAAAAACTTGTTTTAAATTTTGTCCGTCAAGTGCTTTAAATGATTGAGTTGCAGAAACTTTCCTTGATGCATCATATTCAATTGAATTCATTTCAAATGACATTCTAGGCAAAGTAATCTCAATTGGTTTATTAAGATCAGGTTGTTGTTCAATTCTTGCTAAAAATTTCTGAATAGGTCCATATGCTATTGGAACCTGAATTTGACTAATTTTATTATTATTAGAATCCTCATGAATAATATAGGTATCTTTAAATAAAGTACCGAACGTAACGATTGTTTTTTTTATAATTTGATGGTAAAAGTAAGTTCCTAACATTAATAATTGCCAAATGGATTAGATTCTGTAAAATCAATAATTAAATCTGCCTGAGTTTTTAATTCTTGATTTTCTTCATATTTATTATACAAATCAAAATTTTGAAAACTTTGTACTGCATAACTTGCTGAAGATGCTGTTCCTACAACCAGTTCTCCTGGATAAAATACGCCATTGTTAATAGAAATCTTAAGAGTATTCGTATCTTTATTCCATGATTTAACTCTGGCAGTTGTTCCAGATCTAGATCCTACTATAACTTCATTAAAGATATAATTTCCAATTCCACTAAGAATTGGGGGCAAGTCTATTGTAATAGATGGTGGAATAGTATAACCAAACCCAGCATTTGTTATTAAAATACCAGATACAGATCCATTAAATATTGTAGAAACTCCAGTAGCGGTTATTCCTCCACCAACTAATGGAGAACTGAATGTAATATTTGGTGGTGTTACATAACCACTACCACTGTTTCCAATTGAAATTGTTCCAATTCCTAAAAGATTTGTTTGAATATTTGCAATCGCAGTAGCACCAATTCCACTATTACTTGTAATTATAACTGTTGGTGAAATCGTGTATCCGTAACCAGGATTTGTTAGTGATATTTGTTTGATAGAATTAGATCCAGATTTATTTGTAGTAATTGCAACTGCGCTTGCATTTATTCCTCCAGAAGGAGCAGTTCCAATAGAAACTGTAGGGATAGTTAAGTAATTATATCCATCATTTATTAAAGATATACTCTGAACATATCCAGAAGTTAAACCTACAGTTGCCGTAGCTCTGGTTCCCGAAGAAATTAAGGTTAATGTTGTAATGTATCCTTCATTTTGAATAACAGTATCAACTTCCTCAATAGTAGTATCAATAACTTCATCTTCGTATTCAAATAATTCACACTTTAATTCATATACATAAAGTTTTCCTAATTGATAAAATGGTTGTTCGTGCTCAACAAACTTAACTTCGAATAATCTTTTACCTAAAGGGAAATAAACAATATCACCTTCTCTTGGTCTTGATGCCAATATAATTTCATCCGAGTTCATAGATGCCAAATATGGCGATATAAAATCTTCAAATCTATCTCTGGAAATGATAATACTTAAGTCATCACGTAAACTCATTCCAAATTTGGTTAGAATATCACCAGATCCAGTATATCCTTCATAATTATTTACATAAGCTTCTATTGCAAAATTATCATCAAATTTTGATAATGTAACTTCTTTTATTATAGTGCTTCTATTTACAAATTTTCTTGGTATGTAGATAACTTCTACACCAAATATTTTTAATTGCTCATTGATTAAATCTTGTATAAGTCTCTGTTCTCCTGGAGATCCTTGAAGAAAATAAGGATTAAGTGCCATAGTATTCTATCCAATTGTGTCGTATGGGGGCATTTCATAATCCATAGACATTCTATTCATAATTTCTTCTATTTCTCTTTGTGCATCCTCATATATTTCTCTTCCGTTCAATTCAACTCCTCCTGGAAGTTTTACTCCTCTAAATTTAATCAAATTTTGCCCCCACTGCCTCTTCATAAGTGCGGTTAAATATCTTTTTAAAAAACGATCATTGTATACTTTAGTGAAAGAATTTGGATCTAAAATGCGATAGCAATCAATTACAAAAAATGTTCCTAAGGGAGCATATCCCCAATCAATATCTAGATATAATCTTCCTTGCCTAATATTAAATCTAACTTGTTTATCTGTTTCTAATAAAAAATCAATATCCTCTAAGTAACTTTTTACCATTGAATATTGAAGTAATTCTACAGAATTAAAATAATATAAATCATTTAAAAATAATTGATACTTAATACTGAACATTCCTCCAGAAATAGTACTAGTATCAAATTTAAATACCTTTTCAATTCCAATTACACTATCTGGAACTTGAATAAAATTAGAATTTTCATAGAAATTAAAAGTAGTTGTATTACCTGCAATATCACTAGTTGCTGTAGTAGTAACTATTCCAACTCCGGTATTGGAAACTGATCCATTTGTTCCAGAAAGTCCACGACCTCTATTGATATCATCTTGTGTAACTTGATACTTAAGATACATTCTTTCAATGCCATCGTAATGCCTCTCCTGGAAGAGTTGTAGGGCATCATCGACTAAATCATCTATTTGATCATCATCGATGTTAATTTCCAATACAGGGTATCCTAGACGCCTTAGACAGTAGTTTATTAGATCTTGCCTACTTGCTGGTTTAGACATCAGTAAGTACCTCCATTTATCGTATTTGTCCAAATAGGTGCCCCAGAATTATCAACCGTAAGAATATAACTACTATTCGATTGATAAGCAGTTATATTTGGGGAAGAAACTAATTGTCCAAGATTATTGAAATATCCAATACCATTTAGATTATATATACCATTTGTATATGTAATTGGATTACTAAATGTTGAAGTTCCAACTACATTTAATGATAGTAATGATGCAATTCCTCCAACAACATTTGTTGAAATTCCTGCAACATCTGCATAATAAGCAGAAAGTACTTTTTGATTAGGAGTTCCAGATATGCTAGAAATTACTTTCGTAGCATTTTGTTGTCCTACTCTTATTGAAGTTGCTGGACTTAATTGAACTCTTGCCCTAATATCGGACATCAGTAAGTAGCCCCCTCTCTTACAAGAGCCATTCCTTCAACTACTCTAGTTTTTGTATTTCCGGGATCACTAACAACTATATCGTAAATGTATCTTCCAGGTTTTATTGTAGAAGTTAATCCTACAGTCATACCTATTCCAACAGTTCCTTCAATTGGATTTGGAATTGTAGCATTAAAATTATAAACAGTAGAACTGTTAGTGTACTTTCTCATTTGAGAATTTACGCTATATCCGGTCAAATTTAGTGCCGAATTTGTATTAGAATCGTCTAATATAAAAGTTTGACTGAAATCTGCACCAACATTAATTACAATATTACTAACGTATACAGCGGCCATTTTGTCAAAGTATACCTAGTATATATTTATACTAAGATAAAATGCCGAGAGAGATTATACACTCTTCTTGATGTAAATGTAGTTTTAAAAAAGATTTTGCAATATTTCTAATTTTTTCTATATCATCACAACTATCAATTTCTCTTGAAATTTTTTCATATTCAAAAAGTTTAGAAATACTTTCTAATTTAATTTTATTAGGGTCCATTTTTTTCCAGTAATTGTTTAAGTAAATTTTTAATTTCATTAAGTTCATTTTTCATATTTTCAATTTCAGACTTTTCTTTTTCTTTAACACTTAATGAATTTAAATAATTAGTATAAGCGGTTTTGTCGCAATTGATTATAGCATTAGTTTCAGAATCCCGATACAAATTTGGATGCCCTTCTACTGGTATTCTCATAGAATTGCAGTAACTCTAATAGAATCAATTTTAGGCGCAAGAGATTGATTACTTCCCGCCATGATAATTTTTATACGAAAACCATTGAAAAATCCTAAATTATCTGCTGTAAATTGATAATCTAAATATTCTCCAAGATTACTTCCTCTAACGAATGCATCAGGTAATCCATCATTATTTGCAGGATTAATGACTGTATCTCCATACCCATCTCCAGTAGTATCTTTTAAATTATTATATCCAGGAAATAATTCAAAAGATTGATTAACTTCAGAAGAATTTGGTCTAGTTAAACTGTAAAGAACTCTAAAATCTGCAGATGTATCTCTATAAGCACTGACTACTACTCTGAGACCTTTTGCTGGTTGTTCTAATTTAATTGGAAGTGAGACATAAACTGCACAATCTGGATCATAATTGAAAGAATTTACCATTCTATCCAGAGCATAATTTTTAATTGGTTGATTTAACCTATTACTGTGAAATTCTGTAAATGCATTATCTAAGAATATTACCGGTGATATATTTTTATCAGTAGTTGATAATATAATATTGGTTGTAAATGATTTATTTCTTGGTAAGGCACTTAGATAGTTAGTTTCATTTACTTTAGATGTAATAATTCTTGTTGTAAGTAAAGAATTCAATGAATTTAATTGAACAGGTTCAAATCCTTGATCTATAAATGAACCTTCACTTCCTCCCATACTTGTTCCACTAATTGTTCTGATTGATGCGCTTACTGATGTACTAGATCCTGGAGTAATTACATGGTAATTTGGTGATAATGTATCATATTGTATATTTTCAGTTGCAGTGACTTGGTTTCCACCAAGATTTGTTTGTTCACCACTAAACGCTAATTGTGGCCAAGAATTTTTAGAATTATCAGAACTTCTATCAATTCCACGACTATCAATTCCAACTTGCAAATAATAACCGTCACTATTTGGATAAATGCTATTAATATTAAATGTAGTATTAATTCTTCTTAATGAAATTCCGTTTAATTCATACTTATAAACCAAAGATTGATTTGTATGTGGTTGTGATAAAGTTGAATCTATACCACGAATAACCCCATTTAATTGATTATTGCTAATTGAAGTATAACTCATTATTTCATTATCAATTTTAATATATCCGGGATTACCTCCTGTGACAGTTATACCTTCAAATAAAACGAAGTTTGCCGTATTTGCTACAGAAATTGCCGTATCAGAATATGATAAGTTTGTAGTCAAAGTTGTTGGGGGAACATTAGATTGAATACCATCAAGAGTTACTAAATTTTCTGTTGAATACATTCCATGATCAAAGTGATCTACAGAAATATAAGAACCTGTGTGATAGTAATCTGTCAAAGATGAAGATCTAATAGTAGTATTTGCAAGACTAACTTTATTTCCATAATCATCATAATAAACTAAAGGTTTTCCTATACTGAAAGAATTTCCTTGAACATTAGATAGATATAAAGTATCTACGCCAGTAATATTGGTAATTGTAATTACTGCTCCATTTCCAGCATTTTTGGAAGTGGTTGATGTTACAATTCCAACTGTATCACCAATAACATATCCATTTCCACCTTCAATTATTGTTGCTCCAGTAATTGAACCTGAACTCTGTGTAATTGATAATACAAGACCAGATCCATTTCCAGTAATTGCATAAGTTGAGACATTAGAAGAATCTGAATAATTATTACCACCAATAGTAATTCCAACAGATGAAGATACGCTACCAGTTCCTATAATATAACCATAATTGTATGTTTTAGATGAATCTTCAATTTTTCTTCCTTTATTGAGAGTTTGAATTAAATCACTATTTGTTGTAGTCACAATTCCCACAGATAAATTTCTTGGAAAAGTTCTAATTGGATTTTCACTTAGTGTTGGAACATATCCGTTACTTTTATCTAAAGTTGGATTATAAAAAGTTGCAGTTCCAGACATAGATGATGAAAAATCTGCTTTATATAAAGTAAACATCATATCTTGATATTGATTTGCCGTCCAAGTAGATCCATTTTGTGATCTAAATAAACTTCCAAGAGAATACTGTTGACTATAAACTGCTCCTGCAGGAAATGAAGAAGAACTATTTACTGTTTTTTTGCCCATTTCTGCGATAAAAACTTCATAACTATCACTATTTGGAGAAATTAATACTATGGCATATTCATTTTGAGGTGCAAGATAAATTGGGTAATCAAATTTAAAGTTTGTAGCTACTGATGCATCAGATGAAATATTTACTTGATCTGGGGTCAATGTTTTAGATTTGCCCAATGTTGTAGTTGTTGGAGTTCCTAACTGAACGGTTCTAATTTCTAACGTAATTGGAGCATTTCCCAGATCTTTATTAGCAAAAAATACATCAACGGAAGATATGAATGCACCGTTCACATCAGGACTTACGGCATTTACCGGACTTGATGTATTATTAGCACCAACCACAAAAGTTTGTGCAAGTGGATCTACATAGTAATTCGTCGTTAACGTGGTCTGTGAAGTTTGATACACATTAACAATCCCTTCCGAATCATAATTAGTTTGTGCCGAAGATATTAATGCACTTCCAACCAATGGTTTAGCATTTGTTGAACTAGAAGAAATAACAAAAGTTTTATTTCCAATTGGAATTCTTATGGGAGGAGGTGGAACTGCTAATGGATTCCTAATAAAAAATGTTCCAATTAAATCTCCATAATTATCTGAAATTAATCTTAAGTCTTTAACATATGCAATAGTACCACTAGATTGACCAACCAATACCATTCCTTGAACAAGATATCCAGAATATTTACCTTGAGCTTCCTCAGATAAAGAGTACGTATCAATGTTTAAAATTTTACTCGATGCACTATATGAAGAAGGAATATTTTCAGTTGGAACATAAGGATTTACGTTATATATTGTTGATGGCGAATTATACTGTCCATATTTATGATTTGATGAAGCTACTCTAAATGTAATTAAATTAGTTCCATTAAATGTACCAATTACTGTTTCTCCAACTTGAAATGCTGCAGATGCTCCATAATTTTGAAGAGTAGAATCAGTTGCAATTTCAACTAATTTTGGAGTAAAATCAACTCCAGAATTACTATCTAAAAATTGGTAAAACTGGGTAAATGGTTTAAGATTTTTTGCAGAAAATTGAGTATTGCGAGATCTCATATAAAGATCAGCACCGCTTGAAATTAAAACAGTGTTGGATGAAACTGTTTGACTTGTTCCAGTTACTACTATATGTCCCGGACCATTGCCAATACGAACCCAATTTTCCTGTGCGAAAAATTTTGTTGCTAATTCAATAGTTCTTACCCAGTTGTCATTTTCTGGAGATAAATTAATATAACCAGTATATTGAACAACATTGAATGGATTTACGTTTTCAACTTGAGTTGCTAAAGGTTGATTAATCCACTTGACTTCATTATAATTTAATAGTACCGTATTTGATCGTTTAACTACATTTGGATCTAATAGAGTATAATCTGTAGATAAATCTACAGAAGTATCTGTAAGACTTAATGATGGTGCTAATTGACTTTTAAGAGTATTAACACTAACTATTGGAATAAGTTTTTTATTAACAGTATCAATTTGAATTGATGAATATTTGCTGTCAATAAATTTTGTAGTACTAAAATCATCTACAAAAATTCCACTTTTAAATCTATTATTATTTTGTGCATCTACGATCTGAAAACTTTGAGTGCTTGTCTCCAATAAAGAAAGAGAAGTTGTAGTTTCTAAATTTTTTACTCTATTTTCAATTGTCCCAATATCTCTCATAGTATATCTTTTATTATCATATAAAGTTATAATTGCATTAGATGGATCAAAAAGATATGCAGGTAAAGTAATGGTGGCAATTTCCATCACTTTATCAATAGATGAAGGTGATTTTGGATTATCTGATGAAGTTCCCTGTAAAATGATAAAATTTCCGTTTGTATCTAATACTAATTTATCAATTCTTGGTAAATAGTAACTATACCCAAGAAGAGATCCTTCAGATGGAGCAATAATTAATTTCGGATTTGTACCAAAAGACCTTGAAGAAAAGTCAAATGGAGATGATGTATTTCCAGTAAAAGGAATTACAGAAGGTCTAAAATCTAAAGTATCAGAAGCTCTTATATTATTTGATCCTATAATTGGAATATCATATGAATATCTAGAATTATCATAGCTTAAAACAGTATATAAATCTCCAGTATCATTTGATGGTACAGAATAATAATCAAATACAACTAATAGTTGATTTGTTGGCGATGTATTTGAATTATTTCTTATAATTTTTGAATAATCATAATATTGATCTTTTTGATTTTTATCTAATCTGAAATTATTGGTTATGTTTTTATATGATCCAGTAGTAATTGATTGAATTTTTCCAGTTATATTAGATTCTTGAAAAGTAACATGTTCATATAATGAAAAACGATTTGAATTTAAATATACTATACCTAAAACATTCGAACTGGGATTTGTAACAATTCTTGCAATACAACCAGTAGTATTTCCAACAATATTTTCCCCAATAATTGCATTGTTATCTACATTTAAAATCGGACTAAAAGTTAATTTATCTAATACTGGTGACTGATTATTGAGTGATTCATAAATAGCAAGAACATTCGCAACATCTGGATAATTTAAACTTATCTCTTCATCCTCTACTCTTAATCCATAAAATTGATTATATGTTAATCCATTGTTTATTGAATTATTATTTTCAGTTCCCGATTGGGGAAATTTTGAATATATAATATTTAAAACATTGCTTCTAGTATAAACTTTTACTTTACTTTGAATGTTGTTTTTTACTAGTGTTGAATTAATTGAAACAATTGTTTTATTTGGTGTAAGACCGCTAATTGTTAGTGTATTTCCATTCAAAGAATAAAATTTATCGGAAGTTAAAGTATCTGTTGTTCCATCATTATAAAAAATTGAATATCTTTGATTATTAAATGGTAAGAAAAATACGCTACTTATTCCAGAAACACTTGATGTATCTAAAGTAACTGTTCCATTAGTTCCAGTACTTGTACTTCCTCCAAGAGTTATTTGTTCAGAAATTGGTAAATTAGAACTGGATAAATTTACCGAAGATATTGGAGAATTGGGTAAAGTTGCATATAATGGATAATTATTTTGATTTTTAGGAACACCAACTGTAAAATTTAATGATGATGTTGAAAGAGCAACACCACCGTCACAAACTCCAGTAACTGAAGATACGGAAGCAACAGAAATAGATCTTCCATCATTAGATACTGAAACTACTCTATTATATGTTTCAGTATTAAATCCTGGTCTTTGATATCTAATGATGCTGTTTGGTACAATACTAGTAAAATATCTTCCTGGACATGTTACATTTCCGGAACCATCAATTGAAATTGAGTCAGTGGGAACAAAACCAGTTGGTATAATTTTATCAAGACATACATCAGCACTAAAGTCTACTGCAAATCCAGATATGGTATTGGATTGATAAACCGATTTTATGTCCTTTGCATCAAAGACTCTAAACGCAGTTATTGTTCTAGTTGGAGTTGTTAATATATTATTAATTAATAGTTGTTCTCCTACTTGAAAAGTTCCTGAAATTTGTCTTAAAAATATAGTCGTATTATTATCACCAGAAGAAGTTGCATAACCACTTGCTCCACTACTTTTACCTTTTACATATGAAGTGACGGGAAGATCAGTGTCTGAAACAGCATGATTTAATGTTAATTCGGTGTATGTCTGAACATCATAAAGATATAATCCCCATTTTGTTGATAATGCTCTAGTATTTCCCGATGAAGAACTGTCATTTAAATTAAAAAGATATACTCTTGCATCTCCAATTTTAATTCCAGTAGGAATTGATCCCCCCTTCCTTTGATTGTAAAGATCAACAGTTGCTTTATAAAGAGGAACACCAGAAACATTATTAACTCTTAATGTACTACCAAGTTGGAATGGTATTTCTGCAGCATTAACCGTATTAGTATCTCTTGATTTTGGTGAATCTATAATAACTGATTTAGTACTGGCAATATCGTAACCTCTTACATAAGATAATCCAGGAGAAATATTTACACACATCAAATTATCTGAGGGAGTTCCTCCCTGATCAGTCTTCTGATTACTTAAATATATTCCATCGTTTCCTAATTGATTATTTAATGAGTTTTGTAATTTAATTTTATACGGAGTAACTGAATAACTTCCAGATTCATCATAAGTTCTTTTTGCCAAATAATCTCTTAATTTTGAATCTGATTTATTTTGAGGACTTAAAGTTTGTTGAATTTTCCCATCTATAACTCTAAAGAGTTCAACAAAGTTTGAATCATCTAAATCAGTTAAAAGTTTTTTACCCAATATAAGAGATATTTTAAATCTATCTGCCCCCGGTGCAGCATAATTTGTAAATCCTTTAGCATTATCGTTTAATGCTGAATCACTATATGAAGTGATTACTTCTTCATTAATAAACAGTCCTATTCTATAAGATGGAACGTTATCGTAATAATCTAGTATTATTGTTTGAGAAAATACATTTACAAAATATCCCCGAATAAAATATACGCCAGACGCAATTGAAGCTGCAGATCCTATAGAAGTAGCTTCAGAAGATATTAATCCCACAAGGGGTGTTCCGGAATTAATAGTTGTTAATCCCCCCGTAGAATTTGCATAAGTAATATTATCAGAACTTGCTATTAATAGTTCTCCATCTGTAAATGGATTTATTTGAAAATTGCTATCTGAACCTTTATATTTTACATAAATTGTTGTATTTTTAACTTCTTCATTATTTGGAAGTTGCACGTATTGTACGGTTGCAGTAACTCCAGATGATTGCCCAGTTAATGTAATTCCTATAAGATTGTGAATATACTTTGTAATATCAACTCCATAAAGAGTTGAATTTAATTGAACCGAATAAAAATATCCATCATATGCTGTATTTCCTGGAATTACTACAGACCCATTTTTAAAAGTATTACTTCCAAATTTTTCAAGTTGATCCTGTAATATGGATTGAATAGTCGTTAATTCTCTAGCTTGTACTGGTTTTCCCGGATTAAATAATACTTTATAATAATTATTTGATGAATTAAAATCATCATAATATGGACTAATGTTAAGATTTGTCTTTTGAGCCATTTTTAAAATTCCAGGATAATTTTAACGTCTTCTTTCTGCCTTGGGTTTCTTGAAATTAAAGGTCTATTATCAATATAGATAATATCTCCTGATAATTTATTTATGTCTGGATTTGCAATTCCATTAGTAAAATTAACTCCCAAATTAATTAAGTTGTTGCCAGTTGGATTTGTAGTAATTCCACTAAAATTAACATCTATAGATCCAGAAAATCCTCCATTTGAATTTATAATGTTAGATGATGATTCAAAATTTAAAACTTTACCTTCACTTGAAATTCCTATATAATCAGTTTGATCTAGATTTATTGGGTTATATTGAAAGGACCTGTCTATAAAATATTTTAAAACATTAGTTTGAGTATCAAATGAAGCTACATATCCTCTGGCAGTTCCATTTGCAACTGTTTGTGTTATAATATCCCCAACGCTTATGTTGCCAGTATATCCATTTAAAAATTTAATAGAATATAATCCAGAAAATTTACTGCCAGTAAATGTAGAACCACTTCCAACTTGCGAACCAAAATTTTGAGGATTTTTTAAAATACCAACCTGAGCATAACTAGTATCAGTCGGATAATCTTTTGTAGAATCGTCAAATCTTGCGTAAACTAATACTTTTTCTGTGCCCAATTCTTTGTATAAATCATATCCATGTCCTAAAGAAGGTGGAATGATTGGAATTAATTTTGCAGAGATAGTAGCTCCAGAATTAATTGATCCTAAATCTATAAGTCCATAAGTATATCCTGATCCACCTGAAGTTACTGTAACATTTATGATAGTACTATTAACTACGTCTATTGATACTACTCCTCCACTACCATCGCCTAAAATATTAAATGATTGCCCCAATCCTCCTCCATATCCAAATCCACCATTTTCAATATAAACTTTTTTAATTTGGTTATTATTTATTGTAGAATTTCCATTATTTCTTACTACTGCAATCTGAGCATCTGCAGAAGAATTCCAATTGTCAGGAACTGTAATATATTGAATGGAATCAAATTTTATAATGTCACTTGGAGAAACTGTAAATAGATATTTCCATAAATATCCGTCACCACTTGCACCCGCTGGAGATGGTTCTAGATCTGTAAATGTTGGTTCATCCTGTGATACATTTCCAGTAATGTTTGTACCATTAGACCCATTATCTATACAAATGTAAACATTATAATTTGAACTTATTACATAATAGTTAGCATCATATAATCTATACGAATTTGTTATTGGTGAAGGTTTAAAAATACTATAATCGTGACGATACATTTCATATCTATTTCCTATTGCCCATGTAACTTTTCGTATTACTCTCCGGATATTTGAAGAATTGATATTTTGTCCAAACAAAATTTCATTGTGATAATGGTTTATATAATCGACATTATCAATTGGATTCGGCACATTACTATTCCAAGTAGTGCTTCTTCCAAATCCAATTGCGCTTGGATTTGCTAAACCAGTAAAAACGTAATAAGAATTTGATGAATTCTCTACTGAATTTATAAAATTATCAGCATTTGATAATCTAAATTGATCAGTTACAATAGCAGCCATATTGACATTGTTTTTTCTATATTTATATTAGTTATAAAGATTATTTTTTATTGCACCAGAGTTTAATATTCCATAGTTTTTTCTTTGAATTGAAGAAAATGTTGTTAATCCTACATCTACAGTTAGTCCAGAAACTGAAATTGAAATTGGAGAATTTGATCTACTAAATCCAGATAGAAGTCCCCAAGAAAAACTTCCTACATAATTTCCACTAGTTTGTATACCTATAATTGAAGTATTAGAATTAACATTGCAAGTAATTACTGCATTTGCACCATCATAATTAAAATCATGAATATAGTAAATATTATCTAAGTAAGAGGTTCCAATTCCAACAATTGAACTATTACTAGTGTTAATGGATATTACTCCGTTACCAACACTTGTATTATAAATCAAGATTGGATATCCAATAGATAAACCTGAAGGAAATAAATTTAATGTTGAGGTGTTTAAATAAAAATTAATAGCAAGAGGATTACCTAAAGTTCCCATAGTTGTTGATATTCCGGTTATAATTCCAGAAAATCCTTGAACGGTAGAAATCTTAGAAATATATTCATATGACGGTGATGGTAGTGTAGTAATTACTTGTGGGGGATTTGTAGATGAATATCCAAATCCAGGATTAGTAATTGAAAGTGTTGTAATTGTTCCACCAAAACCAATTGTCCCTGTAGCAGTTGCTGTAAATCCAATTCCAACATCAAGTGGTTTTGAAATTTTTACAGTAACAGAACTACCAACGTATCCAAATCCTGGATTTATAATATGTAAAGAACTTATTGTTCCAGAAGTGCTAACAGTAGCAGTAATTGCAGCAGCAACTGGATCTGAATTTCCTTTAACTATTAATCCATCAAAAGATATAACTTTTACATTAGTTAAATTTTCCTCATAGTAAAAAAATTCAGCATTGTCAACAAATAAATTAGTATCAGATGTTGAAAAATCTTTAATTACTTTTGCTGTAGGATAAATTAAAGGTTCAATAGATTCCCTTGATTTATATAAAAATTGCCCATTTGAGTAAGAATCAACTTTTTGCTTTGTCCAACTAATGGGTTTGTAATTAATTGGATCAATTCCAGTATCATAATATATATTTGTTTGAACTAAATCTGAAGATGATATATCAAATACGGTTCTTGAATTTTGAGTTGTTGTAATTCCGGAAATATTAAATACTTTAACATTATCACCAGATTTTATAGTTTGATATTCGGCAACTTCATAACTATCAATTCCTCTACTTCCCATATAAAAGAATATAGAAATATCATCTTCCGGTGAAGGTGGAGTTGTGAACGTAAACGAAGATCCACCATAAAATTTATAAGATACTCCAGGATTTTGAAGAACTCCGTTAACAAATATTAAAAGAACTGCATTTAGATCTATTAATATTGAATCTGGATTAGTTTTGTCTGTTTGGAAACTTAACAGAGACCCATTATAATATAACGGGAATCTAGATCTAGTTCCATTTTGCAAATATGATATAGAGTCAATGTAATCCAAATCACCAAATTGCCATGCAGAGAATGCGTCCGTAAATGTATCAACTACAGTTAACTGGAATTGTGATATTGGTGATGAAAGGCCAAAAGCAGTAACTAAACCAACTGGAGTAATTACATCACCTTTTTTAAATCCATATCCAGACCTTTTGATGTTAAATGAACTGATTTCAAATAAAGTTGATCCAATTCCCGCTATAGAACTTTCAGAAACACTAACATCTAAAAGTAAACCAGTTCCAGTTAAAGTAGTATTTCCAACACCTAATCTAGAAACTCCAACCACAGGAAGATTAGTATAACTTGGTGATGGAATATTTAATATTGGATTTACATATCCAGATCCTGGATTTGCAATGGTAAATATTAATGTTCCTCCAACACCTACTGAAGCATTAATTGCAGCACCATATCCTGTAGAATCAGTAATTCCAATAGAAACACTACCATAATAACCAGAACCATAACTTAAACCATCAGATTCTGCGCTAATAGATACTATTGCTCCACCCAATCCCAATCCAACTGATACTGCTGCACCAACTAATGGGGCATAACCTAGTCCTACAGATGATCCTAAAGAAACTATAATTCCTCCCCTAGGAAGATCATTTTGATTTACGTCATATTCAGATTTTACTATTGATCTAGATCCTCTATTTGGTTTTATTCCAGAAAATACAATATCTGTACTTTCCGGACCTAAAGTTTGAACTATTGAATAATTGTTTAATGTATTATTAAATGTTGTCGGAGTTTGGAATATTCCATTAATAAGAACAATTCCATCACCAATAGTGCTTAATCCTACAGTATTAATCCCCTGAGTAGTTAGGATATATGTTTGACCAATACCGGTAAATTTACTTGAAATATCATCATAGATAACATTAGTAGCATAGTCATTCCTTAAAAATACTCTCCCATCAAATGAAGAATGAAACGGAGGTAAATTGATAGGATTACTGGATGATAATAGATATTCATGGGGAGGACTTACAAAATGAATTTGATCACCACTTATATTATAAGAACCTCTATAAATTCTAGCAATTGTAGAATCTAAATGAGAGGTTGCAGAAGAACCTACAGATCCTCTAGATACATTAACTAATGGAACAGATCCATCATATGTAATTGGACCCAAACTAGTAGTTCCAACTCCAACTGCTAATACAGTCATATACTCATTATCAATATAAAGTAAATCATTCGTACTAATTGAAGATATTCCACTCAATGCAAATATAGTAGAAGAAGTACTAACAGAACCTCCATTATTATATAAAGCATAATTTATGGGGGTCCATGCTATTGGAGATTGAATTATATTGTCAATACAAATAATCGTTCTTTCATTTCGATTATTCATTTGTAAAATATGACGATTCCCAGACCCATATGAAGTAAATGTTACGTATATTCCTGCAAATGCATAATCTGGTCTGGTTGACAATTGAAATGTGTCATTTGATAATTTAATTGGATATACATCTGTTGGTAAAATATTAGTTACAATTCCAGAAGAATTTTGTGTAGATCCTATACTGAGTGCAGAATATCCAACACCAATAAATGTTGACGATGGAATATAATTTAATTTTTCTCCCGTAACAAAAAAATGATTTGGGATCGTAATTACTCCGGTTACTGGATCCATTTCCGCACCGTTACTTGGATTAAATGACTTTTGAAATATTGGGGTTTGCTTATATTTTAGATCAAAATCTATTGGATAAATGTTAGGATTATTTAATCCAAAATATCTAAAAACCGAAATAGATTCAGTTACTGATCCATATTGAAGTTTTGGGGGAGAATTTAAAAGATCAATATCTGTATACAAGCACTCACTATAAGCAAGGACATTAATATTTCCAGTTATTGAAGTATTTGGATAAAAAACCAAACTAAAATTAGATCCCGAATTATCATAAACTCCACCAAAAGTTCCAATTCCTAAAGTACTTCCTATAGAAAGTGATGGATATTGTAAAGTGTAAATATTATTATTATCTTGAATTGCTACTACTTGATGCAGTTCACGAGTAGAACCAATGCTGACTTGAACTAAAGATTTTATTGAGGAGATATCTAATTTATTTACTGAGACTATACTAGATGCCGCAGATACTGTTGAATAATCTGATTGATATTTTGCACTTCTTTCATATCCAGGAATTTGTCCTGGAAGTATAAAACGATAAGTTCCTATTCCTATTGATGTAGATCCAAATCCAACATTTTTAGAATAAACAGTAACGGAATTTGTTCCAGTATTTGTATAATTTAAAGAGAGTATTCCAGAAGAAATAGAAGATTCGAAATAACCAATCTGAGCATAAGATAAAGAATTTTTAAGATCTGGATTTTCAAATTTAGAATCAAAATAATATTCAGAAAGATATGTATCAGTTCCATTGGTGCTTAAATAAATTTCAACATAATTCATTTCATTAGTTACATTATCAATAACTTGAATATTAGAATATACTGATGTAGTAGATCCTGCAGATACAGATACTATTGAATTTGTTAATCCTGGATTTATAGAATTTTTTGTAGATATTAAATTAACAAATCCAACTGATGTTGTACCTATTCCTGGTGTATTACTTGTAAAATAATTTTCTAAAATTTTTATATTATAATCATAATTATATGGATCAGTTGGAATAAATTTTAAATACGAATTATGATTATCATCAGTATAAATTTCAAAATCTGCTATTGGTTCATCTTTGTTATATAATGATGACTTATCTAATTTAAATAGATTTTTACCAATATTATCATTCAACACTATTAATTCGGTTAATTGTAATAAAGAATTTGAACTATCTATAATTTGAATTAAAAATCTAGTGTAACTTTGAGATGGATATATTGGTGAAAGAATATTTTGATCCGAATTAACCACACTTTGACCTACAAATTGTGAACTTATATCATCAATTTTTAAGACTCTATTTGTAACACAATTTACATAACTGGATAATTTTTTATTTTTAAATTTTAAGAAACTTGAAGAATTATCAGACACTTCATAATCAACTACTTCATCAAAATTATAAATTGTATCAACCCTATTTTCATTAATAATATCAAGAATAATTAATTCAGTTGTAATTCCTACAATATTATAGTTTGTTTCAGATGTAATTCCCACATCAGCAAAATTTTTGAGTCCCGCAGTATGAAGCAAACTATTTACTGGAGTAATCATGTCCTCAAATTGAATAGGACTTTTTACCGTATATGAAAGATTTTGGTAATAATCATTATCTGGAATTACTTGATCATCTTGATTTAATTTTCCAACATCATTAGACCAACCATGATTTGTTGGTGTCGAATAATTAACATCAAATGCCCCGTAATTGTTCCTAACGTTATCTATTATTGCTATAGTTCCTGATGATTTTCCTACTATTGTATCTCCAGAAAGAAGATCATAAGATCCAAAAACCTTAATAGAATTATTGTCACCATATGTCACTTTTAGATCTGTTTCAGTAATTACCTCATTATTTTTTAATAATAAAGTCTCACCAACGTTAAATTTTTGTGGGATTATATTAATACTAAATTGTGGATAATCTTCATATTTAATAATTGATGCAGATGTCTGTGAAATATTTGCTATTCCTGCATACGTAGTTAATCCAGAAACATTATATTCTATTTGAACTGGATTTTCGGTAATTGAGGATACATTAGTAACTTCAAAAAAATTATATCCATAGTCTGAAGAATTATATCCAGATCCTTCATTACTAGCATTTTTAATCCCTTGAACAAAAATTTTATCACCGATAGAAAATGTTATCGGAGAATTAGCATCAAATCCAAGAATAGGTGTTGACAAAAAGCAAGTAATAATACCAGAAGATGAAGTATAAACATTATCAATACTTATTCCATTAGTATTATTAATTGATATTATTTTATTATTACTTGATAATCCTTTTGGTGGTTGAGAAATAGTAACTGAATTTATAATATTGGAACTTAAATTTGCGATTAAATATCCATTATTAATTTGTTTTCCCGTACTATTATCAACCACAATAAGATCTGGTGGATATATATAATACTTTCCACCATTTATTACTGTAACATCTGAAATAGAATTATTTGACTTGATAGTTATTTGTGGTGAAATGTATGCAGATGGCTTTAATGTTTTATCTGCAGAATATTCAAATCCCCCATTTAAAATAGTACTATTTTTTATATTTCCAATATTATTTGATGTTGGTACAATATAACAACCAGATCCAGTAGATGACGATGTTCCGATAAATACTGGTAATTTTTTATATCCTACTCCACCAAAAATAAGTTTTATTCTATCAATATAACCAGATGTAGTTAATGATTTTGTTGAATAACTTAAATTACTACATTGAGATGCTGTATAAGATAAAGATTCTGGAATATTTGTTAATGATATATTAAATACTGTACTACCAATACCAGATACCTTATATTTTCCGGTGTATACACTGGAAAGATATATTATCTGAGATGCATCTTTGACATCTAAATCTGAATTAACAATTGAACCAGATTTTTCTAAAGAATAATATAATTGAGATGGAAAATTTGAATTATAATTTAAAGTCGATGATGCATCTATACCAATTGTTCCTATTTCAATCAAATTAAATTGACTTGTATTTCCTATAGAAACAAATTCATTGTTGAAATTTTTATCAAAATATAATTTGAATTTATATCCCATTAAAGAAGGATCTGATAGATTAAATACTAAATTATTATTTTTAACTACTGGTATTTGTGGATTTATAGGGTTAATAGTATGTAGAGAACCTCCACCAGATGTAATAGGAACTATAATTGGAGAGGTTTGTTGGGAATCATAATATGTTTTACATAATTGAATATGATCATTATCAATTTTAGATACAAAATATTGACCAGTAGAAAGACCAGAAGCAACTAAATCTGTAGCAGAATAAAGAACTTTACTGCCAGTAATTAAATTATGAGATGGTAGTGTAATTATACTATTAAAAGTATTAATCCCAACACTACTAAAAGGTATTGGGTTAATTAATACATTTTGAGTATTTTGATCATATTTTACATAAACTGAAGTTGAAGTTCCAATTCCTACTGAAAGATTTGGATTAACTGTTAATTCAATTAAATCATTGTCTAATAGATTATTTTCTACTTCAGTTATAACTGTTGCTTGTATTTTTTGAACTTTTGATACTATTTGATTATAATTACTCTCTAAAGAATACAAATAACTATTTGAATTTTCTCCTAGAGATGTAAAAAATACTTCTGATGAATTTAAAGTAGTTTTTATTCCAATAGTATCCTTTGATTTATTTGTAACGTAAACAACAGTAGAAATTCCAGATGCTGGTAGATAAAATTCATTAGATCCGAATGATGTTGATATTAAAAATGGAGAATAAGATTCATCTGGTATTGATAAAATAACTTGCTGATTATCCGTAAATGGGTGATTTTCAATGTAAATAGATTGTGAAGGTATTGATCTGGGGTAATTTGTTACTCCACCAAATGTAAATGTTGCAGACCTAGAAACCCCAGCAGAAACCCCAAATCCAACCGTTTCTATAGGATTAAAGAAAATTTTATCATGTATTTTAGAATCAAAATAAAATAATTGTTTTTTAATAGTAAAAGTATCTGGAATAAATTCAACAATAGTTGAAGATTTATATGAATATTTGGATATATCTCTACGTGTTCTTATAACATTTTGATCCGGAAAAATATTAAGAACTGGCAATATTTCTGTTCCAATGATAAAATTACTTCCAATAGAAATATTATTAGGTATTTGTGATAGGTATATGTCAGTTATAATTCCAGAAGATGTATTTGATGGAATATATGTAGAAGTAAATGAATAATCAGTTTTAATTCCGATGATATAATTACCATTCAATTTAGACAAATTAGATGTTAATCCTGATATTAGTACTTTATCACCATCTAATAAATTATTATACGATGAAATTTTAACATTAATTGTACCCGAATCTTTCCAAGTAAAAATTGAATTTTCATAAGTTTGAATATTTGTTTGAATACTATTGATTCCAACTCCACCCACACTATATACTTCCGCACTTAATCCATAACCATTAGTTCCAGTATTATCGAAATATAATTTATCTCCTACTTTATAATTTTGCCCCCCAGAAAAAACTATAAATCCATCTATAGAACCACTACTTACAGATTCAATTATTGACTTTTGTACTATACTATTAGATGATTCAATTATGAAATCATTTGTTGCATATTTACTATTAAGTTTGTATGGTAAGGTATTTCTAATTAAATTAGAATTATTAAAATCAAAAGATTGATTAATTGAAGAATTTTCATTTATGAAATTAGATCTATAAGTATTTCCAATAAAATATGGAAACTTGCTTATAAGTGTTGATGTATCAACGGATGCAAAATATGCATATGTTCCATATGGAAAATCTGGAGTCTTAGAAAATCTTCCATTATTTTGATCCAAATCTCCAATATCATCGAATGTATAATCTTCTACAAAATAACCATCACTAAATCCAGTTGGTCTATTAATTACAGAACTGGGATTTAGTTGATATCCTGTAGTTAAAGTTTTAATTTGTGATGAAGTATTATTTGGATCTGAATATCCAAATGGACCATAAATTGGATTACCGTCGTATGCCCAACCTATTATTGGTGAATGTTGATTTGAATTATTATCCCCAAAATATGTTCTAATTCCTGCAGAATAACCACAAATTGAATACCCCAAATTATATGAAGATGGTTTAATAATTTCATCACCATATTTTGAATTGTTATTAATTGTTAATGGTCTTACTGAGCAATCAAACTTTGCATTTAATCCAGTAGATGAAACAATTACAGAAGTATTTGTTTCACTGTATCCAAATCCCGGATTAATAATAATTGCATTTGTTATTTTTCCATTAGAAATAACTGGTTGTATTATTGCTCCAGATCCTTGCCCAGTAATTGATATGTCAGGCAAAGAGTAGTAATTTTCTCCTCCATATAAAATATTAATAGAATATATGCTACCATTAATTATAGTTGCGGTTAAACGAGCATTACTTCCAGTAGATATTTTTATAGATGGTTTTAAATGTAAATTTAAAATAGTAGATCCATAATCGCTACCTTTTTCATATAAGTATGCATCAACAATTTCTCCCCGTATAATTGGAGTTGCAGTAATTAATCCAACGATAGAAGTTGTTGTAGAGTATGATAATCTAACTGAAATTGGAGGATAACTAAAATATTGATATCCAGATCCAGTTCCATAAAATGTTACTTCATTTCCCCTAATATAATTTGTTTTATCAGTCCCACCAATTCCAGCATCATATAATTTAAAATAATCGTTATCAATTTTTAAAATATAATATTGATTTATAGCACTTAATCCAGTTATTGGCGATGTTTGATAATCATATGTAATTAATTCACCACTATTAAATCCATGATTATTAAAATTAACTGTACTATTAGATGTTGAAATTCCAGATGGTTTTACAATTAATTTTCTATTTGTATATCCACTACCTTCGTTTAATATTTTTACATCAGTTATTGTCTTTTTAAGAATTCCACTTTTAAATTTTTGTATTCCTGTATTATTTACATTAGTTATTCCTATTGTATTAATTCCAATAAAAGCATCTTGTGGAGAATTATAAAGTAATATAGTTTTAGAATTAACTACCGAAACATAATAGGTTGAGTCTTGCACCAAATAAAGTGATTGATCCGAATTTGACCCATGAAAAGACCCTATTCCTAACGGGGGATTTCCATTAGAATCATATATTACGGAATCTCCTGTATTTAAATTATGATTTGATAAAAATGTTATAGTTTCGTCATTAACATTTATACCACTGTTTTGCCTAGCATCAAATAATATTTCTCTTCTTCTTTTTTGAATAATCGGTTCAAATGCCGCTCCAGATCCGTTACCACCAGTTATTGATATTGTAACTTCTGCATTTAAATCAAAATCTTGTGGAACAACTAAAATATTCTTAACAGAACCACTTAAAACTGGTTGGATATGTGCAGTTAATCCTACTCCAGAATAACTTACTGATATTTTTGGTGGATTAATTACATCATAATTACTTCCACGGTTTAATATTTTTATTGAATCTAATGGTCCGTAATAAATTTTTTCATTTGTTTTATAATTTTCTATTTCAACACCATCAATTAACATTCCAGTTTTTCCCGGAATTGTAATTTCTTTAGATCCATTTTGAATGTTCTGAATTAGAGGAAATTTTTTTAATAATTTTTGACTAGAAATATAGTTATTGTTTTGGACGTTTAAAATAAATTCATGATATCCACTACCGATTGGTAAGGAACCAAATTCAAGATAATTTTTTCCAGACGATATAAATGATCTAGAATTATATAATCTAATTTGATTGGGTGAGGGTAAAACCTCAATATAGTATACTTGTGGATTTAATCCAGGGAGAGGTATAGATTCTGGATTATAATAAACGGCATCTCCATTTATAAATGGAACTGGAGAAGAAAAAGATAATATAGAATACAATTCATTATCAATATTATATCCTTGAAGACTTCCACTACCTGATGAACCGTCGGTTATTTTACTTTGAATAAAAGGTTTTGTTATTGTATATGATGGTAATCCATTTGAAGCAACATATGAATAAGTATCAGTGTTGTCTAGATATAAATTTTGTACATCAGAGATAATTTTATTATTTCCAAATTCAATGGGAATGCTAGTACTGGACGCTTTATTTAATCTTTTTCTTATATCATATTCTAGATTAACGTCGTATACAAATCCAGAATTATTATTTACTGTTACTTGATTGGTTGTTAAATTTATATTTCCAATATAAGGAATGTTCGTTTCGGAAGAAACTATAATTTGAGTTCCTCTCAGCAAAATATCAATACTATCTCCAATTTTTAAACTTGATTTGTCAATCGGGTCTAATAAAATAAATGAAGAATTATTGATAATTGTTACTTGATATCTTGAACTGGTGTTGTATATCCAAGAATTTGCAAATATTTCCGTATATGTTTTATCTGATGATGGATTTTTTACAATTTTTCCTAAGTAGTTTACTGATATTTCATCACCTTCATTTACATTACGCACATCTGATAGATCTGAAAATTTAGATAATACTCCAGTAATTCTTAATGTTACTAATTTAGTAATATCTCCATTTTCATATCCAAAAATAGTTTCATCAGATCTTATGTCATCCGCAGAACTAATGGTACTTACAACACCGGAGCAACCATAAAATTGATTTACACTTTTGTTTGTATATGATATATTATTAATTCCAGATATAATAGTTCCCGACGATGGAAACCCAATCGTAGAATCTACACTAATTACAGATGAACCTATAGAAACTTTTTCAATAGATTTAGTTTTTCCTGGAATATCAAATGTTCCTACGATTGAAGTATTATCATTATATCCAATAAAAAGATAAAGCTTATAGTAAATTTTTCCATACACATCAAATGGTTCTACTTGTGAAATGGAAGCATAAGTATTATTTGGATCTGTTGATTTTCTAATAGTTTGTCCTACTAATTTTATAGGATCTCCAGAAATTAAATCGGCAACAATTTCTTGCCTTCTCAAATATTCTGCACCAGAAGGCTTAATTAATAGATCATCTAAATTTACTATTAATGGTGTTATTCCATATAATACATTGAATAAAATTCTAAAAGATTCTTTTGTTCCTTTTGATCTATAAAAAGACCGAGCACTTTTAATAAAATTTCCAATATTTAAATCTGAGTAAAAATCATTATTTTCTAAACCTGGAGTAAATGTATATTTTAATTTTTTATAAAATTCTTTGAGAAATAATGCACTTAAATTATATACCGGAGTATTTGCAAAATGAGAATTTTGTTTAGATGTAGAAAATA